AGGGCATTGATGAGGGCAGCCGCAATTTGATGGTCACCTTTATCAATCATGTTACGGGTAAGGCTTACGTTCACCTTCAACATGGAACCTAATTTGTAGAAGAAGCCTGTGCTTACTTTTACAGGTTGTCCGCCGATTAGGATCTGTCCTCGCTTTAGGGACTCATCATCTACGGAGATGGCTCCAATCGGTACTACTTTCTTTACTGACTCTGCTTCGTTGAGCTGAGCTCTAAGTTCTTGGAACTTGTCTGATGTTACTTCTTTAATAATCATTGCTTTTCGGTTTTAATTAATTATACTAAACTTTTCTCTTTTTTTAAGTTGGGTGAGGAATTAATTATCCTCACCCTGATAGATTTCAAATGGTATACCATCCGTCTCCTCCTCGTCATCATCCGCTACGGAGCTCTCATCAATGATTTGTCTGGCACCGATAAAGATCTCTTCGAACTTTTGGCTAAGGTCGACCTGACGGATAGACTCGCGATCTTCGATCTCTCTCAATTCCTCGTTCTCTTTATATCTTGCCCCGTCGTATACTACTTCACCGTCTTCTAGTCTAAAGTAGAGGCGCTTTCCTACTGCTGATCCACCGCGTCGGTTCTTTGAGAAGCGAACATATCGCTGACCTGCATCGTCGAATAGTATCTCCATCATGGAGGTAGTGGCATGCTTTAGATAAGTGGAGCCTACATACTGTCCGCCCTTGGTCATGTGTTGGATTGCAAGGATTGCAGTACCTGCTTTTTCAGCGGCGTCAATCATAATGTTAGTCAACCACGATTCAGCATAGGTAGACTTCCATCCCATCACTTCTTTCAACTTTACTAGGATGTCCTGATGAGAGTCAATAAGGATGATGTCCCAATCTCCATTTAAGGTTTTAGAGATTACCTGATCCAACTGACCCGTCTTCACATAGTCCATTAAGAGTAGGGTAGGTACCTGTGCGATTGAAGGAGTCTTCTTATAATAGAATAAGATATCATTCCTGGTCATTTCACTTGATACGTATAACACCTTCGCACTAGGGTTCTCTTTCTGCACCGAGGCCAACATGTCCAGGAGTACCGTGGATTTACCTACACCTGACTCGCCAATTACAATGTTAACCGTACCTCCATAGAGTCCACCACCTTCTTCGTGATCTGAGAATATATCATCCAGCTTTTTACCAGTGCGATGCAATTTAAAGTCAGGAAATTCCATGTCCTGTATTGTAATGATCTCTGGCTCGACTGGCTCGACAGGCTCAACTCGGGCTACGGAGTTAACTCTCTCTTTAGGTGGACCTGCTGTGACTTCACCGTAACCTTCTTCGATCATCTTCTTGATGGTACCATTGAGACAGCCATAGCTGATTTCAGGATGGTCCCGTTCGAATTCTCTAAAGATGTCAATTACTTTAGCGTTCACAGGTACCTTGCCCTGTTTTGTTCGGTTAAACCAAGCTCTCACGGCTTGCTCTTTTTTTGTTCCTTTTAGCTCTATCATCGTTTAATTGTTTATAAGGTAAATATACAAAGAATAATTGGGTTACGAAAATTATTTTCCACTTTTTGCAAAAGATTTTAGAAGGGCCAACTCCTCTTGCTCTAGGCTCTCGACACCCGTTCTAGAGATCTTATCTAGGATATCGTCCAAGGTGAGGACTACTACTTCCTTCTGATCTTCGCAGAAGTTAGGTACATGATTGAACATATCTTCTATGTCATCTGTCTTAAGATCAAATTGCACGTTAGGATCTCCCCAGTTGAATATCATCACGGGTAAGAAGTCATTGGTGTCCTCTTCAACATCATTGAAGACCTGTTTGATTTCACTCAATTCCATATCAGTATATAACACTGATATCATCCCTATTGGATGAGGCTGTCCCATAGCATCCATTGTGCCATTGGTTAATCTTTTAATTGCTTCAATGTCTCCAACTGAAGGCTGACTGATGCCAAATCTTAAAACTACAACTGCTCTTTTCATTGTTAATATGTTAATTGGTTTATATAGTAAATATACTAAGAATGTTGGGAATTTGAAAATGTCGGGGAAAAAATTTTCGTATTTTTATCAGGACGGGTGTCGTCCCATCACTGAATTCTGCTCGCTCCTGAGCGGGTGAGGATCCAAGGGAATGCTATTCAGTGAATAACATCCGCTCCAGGGAAGAGCACAAAAAAACCCGCCGAAGCGGGTCCTATGATTAGAGCAAAGATTACGATAATTTAATTTCTCCAGAGAGAATATAGTCAATTACAACAGGGGTCTTATATCCTGCATAGGCAGACTTGCATAGCCACTCCCCTTCTTGAGTAAATAGGTATCCGTATTCCTCTATGTCTCCATTAAAGAAATCTGAGACTGACTTGTGTTTTATTTTATCTACTCCTTTTTCTCCTCGGTCTCTACCGTATGCAACTACTACTCCTGGTTCAGGGTTATCAAACGAATGTTTACCGGTTGATTCCAAGATAGGGGCTAGGGAAGATATGCTTCCTAGATTAATTAAGTCTTGTACCTTTTCTGGAAGAGTGTAGTGGTCTAATAAGACTCTACCGTTTCCTTCAGGATAACCGTCCCAGTGACAGTAAATAGATTCTACTGATCCATCTTCTAATTCAATTGCGATTCTGCTTCTTGTTGCCATGTTTTTTGGTTTTAATTAGTTATAGGTAAATATACGAAAAAATCTTGGGACCTGAAAATTAAATTTCAATTATTTCGGAATCACTTACTTCGAATGTGAAGATCTCTAATTCATTAATCCATTCCTTCTCATATTCGTACTCTTCTTCTAGCATCACTCGAACTTCCTCGTCTGCTTTATTAGAATCTTCGCATTTAACGTGAAAGATTATTGGACTCTCTAATCCATAGACATTGTTAGGGTCGGTAACACATACGCAAAATAATTTCTTCATGATTCTTAATTTAATTGGTTATAGGTAAATATACGAAAAAATCTTGGGACCTGAAAATTTTAGGGATTAAATTTCTATCTTTTTTCCTAAGAGCCGAGCATAGTGTTGCAGATAAAAGATCTCCTCGTCTAGCTTCCGCTCTAGCCATTCCAGTTGGGCCTTTGCCCCGTCCCGTCGGCGTTTAGTATCTGCAGCCGTGGCTCCTTGTACGGAATTGGCATTTCCACGTAGAGTGTTGATGTGTGATCTTATGTATCTAACATTAGAATTACTCTGCTGGAAAAGATCCGGTAGAATCTTCGTTCTCTCCTGCTCTGCTAGATCCTGTTCAACTGAATCCCTTGCAGCCTTAGCTTTGAACCATACATCTAAGATACTCATCCTATTAGGGTTCAATAGTTACAGTGGATGCGTGATCAGGAGTTTGAACATCACTGTGGTGGATTACGATACATTTAAAGTTTTTCGTAGAATCTACCCACAATTCACCGTTCATCCATCTCTCTTGCTTTGCAGCATCCCATTTAACTTCGTGACTAAAATGTTTCTGAATTTCGTAGGGTGCCTTAAATGAATAAGGGTCAATCTTACTTTTAGTGTCACAACTAACTAAGATTAACATCGCCACTACTATTGCTGTCTTCTTCATATTGTAAATATACTAATTGATTTTGGGATTTGAAAATGTTTTTATAAATTTTGTTTGGACCCAAGCCGGAGGGCTTCAGTTGGGATCCACCCGCTCAGAGCCTTCGAATGATAGTGAATACTGCCTGAGCCGAGCGATCCTTCTTGCACGCTACTTGTGCATGGCCTTCTGATTTCACCCGATTCAGAACGGTCCGGTATCCTGCCTCAGGCTCCTTGATTCCGGCCAGGCGGCAGGCTTCTTGATAGACCTTAGTAAACATTACTCCGGCTACTACTGTCGAGCGAAGCTCTTCTCCTACCGAGACAGGAGGCCCGCTCAGGTCTACTGAACGGCTTGCCATGCCAAGAAATAATAACTTATTCATTCTCCTTGATTTGATCTAATACTTTCTTTAGGGCTGCGCATTTCTCGTATTCTTCTAAGTCTTGAAAATGCTCAATTAATCTGTCTAGAGCCCGAATCTTATTCTTCTTAGGGGAGCCGTCCTTAATTGCTTCTTCTGAGAAGTTAACAATTGATGTGAATACCAATTCGTAAAATAGACCTAAGTCCATTTTCTTAAGAGCATCTATCTTTCTGATCCAGTCTTTAGATTCTTCTCCTTTAAAGGGATTCCCATCTTCTTTCATAACATTTGTTTATGTACTCATTTAACAGACCTCCCCAATTTGCAGAATAGTATTCCTCCGTCTCAGAGTTTATATCCATTATACCACAATCTCCATGCTCTAATTTAAAAGCCATATGTCCAAGCTCGTGATACACCGTGGCTCTGGCAGAGGCAGGTCCCCGCTGAACTTGATATCTAGAGATATAGATTACTCTCTCGCTAGTTACATATTGACCTGCCCATTCAGTAGTATTAACAACTGTTATACTACGGAGTCGACCTAGCGCCGGGGCAGGATCTAGCCCGTGGTTCTTCATATCTCTCTCCCATTCTATAAGATAGAATCTTACTACTGGATCGGATACATCAACTTGCCATGCCTCCTTTTTAGGTTTAAAGTGATTCAATCCAAACCAGAGCAGGACAAGGGAGACTAGGAATATTATTACTCTATTCATCAGTTTTAGATTTAGTAGTTTCAATAATATATTGAGCCGATTCCTTGCCGAATAGATCTTCCAACATCGTCTCAAGGATCGATACCCCGCTCTCTACTTTCTTTAAATAGTCGAGTCCTATTGCTTTATCATTAATTGTCTTAACTGTTCCTTCTTTGATAAGAGGTACGATATCTCTAACGACTTCGGCCAGGATTGTAGTTGATATATAATACTCAACGATCTGATCTGGATTGGCCGACTCGATAAGGGGATTCTGATAGAAATAGCTGAGGCCAATTTCATGATCTTCCTCCCCGTCGAATATGATTACTGTCTTTTTCATGACTTAAGCATCAAAGTGTTTTCTTATTTTTTCAATAGCAGCTTTCTTGATATTGCTAATAGTAGCTGCTGTCGTTCCCATCTTCTCTGCAATCTCAAGCTGAGTGATAGCATCGTCTTCTAGACCGAATACATAGTTTATAACAAGTCTTTCACGATCGTTTAAGATGTTTAAGCACTGGTTCAGGGCATCGATTTGTTCTTGATTTGAATCATCATCCTCCATACTATGCAGGATACGAGAGCCTACCGTGTTCTTTTTATCCTCTCCGAAATAGGCATCTAATTGAATTGGTTTAATGTTCTCTACCTCCTTACCATCTCGAAGTGCCAAGTATCTTTCGTATTCTTGATTGACTGGAATCCTTACAGGACGGCCACATTCGTCAATCAATTGATTCATGTTCTTTAGAACTCGAGTCTGAGCAAAGCTTGCGAATCTGGTTCTAGTAGTAGGATCAGGATTGAATCGTAAAGCAGCTTCGTATAATCCAATGTTTCCTTGTTGGATAAGGTCATCTACTAGGATACCCCGGTTGGAATTCTTGTTGGCGATAGTCACCACAATCTTTAGATTATGCGTTACTAATTTCTCTAAGGATTTACGACATCCTTGTTGAATGTTTAAGACGAGCTCCCGCTCTTCTTCGATAGTTAAAGGATTAAATCCTTGAATTGATTTAAAGTACTTTACTAGGCTCTGTGATTTGCTTGTGTAGTTCATTTTAGTTTTCGTTTTCTGGTTCATTAATTGGTTCTCTATCATCTATACATATAACCCCTCTTAGGGATTTCTGTACGCATTCCCAACAGGTTACTTTGTCGGCTTTTTCATCTACCTTGGGAACCTCTTCCCCGCAGATCTTGCAGTTTAACTTTTTAAATCCGGTTGCTCTTTTCATTTTGATTAAGTTTTATATAGTAAATATAGTGAGAAAGTTTCAATAAAGAAAATATTTTATGAATTATTTTTTAACTTTTTTCTGAGCGGGTGGCGCTCCACCTGGAGTATCCTATTCGCTCCGGGCAGGAAGCAAAAAAAGAGGCCCTCTAAGGCCTCTAACTACGGAGTTAAACCAATTAACCTTCGACGTATTTAAGTAAGTGATTAAGTATAAAGGAACAAGTTTCATAGTCCTCTATGGATTCGTAATATTTAATACATCTATGTAAATTATCCTTAGAAGATTCTTTACCTAATTCAAAGACTAGATCTCCGATGGTGAAGCATGCCATTCGATCCTCTCTCATGTTCATCATTCGGGTAATTCCAAGAACAATAGCTCCATATACTTCGCCTTTATGATTCTCAAATAGGGACTCCGCTCCTTGTTCTTTAAATTGAGGTATCCCAAATTTAACTTCAAATTCTTTGCCTTCCTGGCTGAGAACTTTCATGGTATGAATATACTCCTTCATGTTACGATTGTATTATGATTATCTTTTCTGAAAAATTTATTTCCACATTATCTATAGCAAGGTTGCCTTCGTTTGACCATTCAAAATCAGATGTATCAATTTTCCACTCGCTCAGATTCAAGGTAGCCTCCCATTGATAAGTCTTTTGATCATCAGAATGGGGCTCATAGTATTCAAAATCTATACTTGACTCAATGCTTATAATAGTAGGGTCGCCGAATGATATTCCAACGGTTTCGTTTTTAATATCTCCATATCCAGCATACATCTCTACTGTCCAGGTTATATGATGAACCTGAGGCATTGAGCTACCAGTATCTACCTCATAATCTTCTATCTTATGAATCCCTAAGTCTAAGAGAGTACGATCCTCCAGTTCAATTGGCATGTCTGCGAACTTACCGCTAATCCATGCATTTTCGATTTTAGTTTTAAAAGGTCCTAGCTTTATGTATCCTCTCTGTTCAGGTGCTCTCTCTTCCATGGTGCTTTCTTATTATTTATTCAACTTTTTAGATTTTGAATAGAGCTCCACTGCCTTTTTTAAATCTCGCTCTGCAACGATTAAGGCTCCGATCTCAACTGAGAAGTTTTCCTTAAAGAACTTTAAGCTACCTGGGTCCATGTCAACCAGGTGAAAGCTATCATTAAGAGAATCGATTCTTTCAGGGATTGCCATTCTCTTAAGCTTCTTACGCAACCTATCATAAGCTCCAACTCGTAATAGGCTATTTACTTCTGTCGCTTTCATTTCTTTATAGTGAAGTTTACGTAAGTAAGATCGTATTTCTCTCCTTCCACAACGTGATCCATAACGTAGGTCACCGTATCCATGAGGGTCTCCTCTCCTATCTGAAATTCTACTTTGTCGCCGACTTTGGCTTTCGGCTTTGTTCTTAGGTCTTTGATTTTGACTTTAATCATGATCTTTTGTTTTTAAGTTATATAGTAAATATACAAAGAATCCTTGGGACCTGAAAATAATTTGCTATAAATTTTTAGAAAATTCTTTTATTTTTTCCACAAGATTAGATTCCAGGTCGGAATCAAGAGAGTAGTCCTGCTGGTTTACGATCCGCTCGCTAATGAGTTCTTCTCCATGAAGTATCTTTATGTGGCGTACTATTACTCCACTGTCTAGTTTAAAGGTGTTTTCTATATAGGTTACCTCTAAGACTGAGTTATCAATTAGTTCCATAATAATATTTATTACACTACGGAGTTAATAATATCTACTATTGCTAGTATCGCTCCACTCACTATTTTCCTCCATTAAATCCTCCATTATACCCTCCTGATAGTTATTGTATTCTTCCTCTAATCTACCATAGATTTCACGGCACTTATCTTTTAGCCATTCCTCTAATCTAGGTTCTAACCATTCTACAAAAGCATTCAATTCACTGACGTCCTCAGGTAAGAAGATCCATTCGTCAAGGTCTCTCTCTTCAGGATAGTCTCCGGTACACCAGTGGCTGGCTAATTCTAAACCAAGATCAACAGTATTTTCATGCACATATCGATGGGAACTTCTCCAGATACTACAAGTAATAAGATCCCGATTCTCGTCTTCAAGTATAAGATCAAGCACGGGTCTCTTTACTCCAACTGCATCCCATCCCAAGAGGGCTACCATTGTTCGAACACCTCCGTTTGCCGCCTCCATCTGCTCGCTCTGAAAATCCATAGGGATCTCCTTCATTAGGCGAATAAGGTCGACTCCATCGCAAGTAAAGCTTGCACCGTCCCCTTGGCTCCAAAATCCGCTAAACTGAATATCGGGCTCGCTGATTCCAAGCTCTTCAAGCTCTGCCTTGATATCCTCGATTATTGACTCGTGCCAATCATCTCCCATTGAGTTCTCTACTATTTCAAGTTGTCTATCTTCACTTAGTTCTTTAAAAGGCTTCATCATCTTTGTATGTTTAAGTTATATAGTAAATATAAGAAGATTCCTCTATACTTGAAAATTATCTGTAATTTAATTTAGATCTTTTTGCGGAGCGAGGCGAGCAAGATGCTACTCGCTCCAGGCCCGAGCATAAAAAAAGGGGAAACCAGTTCCCCTCTATTTAGATTATGCGATAGGTTTAGAAAGTGCCGCTCCTCTTCATTGCAAAGACAAGCTCTAATCCCCATGGTAGTTTGTATACTCTGAATCCTCCGGTTCCCATTGATACTACCTCCTGTGGATCCATTTGGGCCTCAACTAGTAGACGGGTTGCGGTTCCCTTTAGGTTATCCATTGTAGGTACCTCATCAAACCATTTCCATCCTGTTAGGACCATGTAATCATGTACTGTTTGAAAATCAAATCGGTCTATAATTTGACCTATTGATTGCGCCTGTTCCTGTGTCATTGTCTCTTATTTTAAGCTGTCTACAAACTGGTATACTTCTGATACTAAACAGTGGTCCTCTGATTCCTCAATGAGGTGGCCGTCTTTGCTGCGAATCTCACAATCCATAATGCGGCCTTGGTCATTAACCCATTCCGTGTACACTAACACGCCTTCCGTCGGGTGCTGCATGGTTACGGTGTTTAATGTTACTTGCTCGGATGTCTTAAATAATAATTCCATATCTCTCTCTTTTTAATTATAGTGATGCACCACAATCTTTACATTTCACTAATTCAATTCCAGATGTGTGGCGTATTGAAACGAATGTATTCTCATGTTTACAAGCAGCTTCATATACCTCAGGTTCTAGCTCTCCGCAATCAGAGCATTCAGTCGTTTCATACATCCCATGTCCGACCTCATCGTCCGTCATTACTACTCTTACTTTTGCATCACAGCATTTAGATAATTTCATTTTTCCTTTGTTTTTAAGTTATAAGTAAATATACAAAGAATACTTGGGTCCTGAAAATTTTAAGATTATTGTTTTAATTTATTATATTCATCTTCTGTAATTACTACTGCTTTACACCAATGCTGTTCCCATGCAGATATCTCATCTTCAATAAAATAATTGAGTACATCTTCGTCACTCTCGTCCCCTTCACGAGTATCATCAATATCCTCTTGAGTAATCTCTATCTTCTCAAGTTTGCGCCCACCTGGTAAATATACCTTGGGTCCAGTTACTAATAAATAAAAAGTTTTGTTCATCTCTATTTAAATTATAAGTAAATATACAAAGAATCTTTGAAACCTGAAAATTTATTTTAAACTTTTTATCTCTTCATATAATTCTTCCAGCAATGCGATCTGAGCCGAGTTTACCTCGAAGATCAAGCTTGCGTCCTCATCCTCGCTCCCCCCACAGGAATCAAGCTCTTCCTGTAGGGATCTATTGCGTTCGCTTAATATGTTTAGTATGCGATCTATCTTGTCTTCCACTATATTTCTATTTTACTTAAATCAATTGGTTCATTGGAAATTGGAATCCCCATGTCTTTCATAGTAACTAGACCAAGTATCCTATTCCTATCCTGCTCTGAAGTCAATTTATCTGCAGAGTTAACAACGATTTCCCTGGCTGTTGGATACTCGTTCCAATCTGCTCCCAATAGAATTTCAATTGGAGTATTGGGGTTCTCCATTATACGGGCCTCAATCCATGTATCACTGGTGTGGTATCTAGAAGCAAAAGATTCCCTCTTCTTATATATTAAGGCTAGGATATCTGAGGGTAAATTAGGATTAGTTAGTAAACCATCAAACACCACCTCAGCTTTAGAAGATTTCCAAAGTTTACGTAAGGTATCTGGGGAGGTATGCTTATTATTAGCAACTCGTCCTTTTATACGAGTATCTTTAGATCTAGCCAATTCATCTAATTCCACAACTGAAGTAGATATCTCCGCTCTATAAAAATCAGGAGAGAACTTAAGTTCAAACAGGAGTTGAAATAAGTTATCCCAATCTTCTAAGGTTTTTAAGGGTGCAACTTGTTTGATCGTGTATCCATTCGGAACGCTTATGACCGTTCCGCGATCTGGGTAAATTGCAAACTCCTCATACATATATTTACTCTTAGTTCTCCACACCCATGCTGGCATTTGGATCTTTCTGGTTCCGTTATTATAGGCTCTGGTCCCGGTGTTACAGATCACAGCAACGTCTAAGCCAAGCTTTTTAAATTCTGCAATATTTCTCTTTACCGAAGGTAGGTCTAAAATTTCTTGATGTGTTGGATAGTACATGTTTATTCAAGTTATATAGTAAATATACTAAGTTTAGTTGGGACCTGAAAATCTTTTAGATATTAATTTCATTTAAGACTACGGAGTCACCTGCTGATAATTTAAATCCAAGCTCCAACATTGTCTTCATTCCTTCAATTTGTTCCTTAACCAAAAGTCCTCCTGATTTTATAGCTTGGGTTAACTTTCTTCGTGCTGCTGCACTTGCTGTACCTAACGATTCTCCTCTATCGGCTCGGTTAACAACAATCACCAGTACTTCAAGCGGACACTTGCTATTCTTCAACATAGAATTCAATACATCAGTATCATCGTCTGTTTCTGCAATATAGATTAATACATCTAGGGGACAATCCATACGTGATGCAATGATTTGACGATTCTGCCAACTTCCCGTCTTAACAAGAATGTTTAACATTTTCGATGTAATCTCTAATGATTCATTTTCCAGAATCGCATCTTGTACATCACAGTCGTTGTCACCGGCTAAGCGATTCACTACATCATTAGAGAGATAAGGCTTCCTTGCAACCGCTCTCCTTACATTCCAATTAGAGTGTTTAGATAATTTATTAATAAGAGAAGATTTTATTTCCGGACTTGCGATTAGGCTCTCTACCGCGTTATAGTAGCAATTAAATTCAAATGCCAATCGCTCTAGAATTTTATTCTTTAATTTAGAATCAATTGAAGGGTTTTCACCAACGCCAACTACCACTATATCTGTCTCAGAATCTGACAATTTAACTAAGATATCATATGGAATTTTTGGATTACTCGCAATACCGCATAATACCCCTGGGTGCGCATCATTCGAGTACTTAATTAATAGTTCAATTGGACAATTAGTGTGTGCAGCAATTGCGGCTCTTACTCTATGGCTACGATCATTTGATAAGAGTTCAATAATTTCATCAGGGCAAATATCATTCGATAAGAAATTTATCTTATTCTCCACACTGAGTGATTTGATATAGGATGCACTAAGAGTTATTTGCTTTGCTTTCATTACTTTTATTTTAAGTTATATAGTAAATATACAGAGAATCTTTGGGACCTGAAAATTTAAATTGATATTTTTGATAAATCAATTGCTTCATCTGTAATGATAATCCCGAGCCCGGCTATTACAATCAGGTCGTCGAACTCCGCTCCCTTGCCAGTGTATCCATAATAATCTCTTACTGTTGACCTGTCTCGATTACCCATACTGTTCCAGCATCTTGCACAAGCAGTCATGAGATTCGCTCCAGACTTGAGTTCATTGACTACGGAGATGCTAGCCTTGCTTGATAAGCTGCCATCATACTTACATCTGGCTCCATATTGCAATTTAGAATAGGCGGCCTTTTTACGAGTAGAGTGTACGATTGGCAGGTTTAATAGGTGTGAAATAAAGTTTACATGTTTACCTGTAGTTCTGCTGTATGTGGAGTATGCAGTGATAATGTGTTTGCCAATAGAGGCAACCTCAGTTTCGTAGCTATAGATCCGATTCCCTATGATATGCAGATTGTCCTTGATTTTTAGAATAAGTTCCATGTCTTAAGCTCTTCTTAATACTTCATCTGATTCTCTATGCGAGCTAATTGAATTGATCTGTTCATGAGTAAATCCCATTGCACGTAGGGCATTCTCAAAGGGATTCCAAACGTTTTCCTCCTTCGGTACTCCACTTGCATACCCATGATAATCTCTAGTGCCCCACACTGCTGCAACTGCCTTGGCTCTGCGCACTAATTTAACAGGGTCTTTAATAAGTTTAGCTTGCTTCTCTGCTAGGCTTTGAATTGGCGCACCGTTCCCATAGAACCAGTTCCTCATGCCATGTTTATAGAAGTCCATCTCCTTGGCTCTCTGATAATCCTTACCTTCAGGTAAGATTAAGTTAACATCAATATTCATCTTGTTTTGTTTTAAGTTATATAGTAAATATAGGCAAAATACTTTAATCCTGAAAATTTATTTTAAATTTTTTTGTCAATTATTCGGAGCGGGTTTCTCTTCTGGCTACCCGCTCCGAGAGGAATGCCTAAAAAAGGCCAGTCTCCTGGCCCCTGCGGTAATAATCAATAAACTTATTCTTCAGTTAATTCTATTTGATATGGGATATGGAGAGGAATTGGTTCAGTTGAAAACATATACTGACATTCGCTTGCTCGGTGACCGCGGTTTGAATGCATATATTCACATACTATCTCATCTAAGGTGTCAATCTCAAACTCAATATCTAGGTCATCTGCAATATCCAATGCTTCTTGCTTTTCAATCTCATAAAGGCTAACGCTGCATAGATTAAAGTCTAGAACTGCCACATAAATTACATCAATCATATTGTTTTGTTTTAAGTTATAAGTAAATATAGGCAAAATACTTTAATCTTGAAAATTTTAGAGAATATATTTTTGTACATTTTCCGGAGCGGCCCCGCCTCGAGAGCGCCCGAGGAGAGCTGGCTCCGGGCGGGCATGGCCACCTAAAAAGAAAAAGCCGGCTGGTGCCGGCTTAATCAGAACTTAAACAAAACAAACAACTAACTAATATAAATTCCTTTTACTGAATATGATGTACTCAATTTACGAGAGAATCTCTTTTTCTTAAATGCTCTAGCTGGATAATAATCATATTGGTTACGTAATAACATTGCTAGGACATCCTCTCGGTTTGCGCTACATGATTCAACGATTGTTGCCGTTTTTAATTTTCTATTTGAATCATTAGCGATTAATTGTAATTGATCGCCCGGTGTAAAATCATCTTCATTAGCATGATACATTAAGAATCCACTTGAGGTCAAGGAGATCACTCCTGGCACAGAATCATACATATTCCAATCATAACAAGTTTTTCCGTTTTCAGGTTGAACTACTCCAATTGCTAATACTGTTACATTTTTCATTTCTTTTTGTTTTTAAGTTATAAGTAAATATAAGAAGAATTCCTTAATCCTGAAAATTTTAGATAATATATTTTTGTACGTTTCTCGGAGCGAGGCGGGAGGGATGCTACCCGCTCCGGGGATACCGCAAAAGAAAAGGCCAACTACGGAGTTGACCTTTCTTTACCTAACTTAAAACAACTTCTTACCAAATATCATTGATTGATTCATCATCTATTCCTTCGCTCCCTTCAGTATCTATTTCAATTTCTCCGATATAGATTATTCCACTATCTGAACTTGTAGTAAAATCATCATCGAAATCTATAACATTTCCTAAGGATTCATCTAATTCACCTGAAGTTATGGAGTCCACTAACACACAGCCGATTGAACCTGAATCCACTGGATATCCATTTGCATATTGGTCACTATAGAATCCATCTCCATAAGCTGTTCCATATATTGCAAACTGGGTTCCGTCCTTTAATTCAAACACACCATCTAAGCATACATGATCCTTAATAATAAGATCACAAACTTCGTCCCAACGATCACCTAGTACATAACATAGGTCACCAACATAATACTTACCTGCTTTCATTTCTTTTTTGTTTTTAAGTTATAAGTAAATATACAAAGAATTTTTGATACTTGAAAATTTTTTGGAAACTTTTTTGAAAGTTTTACAAGAGACACGTGCCACAATCTTTAATAATCTTCATCGTCTGGGAATCCGCTCAATGAGGCATCCCAATCTCCATACTCGTCTCTGAACGCGATCCATCCATGAATCTTAGGTCCAACTTCGCCGATCCAGTCTTGAATACCCATGCGATCTTCTGGGTGGTTCTCTCTATTCCACTTAGCGAGATCCGCTCTTACTAGATCCCACCATTCTTGTTTTGAGTTTGCTTCCATAGTTATTATTTTAACCAATTTTCAAACCACATTACCTGAAAAATCGATGCATCATCAGGATCATTCTCTTTCAGGGCATAATAATACTCTTCGCTCATCTCATCAAACTCATCAGATTCAATCTCTTTGCTCGAGAATGTTTTATTAAAATGAGAATCAAACTTCTCTTTTATCTTATAAACAAGTTCAATTACTTCTGGATCCCGCTCGAATCCGTTTTCAAACTCATTTAGTTTCTCAATTAATTTTTCTTTTTTCATTTTGTTTTAAGTTTTAAGTTATAAGTAAATATAGGCATTCTATCATTAACTTGAAAATCCTATGAGATATATTTTTGCACATTTCTCAGAGCGAGGCCGGCCCTTGGTAATCCGCTCCGGGCTAGGGAAAAAAGAAAGGGCCGACTACGGAGTCGACCCTTATCTTATCTAACTTAAAACAACCTAACCAAAGGTCTTTTTCCAGCCGTTAGGACTAATTCCACTTATTAGGAATTCCCTATCGTCTAGGCTCACGCCCGGTAGAGCACGCTGAATCCGCTCCCCGTTGAGCCACATCTTAATTCCATCTGTTGGTACTTGACAGGAATACTCTTCCCCTGTAAATACGCATTTTCCGGATACGGTGGTTAGGCCATCCGGCCCTTCCACCATGTTTAATTCTTTCGTTCCCATCTTATTCTGCAATAAAGATTTCACGATTAATACTTACACTTCTCCATTCACCTTTTTGAAGGTCAAAGTAAACCACAACTTTAGGGCTACTCTCTCCACCTTTAGGTTGATGGTCAACTGGCACATTCTCCAGTGAAGTGGTTCCAATGGCAGTGCGTAGAGTGCCATCTAATTTCTTGTACGCAAACTGAACAGTTCCACGATTTAATCGCGCTCTCAATTCTGACGGGTTAATTGGTTGTAATACCATTTCTCTTTTGTTTTAAGTTATATAGTAAATATACAAAGAATACCTCAATCTTGAAAATTATTTTGAAAAAATTTATCAATCTTTTCGGAGCGAGCTTGGATACCGGAATCCCGGTGGTCAAGTATCCAGATCCGCTCGGGAGCGGGAATGCCCGCTCCCTGCCGAAGCGGAGGTCCTCTTAGTTGGGACCCTAAAAAAGCCGACCTTTATTGGGCCGGCTTCTAGAGAAGATTAGATTACCTTTACTTTTGATTTAATCGATAGTAATTAACGTTTATAATTTTTTCAGGTTTTATACTCTTTGGATGTAGGATACTCTTTCCCACTCCGAATATCTGTTCCATTAGAGGGGAATGGTCCATACCTTCAACTGTATCGTATTCATTAACCTCGACCTCTATCACGGCCATTACTGGTTCCCCTACTGCAGCCAATCTGAATCCCATCCATCGGCATGCGCTCTCTTCTGAATCAGTTAGATATACTCCTTCCCACATAGATTTTAATCCTTCCTCTAGGATGCTAGGTATATTACTAGCCTGGGTTGCATGATAGGCTCTCATAGTTCTTCGGTTGAAAAGATTTCACGTACAAATTCAGCAGTACATGTAGTGTTACTGATAATTGAATCTCGATATGATGTTATCGCATCTTCATTATCGTAATCATATTCTTCTTCAAAGTTTTCATAGTTCTCCTTTAGAAGAACAAGGGCTCGCTCTCGGCTGGCTGCTCCTACTACTACTGCAATTGTCATTTCATTGCCGCTTAATACAAATTCAAATACATTCATGATTTCTACTTTTAAGTTATAGGTAAATATAATCAAAATTTACCACAACTAAAAATCCTGCTGATTTATTATTGAGCTTTTCTCGGAGCGAAGCGAGCTCCTGTTAAGTGGCTCCGGGAACTGGGCAAAGAAAAAGCCGACTACGGAGTAATCGGCTTGATCAGAACTTAAAACAAAGATTATCTGTTTTTCTCAGCTAACTGACGGGAGAACAGAACCCGTTGATATTCTTCTTCTATTAACTCTCTTACTAATTCCACAGTATCCCCTTCCTGTGCGCACCATTTCCGTGTCTCTCCAAAGCAGGTGTACCATGCATCTATCGCTCCTGACCGGGTAAATCGTATCCAGACATTTCCAATTGAGGTTTGTCCCTGTTGATGTCGATCAGATACCGGTAGCCAATTCATAATATGAATCCCATAGTTTCTAGGGTCTCCTGCTCGTCCTCGTTAAATTCCTCAGGATTATCGATGTATACATCTGCTTTACGATAACCTAATTGATCTATAATCCCATCTACTAGGTTTTCAAATACGGTAAGGTCCCCATCGAATGTTACCTGATGCGATGTTGTCGGATACCCTGGCTCCTTGCGACCTGAGATTTTAATAAACACTGTTGTTTCCATGTTGTTTAAGTTATTAAGTATAAGTAAATATACATATAATTCTAGATACCTGAAAATCCAAGGGATCTTTTCTCGCTCCTTTTCCAGAGCGGGAAGATTCACGAAGGTACATCTCCAAGCTTGGGCGCAAAAAAGAGCCCGAATTTCTCGAGCTCTATAGTAATAATAATTTATTAAATATAAAAATCTTAGAATTATTTTTTTGCCCATTTTCCAGGGCGACCCCGCTTCGAGAGCATCCAAGACGACGCCGCTCCTCGGCGGGCACGGCCACTACGGAGCGGATCTCCTACCCCATGACCTGCATGAGGTCCGGGTGAGGACCGCTCCAGACCTGGCAAATAAAAAAGGCCCCCACAAGGAGGGCCTTACTACGGAGTTGCTTGGTTCTACTTAACCTTAGATTGTAAGGTCTTTAAAGCATTATCTCTGATTTGTCCAATTCGCTGTTGAGTTAATCCAAACTTCTTACCAGCTTCATCAATTCCAATTGCTCTACACTCAATTCCAAATAGTGATTTGATAATCTCTCTTTCACGTTCTGCTAATTGTGATAGCATTCGATTGGCTTGAGTTTTAATTGAATCTTGCTCAACGATGTGGTCAGTGCTGGGAGAATCTGAACGCAATTGATTTGCAATTGTCCAGTCTTCATCCTCTCCGCCACCAATTGTAGCATCAATTGAAGTGTGAGAGTTTTTAATACCATTATCGATAGATGCTAAGATAGATTGTTTAATCCACCATACTGCATAAGTGATAAAGCGATGTCCTCGTTCTGGGTCAAATCTTTTTGCTGCTTCAATTAGACCCACATTACCTTCGCTGATGAGGTCACTTAAGGGTGTGCCCCGTCCCTGATACTTCTTTGCTACCGAAATAACGAATCTAGTATTGTGCTTCACTAATCGCTCCAGTGCGCTCGGGTCACCCTCTTTAACTTTACGTGCTATGATGATTTCCTCATCAGCGCTTAGGGGAACGTATTCCTGGATGTCCTGGAAGTAACGGTCTACACAATTAGAATCTTTGTTCGTAATCGTTCTGCTTAAAACTACATTTTTCATAATCTTTGTTTTTTAATTGGTTTAAATTCTTATATAAATATAATACATATTTCCCAATTGGTATCATTTTGGGTAAAAAAATTGCAAACATTTTTCGGAGCGAATGCCGATCCCGAATCCAACTGATTTCTGGATCTTAACTCGCTCCCGAGCGGGAGAGCCCACTCTCTGCCAAGGTCAAGGTTTGCGAAAGTTCGGACCCTAAAAAACCGGCAGTTAGCCGGTTTCCTCACTTAAATTTTTAATTTCTAAAATTGGATTAGGTCAATGGCCCGGTCCCCAATGCCTTTGCCATTGTAGGTAATCTCATAGTTCGGATCCATCCCGCTCTGAATCACATCATCAATGAGTTGGTCAATGGAGGAAAATTGCTTCTCGTAATAATTACAATCTAAACTGTACATGATCTTTTGTTTTAAGTTATATATAAATATAATACTTTTTTGGGAATCCGTTACCAATGCGGATAAATTAATCTCGGAGCGAGGAGATCCCCTAGCAAGCGGCTCTAGCAAAACATCAAAAAAAAATGAGCAACTTTCATTGCTCATTTCTTTAATTTTAAATTTTAATTTTTAAATGAAGTTGCCATCTTTATCAATCCATTTATTCTTTGATGGCCATCGATCATCTTTAAGAATATTAATTTCATTTGATGAACTCTCTATTGAATATTCATCATAATAATCTCTAGCTACTTCTTCATCATCACCATGATATTTTAAGCATAATCTATAGAGATCATCATCTTCACCTCTAAATGTTATTTCGGGCCAACATCCAGATGCGCTCATTGGCCAAAATCCAATTATTTCCACTCTGAATTCTTCAATAACTTCTTGAAGAAATTCAAAAAAATTAGAAGTTTCTTCCATAGCATCATAGCTAAATACTAATTCAATTTCTCTTTTCATATTATTTGTTTTTAAGTTATAATATAAATATAATCATTTTTTAAATATAAAATACAATTTTGAAAATTTATTTTAAACATTTTTGCGGAGCGAGGCAAGCCTCTAGCAAGCGGCTCCAAGCTTGGGAAAAAGAAAAAGGGGAAACAAGTTCCCCTCCAAATCAATCAACTACGGAGTTAATATCCTATCTATATAGGATTACCCATTCCCCGAAGTAGGAATCGAATACAGATAAGAGATTCTCATAATCTCCGCTTTTCATCTGGTCCTGTATGTATTCTGCACTGTTTTTTGCGGTAACGAATCCTAGATCCCGCATCCCGTCCAGGCCTTCTACTTCTACTCCATAATTTCTACACAAGTTAGGCACCATACCTAATAGGCAAAATGCATTTCCTTGAGGTCCGTTCAAATCAATCTCGATTTGCGGGGACATTTCTGATCTTGGGCGTATCATAGGTCGTGAGGTTTACCGATTCCTGAAAAGTTAAAGTTACCTTGCTTGCAAGCTTCCCAATCCGCTCCTTTAGCTTCTTCAATCTTGGGATGTTGATGTTCCTTCTTATCGCAATCCGGACATATCAATTCCTGATTAAACCAGCTCATAGTGTAGCCTATTGAGGCCTGTGAGCATCGATGGCAAAAGCCATCCCATTCTTTTTTGTTTTTCATCTTTATTGTTTTAAGTTCTTATATAAATATAATACTTTTTCTTCAATTAGATACTATGTTTGGGATAATTATTATCGGAGCGAAGCTGGATTTGCTCAGCCTTCTGGATTCTGGATCTCACTTGGCTCGGGAGCGAGATCGGATTAACTGAATCCAAGAGATGTCCAGATCAAATAGGATCCCGAGCGAGAAGCGGCTTCTTCTTGTCAAAGATGGCGGGCAAAAGGTCATAAAAAAACCCGGCAAACCGGGTCTTTTATATCCTATAAATCTTGAGAATCATGGGTTTACAAGGCCAGCCTTTATAAAACTGGTCTTCATTTCCTTTTGGACACTTACCAATTTAGAACATTTCTCATATTCCTCCTTCTCTTCAAAGTATTTCAACATCGCTCCTAATTCTAGAAGAGCGGTCTCTGCTTGCATAGCTTGCATGTCAGGTCGGTCCTGAAAATAATCTAACATATCCTCCATGATCGCATCATAGTGGTCTTCAACAATCCATTGAAAAAGCTCTAAGCTATCTGGGTCCCGTCCCAGGTCACCATCTACGGAGTTAATAAAGTCAATTAATCCCGGATTAAATATAGGTTCTAGTGTCTCCATTTTAGTAGTGTTTTTTCTTTATTATTTATTTCTAATATACTTCAAGACCTGCCCTAAGTTTCGTTTTCCCAGTCTTTTTTCGCTCCGCGAGTCCGCTTCAGTTCCTCCTTTTTGCGCTTATTAGGTTGCACTTGGGTCCGAAAGCGGCCGTCAAAATAGCCAGCCGCTTTACGGTCTTCCCTCATGTCACTTTCGATTTGTTTTCTCAACTTGCTCTTCATGGTCCTTACTCATTTGTGCTTCACAGAATCTGAGATATAATGCCATATTAAAGCTACCTCCACGATCCCATGCGCTTGATTCCTTGGTCCACCATCGGCTCTGTATAGCTACACTAGTGGTTTTCCAAACTCTTCCTTCATCAGGAATTAATTCATTATTATTCATATTTAAATTTATTTAGTTACGTATCGCTAATTCTCGCTCCGCGTCCTGATACATTTCCACGGCGTGATGTTTAAATGCAGTTGGAACTGTAGGGTCCTCCATCATTCGTACTGAGGTCCACATCATTGGTAATAAAACATCATCTCGCATATCGTGCAACGGTCTATGATGATTTATTAAGGTCTTAAGGTCAATTCCATTTACAAGTTTCTTTTTCATTTCTGTTGTTTTAAATTCTTATATAAATATAATAAGAATTTTGGAATCCGAAAAACTTTTTATCACTTTTTTTCAACATTCTTTAAGAGCCGGAAGATCAAGATCCCATCGCTCAGTATTCCAATAATCGGTAAATCTGGTCATATGCGGTCTTTGGGGATTCAGCATAAAATCCATCTAGCAAGCTTGAGGAATCTTTGAACCGCTCCTTTAGTTCCCTTAACTGAGTATTCCAATGGATCCAAACCCACTGTCCGAACCGTATCTCTTCGCTATTGCGGCTCAAGCCCCAACGTTTAGTCCAATCTGTATATAATTCCAATAGCAAGGGGCGGGTTAATTTGCTCATAGGTTTGTTTTTAGATATAATACTAACTTTTAGATAATAATATAGCAAGGCCTGGAACCACTTGCTAGAGGCTTGCCTCGCTCCGGGCCTACTACGGAGCGGTTTCTTACGGACCTCCATCGCCCCGGGCCCAGACCAAAAAAAAGCCCTCTATTGAGGGCCCTTTTGGGAGGCAGAAAAATCTTATTCTGCGGTAGCTTCTTCAGTTGGAGCCACTTCTAGAGAGTCCGCAGCTGAGGTACACTCCCCAGTTGCTTCAATAGTAGCTTCGCCAGTTGTGTCAGAATCAGATTTTGCTTCTCCGCATGAGGTCATTCCAGCAAATGCTAAAAGAACCATTAATAAATACGCTTTTTTCATGTTCATTTTATTTTGATTTATTTTAATATACCTAAAAAGCCAGACTAAGATCTGGCTCTGATTGTTAAAATCTGTTAAGTTCCGCTAAGTTCGGCTGGACTTTAGGGTTAACCCTTCCCGGATAATACTTATCAACACAACTACAATCGCGGTTCTAGGTAATAAGTAATCTCCAATCGGATTACCAAAATACATTATGATACCGGAAAATACGAACACTATCATTCCGATAAATAATCCCGCATCTAATCCATCTAAAATTCTTTTCTTCATCTTTATATGTTTTAAATTCTTATATAAATATAATACTTTTTTTTCAATTGGGTACCTTTCGTAAATAATAATTATCGGAGCCGGGCCTCTCACTATGTGAATCCTTTGGATACAGTCTCGCTCCGGGAGTGGGAGTCCTAACTAGATATCCTAAACTATTATTAAAAATAGGATTAAAAAAATAAGGGGCCTTTTGAGCCCCTTTCTAAATTTTAAATAAAATATAAACTAAAACCTAAAATTCAAATGATGCCGTTCCGTGTATATTACCCGTTGCAATTTGATAAAATGCGTAACTTAACGCAATCATTACTGTGGCTCCTAAACACCATGAAATTGTTTGTAAAACCCCTAAAAAAATCTTTTCTCCAAAATTCATTTCTTTTTGTTTTTAAGTTATATAGTAAATATAAGAAGAATTTGGGAATCTAAAAAATTATTTGGAAACTTTTTTCTGAATTTTAGCGGAGCGGTTATGAGTGTTATTTTAGATTCCAGTTGGGTGTCCATTTTTCAGGTCACTGCAATCTATAAATATAAGCAAAATTTGGGACATGGAAAAATAAATAAAATAAAAATTAAAAAAGAAATGAGAGTAAAGAAATTTTCTACGTTCATTCGTGAAAGCGAAGAATTTGAAGGCGGTGAGGATATGCGCTCAATGGTAGATCCTGCCGGAGCGGAAAGATCCAGAGGTGGATTAAAGCAAGTTAGCATCGATTTGGGATATGATCCTTCTGAATCAGCTAATGATTTTCTACAAATGTTACATGAAATTTGCGAACAATTTGATTTGCAAATTATTGGTCTTGTTCCATATGGTCCAGGTGGAGGTAATCCTGAGGTTACATTTAGAGGACAAGCAAATGATATCATGAGTATGTTAGATTGGTATCATGATCAGACAGGTGAAGATGTAGAATCGTTCTACGATACATATGTAACGTCTGACGAGCCAAGACCGTTTGAAGTTGAAGCTAAAAAAGATAATAGATTTACTGGAATTGGCCGAAAATTTATCGACCCGAGCGGGAGATCTAAGGGGATGTAAATCTTAAAATCTATAAAATAGAAAAGCCAGCTTTCGCTGGCTTTTTTTCGGTCAAACAGTTGGGGGGAAACTTATTTGACCTTCTTGGTTTGTGTGCCCGTTCCGTCAAGGTTAAAGGTAACTTCTCCATTTTGAATCAATGTTATAATGCGATTACAGAGACCGGAGGCCCACTTGACCTGACCTGCTAATACTTTAGGATCGATCTTATTACCTTCCAATTGAAGTTTAAAATCTTCCACCATACCTTCAATAAATTCTCGTTTTGCGTTATCATCTAGTGCCATACCTTCTTATACTGGTTCTTATTTTAATAGTTTCCAAAGAGGAGGAATCCAAATGGCGGACTCCAATAGTACAAGCAGCATAAGGTAGGATTCCAACCCGCTCCATGGTAACCAAACCAGTATTCCAAATCGGATCCCAAGTCCGCTAGCTGCGCTTGCCCAACTGTATTCTGGCTCAACAGCATTTAGGACCCGTTGAAGGGCAATACCTAAAACCAGTATCCCAGCTAGGATAAAAGATTTATTAATTAGGAAGCCCCCAACTAGGGCCTCCCATCCAGCAATAATAATTAATAATTTAGACTTTTTCATTTAATTGTATTTTTAGCTATCCAGTAGGTGGCGGCTCCAATATATAATAAACCAATTACTGTTATTACATGTATTTGCGAACACATTCCAAAAGTAGTAATTATTATACCTGCCATACCAATTAATACCGTTCTCATCTCTTTAAGTTTTAAGTTATTGTTATATAGTAAATATAATAATTATTAAGATTAGATTTACTAATTAGATGGAATATATTTAAGAGCCGAATTCCAGAGGGCTTTCCCGCTCCGGACTCTATATCCTCAGTAAATCTCAAGAGTACCGATGACTTTACTTAAGTCCTCTACTAAATCCGCTCCGGGACTTAAAGTTCTAAAAGACCACGGGAGCGGGAACAGTAGTCTGCAATAGTATTAAAGTTTGAAGAGGCAGCAGTTGTACAGGTCAACACTCCAGGCGGAGCGAAAAAAGTAGTCCTCTAGTAGTCCATAGAGAACCTATAGTTTTCCCACTGAGCCGCCTGCTTTTGCATAGCTTTCAAGTAGAACCGCTCCGGCTATCCGCATAACCGGTAACTGAAGTCCCGGGAGCGAGATTTCCCGTCTACCCGTCTTAGCAAGTGAATGCAAAAGCAGGAGCGAGAAGATCCACGAGGATCCAATTGAAATCCTAAATATCAGCGTATGCAGGTCAACACTCCAGGCGGAGCCATAACTTCCACTTCTTGCTAAGGTTTACAGATTTAGAAATCTTTAATCCTATGCGGAGCGAGATTTCCCACCACGTGCAAAGGTGGCAAACTGGGCTTAAAGTTCCAGGAGCGGTTTAAGACTTCAAGCTCCCTTGCGAAGTAAAGCCACTGTTTGCTAGTAGTATCGGAGCCATTGAGCCCTCACTGTCTGAAGTGAGAAGTCGACCATAAGTGCTGGAGCGGTATCGGGTGGGGCTCCACCTACTAGATTTATTACCTATTTTTACCTATATGTGCCGGTATGGAGCCCCACCGGGCCTAGGGGTGAAAAAAGTCACCCCGGGGCCTACCAGGACAGCCCTCCGGGGCCTATACTATATATGTACCAGGATGACTATTAGGACAGATAGGTTGATTTTTGTGAACTAAAGGGCCCGGGGGAAACTGATGAAAATCCCACGGGCCAAAAAATTTTCCCGGGTACGGATCCTTACCTGGACCCAATCCTGGCCCTAGTGATTTCTCGGGTAGAAAAAAATTTTCCCGGGTACGGATCTACTCCCGGGCTATCACTGGATACCTATTCTTCCTCTTTCCCTCTTTAACCATTCCAGTTCTTCCGGCCTAGGGTCCCCTGCCTGACTCCTCTTTAAGAAATGAAGTCGGTACCATTTACCGCTAGGTTCAGTTACTGTATAGGAGATCTGGATCCCATGCGGTACTGGGTTCTCTTCTATCTGGATCCAGTCCCCTGCCTGCATTAAGTATTCCCGGATTAACCATTCTGCCTGGGCAGGATCCTGCATTCTCTTAACTAGTTCTGGACCGTACTTCCTCTCCAGCTCCGGATCCCCTAGGAAATCTTGTAACTTAATCATTTTTTCTTTTTAATTTACCACTGGATGGGATAAATAAAAGAAAAAAGCGATATGGCAAGATTTATTAAAAATTTCAGACAGTTCGTAAATGAAGCGACCGAGTCTGTGATTAATGTAAAACCCGAAGATCTTGAAATCAGTCTTATGGACAAGCAGGGTCAGGATCTAGTAAAAGCTAATCAAGCTGATTCCAAGTCAATGACAGCCTGGCTTGAATCAACTAGTTTTGGCGAAGCTGAGACTCTTCAGCTTAAAATTTCAGGAGGATTTCGGGTGGTTAGCGGATCCATGGCTGCAACTACAATTGCAGTGAAAGACTGGTCATTAATCAAGAACCCTACTGATATTGATGCTGCAAATTTAAAATGGGATTCTGCTCTCAACTGCAGTACTATAACTTTTAATAGTAGCAATTTAATGGTCAATATTCCTAGAGTCATAACTGGTCCAGGAAAAGCTGTAACTCAATACGCCAAGCAAATAGTATTTCAGCTAGTTGGTAACGTAGAAGGTGGCAAGCTCACGGTTAAAATTAATCTAGAAGGAACCCAGATCCTAGGAGGATTACCAGGTACTGAATCTCCGATAGAGCAGCAGACACCTCCAACAAACGAGAGTCGTCTCTATAGGGGTCGTTTCAGATAGTACAGGAGTGCACCCCAAAAATTTTTCAGGCAGGGCCAAAACCTAGGAAGAATCCGGGGGTATAAATAATAAAAAATCCAATTGATATGTTAAATCTTTCTAAAGAACAATGGATGGGTATTCTACGTCACGTCTTGACTTTTGGTGGAGGTATCCTAATTACCAAAGGCTTGATTGATGAGGGTGTATGGGCCGAGATCTCTGGTGGTGTGATTACCCTAGTAGGTGCTATCTGGTCTATTGCTGCCAAGAAATAATCTTTATCTTAATTAAGTAGAAGGGGTCCGGTAGGGTCCCTTTTTTTAGGACCCTAAAAAGGGACCACTTGGGTCCCTTTCGTATCAGATTAATTTTTAGGTTAGATCTCTTTTGAATATGCAATTAGGATATCCCTTGCAGTAGAATAGTTATTAACAAATATTTCTTTAAATATAGTTTTAAAAGGAATATTGCCCCTCTTTTGTTTCCACTCGGTTGCATTTAATTTAAGATCCTCTCCGTATACCGGTAGGAATCTTCTTACTGCTCTCCAAGGCTCGACCTGTTTTAAATAGGCCTCTTGAAGATCGATCTCGTCCTGCCAGATCCCTGCCTCTTTAGAGTCGTCCCATGATTTTCCATCTGTTGTTACGTAATAGGTTGATTTTACTATTTCCATCTTATAATCAATTATTTTTATTTGCCGCTGCCACCATCTTCTCTCGGGTCCTTGGATGCCTCGATTGATTTAGGAATAGTGGCATTCAGGATTTCCAACATCTGGTCGATATAGTTCAGCATCAGATCCTCGATCTTTTCCCCAGGCGAAGTGGTATAATCTGCCGGGGCCTTGTCGATTAATTCATCTAGGATCTGTAAGGTTGACTCTGGCAGCTGGTCACTTGCTGATTCTTTAATTGCCTCCACTACGGCTTCCATTACTAGATCAGAATTATCTTCAATAGATATTTGCCTTTCCCAACCCACTGCACTCTTTTCATCTCTCCACTTTTTACCATCGCTCGTGGTATATACCGTGACAGATTTAACGTTACTATTCATAACAATTGATTTTTATTCTATTTATTAAGGCCCCTGGCCCAAGATAAAAAAAAGGGGAACCTTAATGGCTCCCCTCCGGGTCTCACTGGGTTCCTCTAGAGGACCTTTATTTTTCTACATTAATTTCTTTTTCTCTTTCTTTTCGAGTGAGAGGTTGAATTGCACGATCGATCCGGGAATCCGTATAGCTAAAGGCTTCATCTACCTTTTTCATAAGATGTTCTTTCTGCTCCTGCAGAGCCCGGTCCCGATGCTGCAGTTCATGTATTGTTTTGGCCCATTGTTCGCCCAATTGATTGCCAAGGGTGCGTTCGATCATAGTGGCATCTTTACTGTGTGCCTCCAGCCATCTTTGGGTTTCGCGCCAGTCTTCATCCCGCCTGCGCCAGATGTTCTCCAGTTCTTCCTTGATTAGGAGCTCTAGGCTCCGATGTGATTTTTCTAATTTTCTAATCCTAAGCCAATCTGAGACCAGACTCACTAGACTTGCCAGTAAGACAGCCGAAATTAGACCTAAAACGAATGATTCTATTTCCATATTCTTTTTATTTTTTTAGGGTGAGACCCAGAATATTATACCCGATCCTGACCCCGGGTTTTAATTATTAGTGACTGGATCGGATAAATAAACTAAATAAAGGTTCAGAAATGAAATGGATTAAAAACTATCAACGATGGGGTCAGGTATCAGAGGACCTGTTTGGAATCCCAGGGGATCCGAGTACTCCAGAGTCCAGTCCTGAGGCTAGCACCGCATCACTAGTACTAAAATACGCTAAGTCCCAGATTGGGGTGCCCTATAAGTGGGGAGGCCAAAGACCTAAGGCTTCAACAGATCCTGTGGTAAGCGGAAACAGTTCACCGGGCTTTGACTGTAGCGGCTTTGTAAAATGGGTACTAAAGTCAACTGGTCAGTTTAATAAGGCCGATGGTACCCTGGATACGGCTCTATATAGTGGATTTCCAGGTCATGCTCCAGGTCAGGAGAAGAGGGCAGTAAAGGTTGAATTTACAGATCTTAAACCAGGGGACCTGGTGTTCTTTAAATCAGATCCTGGATTCAATGGTGCAGGTCACGTAGGAATTGTTTCTGCAGTTGAAGGTGGAGACTTTACTATGATCCATGCCTCCAGTTCCAAGGGAATTCAGGAAGTGACTGGGGTAAAAGCCAAAGGCTGGTGGGGACCAATCAGAGGCTACGGCAGATGGACCAATCCTAATAAAAAATAAAATTAAGTTAAATGTGGATTAAAAAATATCAAGACTGGAACCGGGTATTCGAGGATAAAAGATCCGGTTACTATACCTATCCTACCTTGCCAGATTCAATCTATCGTAAATTACCAAGTGGAGGCTGGCAAGTAAAGAGACCCGGGCTCAATAAATTTGTTGAACTTATAAAGGGGGATGTCGAGGGGAGAAAAGAAAATCTGGAAAACCTGGCCCAAGGTAAGGTCCTAAATCTCCTATTTGTGGGGGACAGTAATACTGCAAGTACAACTGGCGGAAAATTCTATGGCTGGTGGGCAGGCCAAAGATTAAATGCTGATATCTCTCAATCTCAACCTAGAGTAACCGTAGATCGAGTTGCTAAAGGAGGGGAAGGTACTACCTGGATGATTGATAATTTAAGGACCCGATTGTCTCAAAAAGGGGCTAACTACTATGATATCATTACTATCTTAGGGGGTAGCAATGATATTTGGGGAGGGGATCATACTGCTGAATATGTAAAAACTAATATTCAGACCCTTGTGCAAATGGCTACTGATCACGGTGCCAGAGCAGTAGTTATTTCTCCACCGAGTAAAGAATTATATGTTCAAAAAAAGAAGGAGGACCCTGCTGTTCCTGAAAAAGAAAAGACCTCACAGGAAAATAAATTGAAGGAACTGGCAAAATTAGTAAAATGGGAGACCGATACCTATGGAGATAATTTTATTAACTTCAACTGGATTACTTCTCCTGGTGGAGGGGCAAGGATTGAAGATTTTGAATCTGATGCCAGACACCTAAAACCAGAGCCTAAACACAAGGAACTCAGTGATCTGTGGATCTATAAAATATTTTGGGGATCCGGACCGGTTTAATATAAAATTTAGTAGAGCAAAACTGGTCTAAATGTAATTAATAAGATAAATTTTTAAAAATTTTTCTTTTTTGACCAGATAAATAATAAAAAAGATTTAAAAATGAAAGATCCAAAAATTTTACCTTTCGGAAGCTGGTTTAAAGTTTATGAGCAAGCTGGTCGAAATTTTAAAAAATCTCAACAGATTCTGGAATCCAGATCTTATAGAGGCCTTCAGAGAATATTTGAACAACGAAGCAATAGTTCAAAACAAAATGGAGTTGGCGAAGTGCCGGCTGTAAAACAGGGTAATGCTATATATGATATATCCGATGGTTCCGTTACACCTGCATGGGGATGGGTAGATCAAGCAGAAGATGGTATCTTAGTTGAGGTAATGAATAAGGCAATTGGTTGGCAGGCAATGCCAGCGTTATATATCATGTCAGGAAGATATACTGACAATCCAGCTTGGAGCAAGTCTAGCAGTATGGATGCTCTATTCGATGTATTTAAACTTATGATCGGTGGAATTGGAAGATATCACGGCATTGAATATTTTGGGGATCAATTAATAGACGGACTTGATCCTAAAAATGATGCTCAATCTGCAATCAAAAGAATTCAAGAGCTTGGACTAAAGGTAGTACCCGCCGGGGAAGTTCAATTCAGTGGAGCAACCGTGGGAGAAAACGGATGGATTAGTAGTAGCGCAAAGATAGAAAATGGGGGAACAGAGTTAAATACTAGACAGGGAAAATCAACAATTCCAGTTAATAATCCAAAGGTGGTATGTAACTACGTTAATACCTTTAATATTATTAATTTTGCAAATGGAGATTGTACTCAATATGTTGATCTTGAAAACTGTCTCGATGCGAATAAGATACTTCAGTTTGGAATAGAAGCAAAGGGAGTTGAAAAGGCAGAGTCATCTTTTTATATCTATTCTCCTTTTAAAGCAGGGGTTGAGGCAGGAACTACTGAAACTACAACTACAACTACACAAGGGGTTGAGGGACTAAGTGAGGAAATATTAATACAATTTAATGATTTTGAATTTGCGAATGCTAAGACCGCGAAAGGAGATGGCCCGTTTCCTGTAGATTCTAGTTTTCCAGAAATTCAAGGAGTTGCTCAAAAAATTGTAGAGAATCTAAAAGAAGGAGATCAAATTACATCAATGACAATAGTAACTGGAGCAAGCCCATCATGGCCAGGAGTTGCAAATGTACCTGAATCTAATGGATCTGGAGATCCTAGTGGTGGAAAATTGACTGACAGTACATTTAAAGCTGAAAAAACTGCTCTTGGAAATGAGTGGTTAGCTTGGAGAAGAGGTAAACAATTTGAAAACGCTCTTAGGGAATTATTAAAAGATAGAATTACTGCAGATGCTATTACAATCGAATGGCAAGTTAAAAAACAAGGTCTTGCTGGAGGTAAAAATTTAAAATATACAGTTAATTCTGCTGGAGTTGCTCCTAAAGAAATAGTAGATACTGAATTTGTTAGAGCTAAAAGAACTGTTACTGGATCAACTAAAAGCCTAGTTCTTTATAGATATAGATATACTTGGGATACTAAGGCTCTAACTGATTTAAAGGCAAATTGGATGAAAAAAATAACATTCGGATTAGCCGGAAAAGATAAGGTTGGATTTGGAGATTTAGATAAAGGAGATAAAATCATAGTTAAAGTTCCAGAAATGGCAAGGGGAGAAAAGACCGGAAAATTCCTAGAAATTGAAAAGGAAATTGTTAGAAGGGACTCTGATACGAATCAGCTTTATATTGCTAAAAAGGATGGAACTGAAGTAAAAGTAACTGAAGGACCTGGTGATGCTCAATTTGTTAAATCTTTGGCAACTGTAGGTAAAAAAGATACTGATACTGGAGGATTCTAAATATTAAATTAAAGCAAAAAAGGGAAGATCATTTCTTCCCTTTTTTTATCAATTGAGCCACGTATTCATTTGCTTCCTTACTATAGCAAGCTCCTGGGCGATTTGAAAATGTATGGTACGATGCATCTATTCTAAGACTAAATTCTCCATTTTTGTTTTTTATGATAGTTATAATCGCAGATACTGTCGATATTGTATATTCCGGTCTAGATAATATTTTTTCATGCGTTGGAGAATTAATCCAATCATTAACCGCCTTATCTACACAATACATGTAATCACCGCTTAATAAATTATTAATTCTTTCAATAAATGATTTTGAGTTTCCACTAGATACGAGTTGCCATAAGCATTCGCCGTTAAATGAATATCCTATACTATCATATGAGTGTTTACCTAAATTTAAACTAGAATTAGATAGTGTGACCTTTTTACTAAATTCCCTCAGTTTAGAGTTTTCGAATATAGTTAATTCAGGAGATCCTTTTTGTTTTCTATAAATATTAATCTTTTTCCAAATTAAAGAATCTAATTCAGATGAACTGATTGTAATAGTATCTTGAGAAATGGCGATTCTTGAGATCAAGATTGAGAATATAAAAAATAAAGTTTTCATAATTTTTAAATTTTAGTTAAATATAATATACTAACGTAAATGATATATTTTAATTAATTTGCTGATAAATAATAAAAATAAATACAAATTAATGAGTAAACCTTCAATCTTGCCGTTTAAAGACTGGTTCAGAGTTTATGAATCTGCTGGTCGTAATTATGAAAAATCTCAAAGAATTCTGGAGTCTCATATGTATAAAGGACTTAATCGAATATTTGAAGCAAGCATTCCTCAAACTAAGGTTGCCATACCGGAAGGCTTAGCTGATGGATATAAAATAGGAAATGGGTTACGGGGATCAATTGGAGATTTTGGTGATAATCTTGAAATTAACAATACTGACAATTTTTTACAGTATGAAACTGCAATGAAATTAACTAATAAAATTCCAGACGTATCCTTCTTAATAGATAGTAAATTTAAAAAGATAGGTAATGATACAGTCACAAAATTAGATGTATTTAAATTAGTATTAGCGGGCATCGGTAATTCCGTTAGCGCTGAAAATTATGCAGATAACATAATTAAAGACGAAAATGTTCTTAAAGAATTATCTTTAAAGGTAGAATTTAGTCAAACTTTTAATTTACCAGGAGCAAACGGAATAATACATAGTGTTGAAAAATTAAAACCAGATGGAAAATTGGAAAGTGTTGAGAAATGGGATCAAGGTATATCTAAAATAATTGATTTTTGTGGATATTTAAACACTTTTAATTTAACTAATTGGGCAACCGGAAGTTTTTTGCAATATTCTAATCTATACGATTCATTAATGGAACCCGGTGGATCACTTAATAAACGATTTCAGTTTGCTCGACAAGGTGGAGATGAGGACGCTGCTAAAAAGGAGAGCGACGTTTTATATTTATATAGTATATCTAAAGAGGGACAGCCCGGTAAAGAAGAAGGACAGGGAGCTCCAGTGGCTGACGCTCCAATAATAAAAAAGGGAACTTGGATATCCTGGAAAAATTTGGATTATGATTACGATGAGGAAGGTGAAGTTGTCGATGATGATTACCCAGATTATATTGAATTTGCTAAAAATATAATTAAGGAATTAGGACCCAATGATGTTATTACCAAACTGCAATTGACTTCTACGATAGGTCCAACTTGGCAAGGAATTCAAACATCTGGAGACGGAACAGGCGAGCCTGTTAAACAGGATGGGACTAAATTAACGGATGAAACATTTAAAGCTGAAAAAACCGCTCTTGGAAATCAATGGTTAGCTTGGAGAAGAGGTAAATGCATTGAAGATGAGATATATAATTCTCTTGGATCTAGGATACAAAAAGGAGCAGTTGAAATATTGTGGAACATCAAAAAGCAAAGTCCAGTAAACGAATTTAATCTATCATATAATATCGTCAGTAAAAACACAGCTCCTTCTCCAATTAAGGATAATGAGTATGTTATAAATAAACTTTTAAATAAGTCAAATGACCAGGGAGTAGGTATTTCTATACATCAATATGTTATTCAATTTGATAATTCTGCGGTAGGGAAAAATGTAGATAGTAAATTAAAGAAGGCAACCGGTGGATTAATAGGAAAAACAACGGTATCATATGATCGACTTATAAAAGGAGATAAGATTGTATATAAAGGAAAAGATGATAATGGAAATATTTCAGATAACATACAAAAGACTGGAACTGTTATATCTAAAGATAAAAATGGAACTGTGATAGAAACTGAATCTGGAAATAAGATAACTATTAAAAGAGAAAGATTTATATCTGGAAATAAGATAACTAAATCTGATAAAGGAACAGAGTTTTAAAATTGCCTGCTACCTTAGGCAAATGTTCAATTGAACGAATAAAGTGCATCCTAAAGATGCACTTTTATTTTTATATGCAATTAAAGTTGATTATATCCAAATTCTTATATTAAACCTGGTCTTACCTTCAGTGGGATCCCAGTCAATGGTATCCTTTTGAATTCTTCCGGCCTTAATTAATTGGAGTCTAAGTCGACTAGAGAGTTTACCACTTAATTCAACTTTAACGTTTGCTCCTTGAGCTTCGCATATAGAAAATTTCTTATTGCTTATATTTAAGATATTTATAAGCTCATTATACATCAATTCCTAGATGCTCGAATACACATACAATAGAAGTGATTACTATTGCCATCGGCCCTATAATTAATAAACAGAACGCGGCTTCTAGTATTCTCATCTATAAAATTTAATTTTTAGGTAAATCAATTGTAGGGGCAACATATATGTTATCTACTCTGGTATTATCGATATCGACATTAACTTTAGGAATATCTAAATCTGTTGCATCTTTCTTTACGTATCCGGAGCCAGCTAAATCTCTCCAGAATATAAAATGTTCTGTAAGTTTTGCCTTTGACCATTGGCTTTGATCTGATTGGTATTGAGATGGATAGGTATAAGTGTGTACGCCGTCACATCCTTTGCTACTCTTAGTAGATGCTTCAGTTTTCATTTCTCCAAATCCAGCTAATTGAGGATGTCCCCAACCTCCTCTTCTTTTAAAGTTAGTAATTGCATCTGCCTCAGTTGCTGGAAGAAGAGGAATAGTCATAGTCAATCTCATTTTTCCGGCTCCCTCAGAAACAGGTCCATCTAACTTAATTCCGCTATGATCTGGCTTAACTAAGATTCCATCTTTTGCTAACCATTTAAAATGCTTATTTAATTCTCTTTCTAAAACAATGCAAGCCTGATGTATAGTATCTCCACCTCCGCATTTTCCATGAATTAATATCGATCCACTTGGCGCTCCAGAATAAGTTAAGACAAATCCATCTTTATCAGCTTTATCTATAGTTATCTTAGGTTTTCCAGATCCATTCCAAATTGATGATACCACTCCAGTTTGATATGGAGTGTTTGCAGTTGTTACCGTACTGGACCAATTATCGCATCCTTTACTGGGTCCCATATCAGGATCCATTAATTCTCCTTGTGCTAACTGATCCTGTACCACTTCGTCTTCGATGTTTTCATTAAGGGCTTTAATTTTCCAAGAATTAAAATTTAAAATACGTCCAGAATTCATTTCAATTATCTATATTTAATATTATTTATCTATAAATAAATTTATAAAAAATCAAATGATGTGGATCGGGAGGCAGTAGTAAACACAATTAGAAAATTTCAGACTATATTTAGTGTTTTAATTTTTATATTAATTACTGCCTTATGTTGGGCCGTTACTGGATTTAAAATAACTGAAATTCAACTAAGTTATTGGAGTAAAATAGAAGGTATTTCCTATTTCTGGAACGGGGCCCTTATCTTAATAGGAATTAGTACTTGGATTAATCAATGGATGTGGCTTGAAAATTATTCTAGGATGCCAATCAAGTCAGTGCCTAAAATATTATGTTCGATCGTTTCAGCATGCCTAATATTAACCGGTGCATTCAATATGGATTGGGAATTTTTACATAACCTATTTGCATTTTCCTACTTTCTTGGATATCCCCTGGTTATTTTTGTAATAGCATATCTAAATCGAGCGCACATTAAATGGTCACATTGGATTCAAATGATTCTCATCAGTACTTCTATGATAATCTTTCCACTTGTACTTATTCCAATCTGGAAAGGCATGGCACCGTCTGAGATTGTACATTCTGCTCTTGTAATATGGTGGAATCTTTGGATTTTAAAAACCAGATAGTTTTACTATCGGTAGAAGATAAATAATAAAAAAGAATATAGTATGAATTCTAGTGTTGCCTCATATGATCGATGGTGGAAAAAGGTATATGAATCTAAAATAGATCATGAGACTGAGTTTGGATCAGAGGGGTCCTTTAATATGGGTATAATAATTGCTCAAAATGCTAAATTTAAGGCAGGAGAATTTATTGGAGCCGATAGATATTGGGCAGCTCGAGGAGAAACCCGAATCTCTAAAGGGGTTGAAAACTACGACTATCACATCTTTTATTCCCCAAATGAATTTGAAGGCTGGGAAGGACTTCCAGAATTTGAAGAATATGACACTCGAGGTTTAAGATATTTATGGAGTGAATTGTCTCATGGCAAGCCAGTTGTAATCTTAACCCCAGGCACTGGACGAAAACACCATCATAAGTCTTCAGAATATATTGCCTTTGAAAATTTATATAGCAAAGTATTTCAAATTCCAGAATATCTTGAAATTATGAGAATGAAGAAAATGGGAAAACAAATGAATATTCCATCTTCAGTTCTAAATTCTTTAAAAGCAAAATTAAAAGAAATAGAATTTGATCAAAGATCCAAGGATATATTCGATCGATCCGAAGAGGACCCAGAATATATTAAGAGCATGGTTAAAATTGCTTTCTTAATGGGATTAAGATAACATATCTTGATTGATCCCAGTCTTCCTAGACAACTTAGATAGCTTTCTAATAATCTTAGTTTCCCAACCTCTAATAGTTTCTATAGAGACTTCAAATTGATCAGCAAGAGAATCTCTAGACTCAGGGTGTGCTCCTCCAATTCCAAATCTTTTGCTTATGACTTCACGTTCACGACTATTAAGAAAAGAGAGTAGAGTATTTAAAACTTCAATCGAATCGTTTTTAAGCACCAAGTGATCTGCCCCATCTGAGTCCCCGTTGAGATATTCAATTGGACCAAAGTCTTGATCTGGATTACTAGAGTCTCCTTCAAGTGGAACCGATTTGGATCCCATTTCCATTACCTCTTTAATTGAATCAAATGCACCATCTGTGCTCTTAAGCTTCATCATTTCTGGAGAAGTCTTTACATATTCTTCTACAACCTCATCTCGAGTAGGATCTCGGTCTAATTTAGTAGCCATTCTAGATTCAATATCTTTAATTCTATTTAATGCGCTTACTTTATTTTGAGGAATTCTTACAGTTCTGGAATTATCAGTTAGATATTTAGTCATGTTCTTTCTAACATGCCATACTGCATATGATATAAATTTAAAACCAGTAGTTGGATCAAATAAATGAGCTGCCTCAACTAGGCCCATGTTGCCTTCATTTATCAAATCACCTAATAAGACTGCATCTCTGCCTCCGTACATTTTGGCAACACTGATTACAAATCTTAGATTTGATCTAACTAATTTTTCAAGGGCAGCCTGATCTCCGGATCTTGCTGCAGTAGATACTTTAAATTCTTCTTCTAAATTTAAAAGAGGATACTGTGATACTTCAGATAGATATCTATTTAAACTATCGCTGTGGCGAATAGTGTATCGTTCTGAAATTTTAAACTGTCTCATTTAATGTAAGTTAATTAAAATTGAATAATACTATACCATATTTGAATAAATAATTAAAAGGTTTTTTAATGAATCGATACATTAAGTCATATAAAGGCTGGAAATTAGTTAACGAGCAGTCAGTTATTGGAGCACCTAACTTTGGTACCTTTAATTCATCTAGTTCAACCTCTGCATTTTCCGGGGCAGCTTCCTCAGGTGCCGGAGCAGTTTCCTCAGGTGCCGCAGCACCGAGTACAGCACCTGCGTCAACTGGAGAGTCTAGCTCTTCATCCGATGCATCATCCTCATTTGGCAATAAGATTCCAAGTAAAATATATGACGATGTAAAATCTGGAATTCTCAATTTAAATAATTCGGCGTTTGATGCATTTACAAAATATAATAATGAGGTTTTAACGGAGGATCTATTAAATTCTTCAAATGATTATATAATCGATATACAGAAGATGAATAATGGGGATCTTAAGGATTTTTTAATTGGATTAAGTAAAGGCGAGGGAGTAGATAGGACTTCAGCTTATAAAAAGTTTAGCTCTGGAGATTGGTCCCTCTCTCCTCTCTCTGAAGACGGAAAGGAAACTTGGATCTTTGATTGGGTCCCAGTTGACTCTAATCTTCAAAAATTTAAACTTAAACCTGTAAAATCTTCAAAATTTTCAGGTAAGGTTTCATGGTTCTTTAATGATAATATGTTCTATCCGGTTATTTCTAAATCGGATTCTGATAAAAAGGTAGTAGTGAACGGATTTACAAACACCTCAAACTCTAATAATAAAAATACTTTTAAAGCAGGGGATATTGTATATGTCAAGATGCACGAAAAATCTTTATCAGGACTTACGTCGGATGCACGTAGCTCAATGGAATCTTATTCAGGAGTACAGTATATTCTAAAAGATTGGGAAAAAAATACCGAGGAGCACAGTGATTTATTTAATAAGAATAAAGATTCAGTTGCAATTCATAAACTAAGAGGGCCTGATACTCCAGCTGTCTCTGGATATATAATACTATTGGAAAGACCTAGCGTTGGGTATGTTGGTAAATCTGATATATCAAAAGGATCTATTAGTTCAGGAGAAGATTATGTTGGACTAGTTATTTGATTCTTCAGCTGAATTATCTTTTCCCTTTAAATATTTAGCCTCTTTAAACACATCTACGAATTTTCCACCAAACACATAACCTGCAAATAACACCATTGCATATTGTAGACCATCGATGATTATTTTAAAATTATTGATGTCTATATTTGCTTTCTTATGGCTCAATCCAGTGCAAGTCAATATTGCAAGTGCAGCATAGTATGCAATAATAGAAATAAATAGATAGATTCTTCCTTGTGAATAGAATCCTTTTTCCATCAATATATCTTTAAATAATTTAAAATTTAATTTTTTCATGCCAGTTGTTTCTTATTATTTATAAATGAAACAGGGACCTCTTGCAGTAGGTCCCTGTTCCTTCCATAAATATTTTGGCTCTTATCTAAATAAAATCCAGGCTATTATCCGGCTCTTCTTTAATCTTTTTTATAGCAGTCTCAATCGCAACAATATCGCATAATTGATAATATAGATAGGTAATTCCATCCCATTTGCTTATTCCTTTTTCAAATAGGATTTCTTTCCAAATTCTTTCTAATATCTTTGCTCCCTCTGGTTTAAATGAAGTGTATTGGTTTAAACATTCCCTCCATCCAATGATTGCTAAATATTGATCCCGTTTTGATAATTCTCTAAGTCTATTCTCAATAGATTCTTCAGTATCAGGAATCTCTATATAGAGCTTAGAGTGTTTTCCTTCAAAGCTATTCGAATTCATAATTTCGGTTTTTATTATTTATAATACTTAAAATATAAGTACTATTTAAGATAAATAATAAAAATACTATGATTTAATGACTATTATAAAAGGATTTAGAGACTGGTCTGGTCAAATTTATGAATCTAGGCTCAATCCATCTCTTTGGTATTTAAATGAAGGTTTAGAACAAGAAGCAGGTGTAGGAGGATCTCAAGGTAGATTGGATCCATCACAAGCACATCCTTCTCTTGGATGGGACCCTGAAGTTATAGCAAGGGTTGAAGCAATGTCGGACGCAGACGTTTTAAAGAAGACTGAGAATATAATTATTCTATGTAGAATAAAAATCTTCGAAAGATTGGAATGGTTTAAGCCCTATTGGGATATCATGCCACCTGTGCCATTCTTTTTAGCGGGATCTTCACTAACTCCAAAGATTGGAACAATGGACACGAATGGTAGTTCTATCAGATATTGTCCTAGATTTGTTATGTACACTTTTGAATTTGCAAGAAAGCATATGAAGGGTGTGGCAGCTAAAGGTAGCCCTTGGCAAATAATGAGAAATGGAGAAAAGTGGTTTAATGATTATGCTACCTTTGTAATTATACACGAAATAATGCATAATAGTTTAAAGCATTTTTTAAGAACTCGTCAACAGAATGTAGTTTCACCTTATTTAACTCCATATGAAATACATAGATTATGGAATCTAGCTCAAGATTATGAGATCAATAGAATCATTAAATCTATGTTGGCGGACATGGTAGAAATGTTTCCAGGAGGAGTGGATCATGAAGCTGGAGGATTTAAAGCCCCGGCCGGAGAAGAAGACTTCTTTGGAGCTAGTTCTAGTGAAAGAATTTTCTATAGATTATTAAGAAATATTGAAGCAGCTAGAGCAGGAAAGAAGGCCCCTGATCCGACGCCGCCTCAATCAACACCTCAGCCTAATAAAAACGTACCTCTTTCTCCTGGTGATATTGTAGAATTAAAATCTAAACCTGGAGAATACGGAGAAGTGGTTAGCGTTATTGGAGATGACAGTGATCCTGATAACATGGATGTTGAAATAAATCCTATAACCAAAGAAGAAGCAATGCAAAAAACGGCTGGGGGCCAAGATATAATTCAAATTGCAGATATAGATGTTGAGGGAACAGAAAATTCAACAAGGTCCGGTGAATGGGACAACTTATTAAAAGATATGGATATTTAATTTTTCGATATGGGTACAATAGTAAAAGTCAAAGACTTAATTAAATTAGATAAAAAGCAGCAAGATCAGCAGGGTCAAGATGGACAAGGTCAAGACGGTCAAGATGGACAAGGTCAAGACGGTCAAGATGGACAAGGTCAAGACGGTCAAGACGGACAAGGTCAAGACGGTCAAGATGGACAAGGTCAAGACGGACAAGGTCAAGACGGTCAAGACGGTCAAGATGGACAAGGTCAACCTGGAGGACAGGGACAGCCTGGAGGTCAAGGACAAGGTCAGCCTGGAGGACAAGGACAACCTGGAGGACAGGGACAACCTGGAGGACAGGGACAACCTGGAGGACAAGGTCAGCCCGGAGGTCAAGGTCAGCCTGGAGGACAAGGACAACCTGGAGGACAGGGACAACCTGGAGGACAGGGACAACCTGGAGGACAAGGTCAGCCCGGAGGTCAAGGACAGCCGGGAGGTCAAGGTCAGCCTGGAGGACAGGGACAACCTGGAGGACAAGGTCAGCCTGGAGGTCAAGGACAGCCGGGAGGTCTAACATCAGGGGAAGCTGATTTACCTGAAGATTTTCTTAAAAAGATAGATGAGGCACTGAAATCTAAAGAAGGTCCCGAAGGAACTTGGAACATTGGAGAATCTGATCCTGGTGGTGAACCTGGTGGTGAACCTGGAGGTCAATTAGACGGCGGAGAAGATAATGAAAGAATTTGGACCGATCCTGATACTGTTAGAAAAATTGATGAAATTAATAAAAAAATTGCAACAGGAGTTCCAACTGATCCGATAACAAATGCAAAAGGATCAAAACAGAAAGGTAAAGGCTCTGGCGACGGCGGATCTTTTAGAGATAGAATCTTAATGGAAGAAATCGCATCAGTTGATTGGGGTCAAATATTTAAAAAGAGACTATCTGCTTATTCAAATGAATTAAGTAAATGGAAACCTTGGGATAAAAGATACGCAGGTAACCCAATGCTTAGAACCAGAATCCCAAGCAGAATTCCTCCTAAAGATACGTTACCTGAAACCAATATTGCAATAGATACTAGTTACAGTATGTCATTCTCTGAATTATCGGTTATTTTAACTGAGCTACAGGCAGCTTTACAAGAGGCAAAAATTAAAAAATTAAATGTAATATTGTGGCATAGCGCTGCATATTGGACAGGATCATATACTAGCGTAAGTAAGACAGATTTTGTTAAAATTAATGAGGATATTCAGAAAAATTGGCAGCGCGGAGGTACTGAAGTAATTTCTGCATACGATAAGATTATAGAAAAGAAGTGGAAAAACAAATTTACCATTATCTTTACAGATGGATATGTAGAAGATCATGCACCGGGATCAAAGGCAATGAATAAGGCAACTGAAGCCCTAGATGTCAATAATTTAATCTGGGGAATAATTCAGCCTTCAACTGGTATGCAATATCAGCAGTGGGAATCCTTAACTGGGGATCTACCCGGAGAGAAGATTGGAATCTTCTTAGATACAAATATGTTTAATAAACATAGATAAATAATTAAAATAAATCACTACAATGAAATTTTTAAAAAACTTTTTAGATTATAGCCAGATGCCGATGTTCGAGGCAGTTAGGTCTATTGATTCAAGTAATATGGGTCTTCTATTACACCATGATGGGTCTCAAGAATCTGCACAAAAGATGCAAAGATATGCAGATGAATTGATGGAAAAGTCATCTAGTCCAGAGGCAATATCTAAGGGAAAACAACTAGTTACATCAGGTGAATCTGCTTTAAAATATTTGCAAGATGCATGGGAAGCTAGAAAATCTGCAGGTGTCGATAAAGGAGAACTTAGAAGAGTTGGAGAATGGTATATCGGTAAAGGTGCATGGAGAATAAACTCAAATAAGGCTATAAAATTAGGAATGAAACCAGCATGGATGGAATGGTCAGATCCTCTTCAAGAAGAAATACTTCAAAACTTTTTCCCAGAATTAGTATCTGGAGGATCGGATTATGCTAAACAAGGCACCAAATTAGAAAAACCAGAAATGATGGATCTACCTCAAGGTGGATCTTCTCAAGGAATGGAAGAACTATTAGGAGAACCTGAACTGGCTTCATTTGAGAGTAGAAAATTTAAATATGTTAAAAGTATATTTGAAGCAACTATGGATGCTTCAGGAGCAGTTGCTCCACCTAGTTCTGGAAAGAGCGAAGTTGAAGTATATACCCCGGATGAACTAATTAGACAGCTAGTTAGAATCTATAATGACGACGGCGGTAGATATATGCCAATGATCTGGGGAGCTCCAGGTATTGGTAAAACTGCTATTGTAAGATCAGTAGCTCAACTTATTGCTAATCAGAAGGGATTAAAACAAGGTCTTCCGGTAATGGTGGTTACATTAGCTAACTTTACTCCGACTGATTTAGGTGGAGTTCCTCTACTATTTCAAACCGGATCAGTTGAGAAAGCAAAAATATATCAAGATAAACCAGGAGAAGAATTAGATTTAGGAGATCTTTCAGGAACTGATAAAGTTATCCTACCTGCTTCAATGAGAGGTAAAATTAGTCAGGAACAGACAATTCCAGGATGGTTGCCAGGAGAGGCAGACGCTGAAGAAGGAATCCTATTCTTTGATGAGATTAACCGTGCTGATCCTATGATGCTAGGAGCTTCTCTTACCCTATTGTTAGATAGACAAACTGCAAGTGGAAGATATACTATGCCATGGGGATGGAGAGTAATGGCAGCAGGTAACCGTAGATCAGATGGTCCAGTTACTGAATTAGAAGCTGCAGTAGGTAGCCGATTTACAGGAGGTCATTTCCACCTAGTTCCAACTATTCAAAATTGGATTGAGCAAGTTGCTAGAAGTCCTAAGAATGGTATAATGAGACAGGGATCACAAGGAGCCCCTCTAATGATTGATGGATCTGAACAATATTTCATACCTCAAGAATTTTTAAGTTACCTGAGAACAATAGATGGCACGCCAGCTAAGGTTGAATACTTCGATAGAAAAGGAGAGCCGATTAAAACTGATTTTAAAGCATTTTATTTCTTAGATAAATCTAAAGCTGAAGCCGCAGAAGAAGGAGTTTTCTTTGGATATCCAAACCCTAGAAGCTGGACAGTTGCATGGGCTCAGATTTCAAGTCAAATCTTAATGGATCCTAAATACTTAAATCAAGTACCTGATGCGACTGAACCTAATATGAAGGTATCTGGCGCATTTAAATATGCATTGATGGATGAAGATGGTAGATATGATATTGGAACTACTTTAGGTAGAATTATCGGCCGATCAGCAGCTCAAGAGTTTTTAAGCTGGGTTAAAATTATCGCTAAATATACAGATGACAACGGTACTCTATATGAAAAAATAGAAAATATTTTTAAAGATCCGAGTCTTCCTAGACCTCTTTCTGATATACCTCCGGTTAAAGAAACTTCTGAATTACAAGCAATATTGAGTTTAATTACTTCATATATTCAAGATTCAGATGATACACTTAAAGTACAAGGAACTTTATACTGGTGTAAATGGATTCAGGAATTATGGGAAACCAAGAAAGTTAAAGATGTAGGTTTATTAGCAACTGCAGTCGCTAATACAGCTGAGGTTGCTCCTAATTTTGCTAAAAGTGTAGGACAATTATATAAAATCTCAGAAGATTTTAAAGCAGGTAGAACAACTGAAGATAAAGCTAGAAAAATTAATTTAATTATGAAGCCATTCTCAGAAACATTCCAAGAGCAATTAAGAGCATTTGGATCTCTTTAAATCTAAATTTTAAATGACATAAAAAAAGGAGAATTTTAAAATTCTCCTTTTCTTTTTATATAACTTTAGATTAAATATCTAAATCTGAAAGATCAATATCTCCAGAATCAATGCCTTCAGTATCGATACCTAAATCTTTTAGAACATCTAAGTGAGGTCCGGTTACTTTTCCAGTTAAGATATATTGCATAAATCTGTTACATGCTCCCATTATAGTATGTTTCTTAAGAACATCGGCAAGATCTGCTTTCTTATCGTGCAAATATTCTGATGCTTTATAATGGCCTGCTTCGGCCATATATTCTAACCACTTATCATAATAAACTGAAAGATCACTAGGATTAAATCCGCCGCCGCCTATTTCATTTGCCTTTTGCGTTAATTCTTGTAATTTTACAGGGTCAGCGAAATCCTCAGGAGACATTTGGCTCTTCATTTGTTCAAATTCAGATGCTCTATTTCCTGATTTTTTCTGCCATGCTTTATTAAGAACGTTTATATATTCTCCTTTAAAATAATCTAAGAATTTATCTTTGCTAATTTCAGCTTCTTTTCTTCTCTTTTCTGCCTTTTCAACGGCTCTTCTTTCATCTTCTAAAATATAAAGAACTGAATATTCAGATACGTGATCCATCAATTGACCTAAGGTACCTGTCCATGTTGAAATAGGTTCTCCTGTCTCAGCATCAATCGTAATAGCTCTCATGAAATAACCAGCTTTAACTGAAATACCCTCTTTCCAGGCAGCAGATCTGTCTTCTGTTCCAAATCTTGCCATTCTTTCCTTTGGATTAAGGGTTCCTGTCTTCTTAGTTAAATACCAAAGTTGAGGTGCAACTGAATCTGGACTAACTAGGATTGCATGAGGATCTGTATCTTTTTGCTTATTCAAATTATCCAACCACTGATATATTCTATCTTTTCCGGTTTTCTCTCCTTTAATCATAACGTCATGGGATAATCTAAAATCTTGATGCTCCGGCCAGTCTCCACCATAATATCCACCAGGTCTGCTTGAATCCTGCTGTTGAGTTCTAAATTTACCACCTCTTCTTAAACCAGCTTTACCAGATCCTCTGGCAACTAATTCACTTGAAAGAGTGTGAATAAACCTCATCAATTCGGGCTTTTTCTTAAATTCAGGAATTGACATTAGATTACTTGCCATTTCGTTTAATCTATAACGACCGGCAAACGAATCAAATCCTCTAAGGTAACTAAAATTTTTCATTAGAATAAATCATTTATTTTTATTATTTATTCCAATAAGATTAGATATTTTTTATTAAACTATCGAATCAAGAGTATTTCTAACTCCGGTCGAACAGTTTTTTCAATATTGAATCCTCGGCCAATAGAATTGGAAATTATTTTATTCATAGTTTCAGGGCCAGGTATACCATTAATCATCTTTTGATTTAAACTATCTGCGTTAATGTGAGGAATAGATCCATCCTCGGTTTTGAAATCAGATACAGTTAATGGCTTAGAATATTTAAATACTATTTTATTTAAGGGAGAAGAATTAAAACATTTAATATTGAATTTTGAGAAATCCCATCCCTTATCTACAATAATATCTTTTAATTCTTTCCCTAATTTGCCAATAAATTGAATTTCATCAGGCCATTCTTGATAATCTATTAGAAGCTCCTGCATTGAATTAGACATCAACATGAAAAAATCCTGATAGAAAAAAGAGTCTTTCTCTAAAGGAACTCTAAATTGAGACTGCATCACTTTAACATTCCTCTTATAATGGAGTTTACTTTATTTTCTCCTTTTCCAACTAATTTATATTCTTCATGCTCTCTCACAAACCATCTGTTTTTTCCATCCATGCAATGGAGATTGAATGATTTCATTCCTCTCTTTAATCCAAAGTGATAGACAAATAATTCTCTGTGATAGTAATCAGAATCAACTTCGGCATATTTTACCAATACGTCGTAAATATCCTCAGCAACTTTAGTCGGCAATCTGTCCATAGTTATCTAACAATTCCCATGATTGGGGATTCAGCTACGCTGATTACTGAAACATCAGACATGCTATCTTTAAACATATCTTTTAGCTTTTTTTCGGCATCTGAAATATCAAATGCTTCTACCAAATATTGTTCTTTGGTTTTTCTAGTTCTGCCATTATTGTCGTCAATGGTCTCAAATTGAATTTTTCCTAAATAGTATCTCATTTTTATATAATTTAAAACGATTATTTATACAGCTAAATAATTTACGGGTTTTCTTATGAAAGAAATTTTGCCATTTTTTCAATCTCTAGAATTTTATCTAGAGAATCGGCATCATGCTTATCGTCACGCAAAGATTTAAAAACCGGGTGTAGCGTGGAGTAATTTCCCTCATTATCGTGAGATAGTCCACAACATTTCATTGATACTATGGTTCCCATCAATTTTGGTTGATTCTGAGTGATCCAGGTCATCGTAGATTCATCTATTCCACCTGGACGTGTTACTACTTTACCGCAAGAAGATTGCACCGTGAGTGATGATATGACATTCTCGTTCTTAGTTCCTGGTGTACCATAATTAAATCCGATTATTTTCATATCGAGATCTATTTCAAGCTTCATTTTAATTTGCCATTTAGGCTTACCATCTTTCCAAGGGGCAGTAATTGATTTTAATATAGTTCCCTCCAGTCCCCTTCCTAAAACAGAAATAAAGTGGTTCATAGCTTCTTCATATGTTAAAACAAGTTGAGTCTCTACTAATCCAACCATAGAACATTCGTGTATATCTATTCGATTTTTGAGTTTACTAAATCTATCCATATACGGAACCTTAGATTCTCCTTCAAAATATTCATCGATCTCAATTCGGTCCCATATAGTAAATCTAATTAGGTCAAGTGCATCTTCATATGAAATGCTATGGCGATCCTTAATGTTTTCAATATCAGAATCTATATCTTCACCTTGTTGAATCTTATTGCTCATTGATATGATAGAATTTATAATACCATTGCTAGTATTTCGATCGACTCCATCTATAGTTAATTCTCCATTTAGAACACAGTCATCCCATTTAGAAAGCTCCCCTATAATAGTTGCTCCTAATATATTAGTAGGTTCGCCTGATCTACTCTCTAAAAATACAGATCCTTCTTGAATAATGGCATTACAATACCTTCCATCCATTTTAATCTGGCTCCACGCTGGACCCTCTGCTAATATATCTTTTGCTCGTTTTTCGCTAAAGGATTGGGCTCCTTGGTATGGAGTTGTTTCGATAAGACCTGGAAATATTTTATTGATATTAGTTCGGGCCATCCCAATTTTTGCATCTTTCTCAATGATTCTTTCTACTACATGAGCATCGTCTGGGTGAAGCAATTGTAAAACTGCTCTTAAGCATTCGATCGCATCATTTCCAGTTACCTTACGATCTGAGATTGATTTTAATATAATTAAGGCAGACGATAGATCCATAAATTCCTCTCCGGAATTAGGAGAATATTCTGGTATTTGCTTGATATGATACTTAATCTTATTTGAATAAGTATTATATAGAACTTCTTTTAAAAGATTTGCTTTAGAATTCTCTTTAAGAATTTCCATTTTAAGATTAGTTCCAGATTCTAATCTTATTTCATCGAATATTTCTTTAATTTTCATAGGTTTAATATACTAAAATATATTAGCTATATTAAACCTGGGTATTAAAATTTAAGCCTACAATTCTTGCTTATTTTATTAGATTCACACCAGTTTGCAGGCACCTCGACTGCAAATCTAGCAGGCTTAGATGATTGATATCTAGGTAGATCCTCTTCCCTAGCAGATCCACAAGGCTCCATTGTAAGATATTCAACCATATTCATTGCAGAATCAAAGAATATAATATCAAGAGGAAAATCTACTCCCTTCATCCAAAAATAGAGAGGAGCAGATTCTGGATAAATAAAGATCATTCCTTCCCCTTCTTTAGGCTCATCTGAATTTGAATATCCTTTCATCATACTATCTGGAGTAGAGGCCACCTTTAATTTAAGCGATTTGCCATCAATGTCCGCGGTGATCATTTTACCATCAATCTGATTTTGACGACAATAGTTCTCAAAGAGAGGAATCATTCTATTTGAATTATTATATTGCATATTATTAGATTTTAAATAAAAAAGGGCAAATATAAATTCGCCCTTTTACCTTTCTAGTTAGATAATATTTATTTTAGAATACTTAAGATTAATATCTCTTGTATCTTCTAGATTTATTAAATCTCCAAGATTCATTAGCAGCAGGATCTTCTTCGTCAGATCCTTCTTCGTCAGCTCCATCTTCGTCAGCTCCATCTTCGTCTCCTCCTCCTTCAAGAGCTTCAACTCTTTCAGTAAGTTCGTCGATCATAGCTTTAAGATCTTCTAAAGTAAGTGGCTCTTCGTCAGCTCCATCTTCGTCAGAGGCATCAGCGTCTTCGTCAGCTTCATCAGCGTCTTCAGGATTTGCACCGTACATGCCCATTCCCATTTCATCGTATTCCTCGCCCATTGATTCATTTAACTTAGATCTCATGAATCCTGAAAAATTCTTAACTTTCATTTTAATTTGTTTTTTATTATTTATCTATGAGATAAATGAAAATTTCAAAAAAAATATTATCAAAATACAATTATTTAAGAAATACCGTTCTCTTTTTTAAGAGCATCGATCTCATCTTCAATTCTATTGATATGTGAAATAGCAGGTCTTAATTGCATAGATGCAGAGAATAATCTTTGGGCAGAATCTATTCCTTTCCCGGTTTTAGAATTAATGAAGAAGCTTATAGATTCAATTGCGGCAGCAGAGATTTCAACACTATGTCGGCTCTCTTTCGGTAGACCTTTAATGGTTTCACAGATTTGAGTCATTTCTAATTTTGAAATAATCAATAAATATGCCTGTTGAGGTCCTTTAAATTCAACTTTATCTAAGAGATTTTTAAGATAAGAAGCGTCGTCATAAGACAGAGTGACGTTAAAATTTCCCATTCTTTCAGTCTGAAGCTTAGCTAACTTATCAGCTGGAGAAAGGTTCTCTTCTTCTACTAATTCTTCAGTTTTTTCCTCTACTAAATCTTCAAGAGTATTTTCTACAGTGTCTTCTACTGTTTCCTCAACTAAATCTTCAAGAGTATTTTCTACAGTGTCTTCTACTGTTTCCTCAACTACTTCTGAAATTGTTTCCGGATTTAAATTGTTTCCCATTGTTTGCATAATAATATAATTTTTATTTATTATACAACTGTAGAATTACTAGGTTTTATGCTGTGATTAAAAAGTTTTTCTCTACTTCTTTAGCCTTTGCATAGGTTTCATCATATTTTATTTCGCGTCCACCTGCATTTGCTTTGGTTGCATAATACGTTGCATCCTGTTGATTTGTAAACTGCATAGGGTCTTTTCCTAAAGATTTGACTCCATTTATTAAAAACTTTACTGCTACTTCTGATGCTACATTAATATCATTCAATCTATCGGGATTACTAACAAGATCTATTCCAGTAATACTAGAATATTTTTCGTATCCAGATTTAAATGTTATTCCATTAAATCCTCTACCACGATATTTCCAACCGTCACCACTTCTGTTATTATGAAATTGACCTCCATATACAAAATTTGCTAATTTTTCAGGTTGACGTTCATGCTGAGCAGCTAGAGCATTCCAGTTATATTTACCCTGTCCTTTTTCTACTCGTTTTCCAGTTTTTGAAAAAACTCCCCATACTTCAGGCAGTCTTTCCTTTGAATAACTCATAATTTCATTTTTTGGAACAAACCCACATTCTTTGCCAATAACCGCTAATATTGCAATTTGAGCATATGGATTTTTTACCCCCTGGCGATTCATTTCATTTATTAAAGCCTGGATATTAGTAGCTTTTACTCCAGAATATCTATGCGATATTTTAAAATCTCCGCTAACTACGTCTTCTTCCTCTGTTTCAGGAGTAATTATTTCTTTTTCAGTATTTGTAGGTATCTCTGATATTATTCCACCTGATATTCTATTAAATATGTTATATATTCCCTTATAAACAGAGTCTTTTGGATCAGATCCGTCTAGATTTATATTATCTCCTTTAACTCGATAATTTATTGAAATTCTACCGGATTCAAGTCGAGCGTCTCCTATCTCAGTTCCATATCTATTTTTAATTTTGATATATGTCTTTGATTCCAATTTAGCAATTAAAATCTTTCGATGTTTACTGTCGTAGATTTTAAATTTAGTTTGATCTAACCATTTACTAGATTTTCTATCTAAATCAATCGGAGTATTATTGGCTAGAGCATATGCGGTTTCCTCTCCAACTTCTCCATCTATTAATAATCCTCTCTTTCTTTGAAAATCTCTAATTGCAGCTCTGGTTTCGGGTCCGAATTCTCCGTCTATTCCACTTTGAGGAAGAGGATAACCATACTTGGTTTTTAGTGTGTACTGTAGATCCCTTACCTTTTCTCCAGTAGATCCCATTTTTAAGATTAGTCGATCTCCGACAAAATCCTCAGCTTTTATTAATTCAAGCTCGCTTAGAGTTGATTTAACCGGGATTATTGTTCTAACTGGAACATCTCCAGTTCCTTTAATATTTCCAGAATTATCTATAAAATTCTTTAGATTCGATCCAGAATCTGGACCTATTGATATATGCGAGTGAGTTCTCCAATCAGGATTGCTCTTAGGTTTTCCTATATATCCTATTATATCTCCAACTTTAATAGTTGATCCTTCTTTAATCTCAGGCATTACTTCTCCAAAGTTAGCATAAAATGCTTGATATTTATTATCATCAGATAAAATTAAGACACTCCAGCCAAAAGTATTTTCGCTATCACTTAAGAGAGTAACTTTATTTATTTTACCAGAAAACACAGAGCATATTGGAGTTCCAACAGGGGCCATTATATCCCATGCGTTTTGATTCATCCATCCTTCATACCCTGCATGTTGATCTGGACCCGGTCCCATTACAAATGAGTTTCCACCAACAATATGCTTCATTTCCATTTCACCTGGTCTACTTGGATCCTGAGGTTTATCATATATAGGACCTCCCCATGATTCTCTCCATTTTCCAATATATCTAAAACATGCAGTTTGTTTTGGATTTCTCTTAGCAATTGATTGCCAAGATGTGACGCTTGAATAATTCTGTTCAATTTGTCCTTTCTTATCTCCGTTAAATCCTCCTGATGAATTAGATATTATCTTTCCACCATCGACTATTACACCAACATGACCAGCTTTACTTCCCTTAGATGTCAAGATTATATCTCCAGGCTGCCAATCAGTTTGCCAATTAGATATTTTTTGCCATTCATTAGGTCGGCTAGTAAAGGAAGACCATAGAGTACTGGTACCCAATACTATCTTTTTACCTGGAATAATAGGTAAACCTGTTGCTCTATAAAAGATTATTGAAGTAGCGGCAGCACATCCCATGTTACCATTACTGGTGTCTGGAATGCTTCTAGTCGGGACATTCAGATTTGCCCATGCAGAATTTACTAAATTTCCAATCGGGCCTGATTTCGGCTGTTCAAGACTGTTTCTATATGAACTATCAGATTTATCAGTGATTCCAATATTTGTTCCATAAGATTCTGGAGAAGCCGGTGCCACTTCATATAATCTATTTAAATATAAATTAAAATTCATAAATTAGAATTTTTATTTTTTTCTAATCTTAGTAAGGATTCCTTTAATTGGCCCTGTCATGTTTCCTTCTCCAGTACAAGCTGACCAGTAAGATTTAGCAAAGAGACCCATATCTCCTCCTAATTCGTCGTCGATTACTGCATATACCGGAACATTGTCTAGTTTAGCATATTCATCTTTTACCTGCTTTGCTCCTTCTGGAGTTAAGCTTAATATAATAAGAGCCATTGCTAGTTCTTCTTGATCGGTAGTATTTCCAAATAATCCAGAACCTTTCTTTAAATCTAATATTGCTTGAGCCAATCCAGCTGCGTCGGATCCTCCTAAAGATGCCATATATTGATTTGGATCAGCGGCTAGTGTATCATACCAGCCCATAATCTCAGCTCCCTTTTCTGCCCAATTTGCGCCGTCTGCGTTTACATCACTTGAAGATGCTCCAACTATATCTGATGTCTTTTTAGTAGCTAATGCAAGTCCAGCTGCAGTAGCTGTAAGTCCAGCTGCATCTAAAATACGATTACCTGTTGCTGCAGGAGCTCCTAATATAAAATCATCTAGACTTGCCATAAAAGTATTTCCTTTAGCCACGTTTTGTAATTGAACTCCGTTTTCAGTTATGTCTATTATTTTACATGCATTTGCAGCTCCTGCATTTTTACCAGTTCGAGTTATATAGCTTATTTCTTCTCCAACTTTAACCGCAGATCCTAAATAAGTTGTTTTTTGCGCAGCACTTAGTCCTACCCATCCTCCAAATCTAGCTGCAATTGCTGCAGGTCCTTTGAGAAGTTTACTTCCTACGTTTACAACCCCGGCTCCTATTCTAGTAGATTTAGCGGCAGCTCCAGCTCCTCTTAAAGCACTTGCTACTACGGTTCCACCTCCAAATGTAACAATAGTAAGTCCGATATCAAGTAAAATACTTCCAAGATTTAAACCTCTAGAAACTGAAGAGTCAATTGGTTGTCTAAATGCAGCTAATGCTGCCGATTCTGCTCTACCTGAAAATTCAGTTTCTAAAAAATCAGTTAAGCTTCCGTATTTTTGATTGAATGCCTCTGCTAGCTTATCATAATATAATTTAGGATCAACTGATTTTTCAGCTGCAATTGCAGCCATTGCTCCACAAACTGCCACTACAGTATCTTCATCAGTTCCAGAATCTCCGGGATCCCCTTTACCGAATAAACCGCCTATTAAATTTCCAACGTATCCAACAGCACTTCCTACGTTACCTGCTTCATATAATATAGTTGCAGCTAAGTTGAAATCTATTCCACCGTATAGGTACTCATCATTCATAATCCACATCATGAATTTAGGAATTTTAGGATCAGACTTATCTACTTTTACCCAAATATTATCCTCTTCTCGAAGACCATACTCTGATTTTGGAAGATCAGTTAATTCATATGTTTCTCCAGATTCAAGAGAAGAAAACTTAGTTGCTAAATATTCAAGAAAAGGATCATCCTCTAGATATTGCTTTAATCTAGGGTTCAATTCCTCTGACAAGACAGCGCTTGCTTCAGCAATATAATTCCCATAATTTTTAATATTCATGTATAATTTCGGGTTGTACATAACGTTTATTTTATTTTTTAAATGATTTGACCTGTATAAGTTCCTCCTCCACCGTAGGATCCACTAGGTAAATCCTTTTCTTCTGCTGAAGGTTCGTTACTTGCAACACTACCTGCTTCAGGGAATATCCTAGTATTGTCCTTGTAATAAAGCATCTTTCTTAGATTCTCAACGGTCATTTCTGAACCTCCCCACTCTGCTTCATAATCCGCAATGATCTTATTTCTATATTCTTCATCTGTGAATATTTTAAGAAAAAATTCTCTATCAACTTTATTAGTGATTTCTTGATCTGTAAATAGAGTGCCTGATCCCCAATTTTTAAGCCAGGATACGCTTGATTGCGTATCATCAATATCAGTTGTCCAATTGATGGTTCCTCCTGATTCATTATTTTCATAACTAACTACTCCGTTCGGATTACTTTCTCCAATTATATCAGCCTGTAGAGCTCCACTATTCATAAACTCCATTAGATATAGTTTTCCATTAGTTCTCATGGAATATCTAAATTTCTTTCCAATAAGAGCATCATCTTGAGTTTCTTCTACTTCAACATCTTGAGTTTCTTCCTGTCTTATTTCCTCTGGATTCTCATTAGTATCATCCTTAACGACAGTTTCCTTATTATCTGTAACAATTTGAGTAACAACAGCTGCATTTTCTTCAGATCCCGCGGTCTCGGCAATTGCCGAATTTACAAACTTAGCGTCAGGTGGAAGCTTTGGAAAATCTGCTCTATTTGCTACGGTAAATTGAACCTTTTCTCTTCCCTTTTCTCCTTCCCCTTCCGAGTATTGAGTATCCTTCTTAACTGTGTAAATTAAAATTTTATCTTTAAACCAAGCGTCACTTAATGTTCCAATTACATCAGTAATCTCAAATTGATTATTAATAAATTCAAACATTTTAGAAGCACCCGTCTTAGTTAGATTTCCTCCTTCGTCGATAATACTTGCATTTTTAATTAATTTTATTAAAAACTTATTATCTCCTTGAACTTTATATTTAACAATTTGCTTTCTTCCGTCCGGAGTAAGCATGACCTCTTTTCCTTTATTTGCTGGGTTGAATAAGCCTTCGTTTAATTGTTGCCATGTGCTAAATGAATTCATCTTTTGCTAGCTTTTATTTTATTTATTTGAATAAATAATAAAAACTTTATAAAAAATCATATGATTAAGAGCTTCGATCAGTATTCGTCTCAATTCTCTTCGGATCCTTCTAATTTCTTAAATAAGATTGGAATAGCCACGAGTGAAAATTTTAATCATTCCTATTTTAAAGTTATAAAGAATAAGTTTGATTTAATGGAGGCTGCAATAGACTTTCCAATTATTATCACTGATACCTTTAATGAGACCACTCAAATTATAAATGAGAGCCTAACTCATAAATACAATTCTACAATGCTTCCAAATCAGGAATCAGTTTTAGAATCATTTAAAGATCTTGGATATTTGCCAAGCGAAGTGGATAGCATTAGAAATGTAAAATCATTGACTTTTCCAATAACTGCAATAGGTAAAAATTTTAAAGACGAACATAAATCAATTGGATCTTTAAGGAATGCAGAAAAGATATATTCTAAATTTAGAGAGAATCCAGTTGCTAGAACCAGATTTAAAGTTTTAGGATTTAAAGGTAATCCAATTAGTGTAGTTGAATGGATTAATAAATTTCCATTAGACGTAGAATTAACCGGATTTCAATATTCTAAAGATCTAGAAAATATATGTGAATCCATAAATAAGAAATTTAATTTAGACGTATATAATGTAAATATAATTGAATCTATTAATGGAAAAATATTTGTAGAATCAATTGACCGAAATTTAGATTTAAATCCTCATGAATCTAAATTATTATATGAGTCTATTTATCGAGATTTCTATAAGAGTCGACTTCCTAATTGGGTTAAAAATAAAATTAATGAGGAGCACACTAAATCATATTACAAAAGAAAGTTTTATGATTCTGCTCTAATTAAATCTAAACATACTTTAAATTATTCAAAATATTTATGATAGTTATTCCAATTGGTAATAAGAAAATTGAATATGCGCTAAAGGAATATCGACAAAAGGTTGATAAATTAAGCACAATTAAAGAGCTTAAGGAGAGAAAAACATTTAAAAAGAAGTCAGTTAAGAGACGAGAAGAAATAAATCGAGCTAAATACAAGAATAGATATGATAAAGGGATTTGATGAATATAGCTCATCTTCTCTAGACATGGCATTTGGTCCAGCTAGAAGAAATACCGCAGGGGTTGCGATATCCTGGGAAGGTAAGATATTATTAGTTCACCCAACTGGAGCTAGTTGGAGAAAGAGTGCTCTTGGAATTCCTAAGGGAAAAATAGAAGAAGGAGAAGAACCTATTGATGCCGCAGTTAGGGAACTTAGAGAAGAAACAGGTATAATCATAGAAGCATCAGATTTAAATCCTTCACCTGATGTAATTGATATTTATAAAGGAAATAGACTAAGCCATCAATTAATATATTTCTATCTAAATATTAAAGATCCTCGACAATTAGGTATGATTGAAGATCGAGTTCCGAAAGAACAACTTCAATTACATGAAATTGATTGGGCAGGCTTTGTTCCTATCATGAAGGCATATGAATTAATACACAGGGAACAATTAATTATATTAGATCGAATTAGTTAAATAATAAAAGGTTTAATATACTTCATCCCAGCTGAACGCTTAGATTCAAATATACCAGTTTCGTCTCTAAAATTTTCCATATCCTGTAACATTCCACTTCCTACTCTATCAGCATAGCATGAATTGTAGAATTTCTCTACATCCTCTGGTAATTTATCCTTTTCTCCACGAGTATAGTAACCAACCATGCCTATGCTTGGAAGATTAAATTTCTCAGCATAGTCATTTAAGACTTTAGTTCCAACTCTAGTGAATTCATCGTCCTCTAATCCATCGAATACTGGAACATCATAAAACGCATCTGGGTTTTCTTCCAAGTTCCTATCTCTTCTTTGACGAGCCATATCACTTAAGGCAGCAGTTCCCCATGCCTCATATTCGGAATCCGTAAATTGCTGAGTAGGATCTCCTGAAATCCATTTTAAAACCTGTTTACCTATGAATAGAGGCAATTTTTTAGTAAATACAAAGGTATTAACTGCCCCTCTACCAAATCTCTGAAGGTTTCCATATTGACTACTTGTTTTTCCAATAACATTTGACATTGAAGTATAAAAAGCGGCAACGTTGTTATCTACCTGCTTTAATATATTGTTAGATAGTTGATTACCATATCGGCTAGCCAACATATCAGAATGCTTCAATACATTTCCAGGTAGCTCCACGATTCCGTTAGCATTCTTAACAACTAATTTATCTCCCTTTGCTGTAATTTCCGCACCTTGAACTGCAGTTGCAGCAAAGAAATCATCTAGCACCTTAGCCTGTGCCTGTGCTGTTATTTGAGGAATATCATTTGCAAAATTAGTAGCCTTACCTGCAAATTGAGCAATTATATTTCCAATTCCTTCAAAGAAAGACCTTAGCGGCTTACCAATGAAAGGAATCCATCCAACTACTGATGCTAAAAACTTATCAAAGAAACCTTTTACGTATTTCATAAATCCAGTAACCGCAGGACCTGTACTTGCTCCGATATAATTAAGAGCCTTAATACTATCCGGAGAGGCTTTGGCCGCCAGTTCAACTACTTCCTTAGAAATTGTAGCTGAACCGACTGTTGCTCTACCTGCAGCTGAGAAGTATACGGTGCCAATGTCCATAACCGGCTTAGCTGCCTTAGTTCCTGCTTTAAAGAATCCTTTAATAATATCTCCACCTAATGGAATTATTGCAGCAATTACACAGATTATAGCAAGCATCCATTTTCCTCTAACCATATAGATGATAGCGTTGATTGCATCAGCAACCATTCCAATAGGTTCAAAAAAGCTACCTACTAGGCCAACTATATCTAATATAAATTGGAATACTCCAATAGCACTTCCACCTTCTGTTAATGCATTCCATAAATTTTTTAAAATAGATAATATAGGTCTCTCTCCAGGTTGAACTTGAGCAGCAAAGTCGTGATTTGATTCAATGCCTTTCATGACGTCTTGGAAATCTTTTTCGAATTCAGATGAAACATCATCGGCATCAGTTGGGATATCCATTCCGGATACATTTAATGCCGCGTCTTTTCCTTTAAAATCAGTTGGGATATCCATGCCTGATGCATTTAATTTAGCCTCAGCCTCTTCAAATATTTTATTTACCTGACTTTTATTTAGTTTTTTAAATTCTCTTTGTAATTTATTAAAGGCTTCTTTTATCTCTTTCGGAATAGAATTAGCCAGGCTTTCAACTAATACGTTTTTGCCAATCGCTAGATTTTTATGATAATTAGTAACTGCAGCTGATCCTTCATGAAGAAGCATATTTAATTCAGCTTCAAGTAGAATATCTTCTGGAATAACGGATTCAATATGATTTAAATTTCTACCCTCTTCTAATATTATATCAACATTGGACGCTCTATATAATAGAGCAGGTAAGCCCGGAAAATATTTATCTAAATTATTTGATTCGAATATAAAATCATTTGCATAAGGCTGTATATGACGCATTTGAACAAACAGTATTTTTATTATTTATCTAAAAAAAGGGGACTATTCGTCCCCTTTCCATAGTTTAGTTAGGATGAATCTCCAGCTCTTCGGAAAATCCGCAAGTCTAGAAGATTCTTTAGCAAGTTTCATTGCTTCCTTTCTGGTTTTAGCCTCAACCGTCCTAGTTGGGGCTTGGTATCCATTAAGATGGACCCAGTTGACTCTCCAAAGCCAACGATGCTCTCGCATTTTCATAACTTAACAAGAAGCTATGTGGCGGAGAACCAGATGGATTAATTTTTATCTTCATCTCAGTTATTTATTATTGTTATATATTAAAAATTCTTCTAAGTTCTGCTTTTTGTCTATTAATTAATTCAGGAGACCATGCATCAATTAGTTTCTTAATGTCTTTTTGATTCTTAACATATAATAGATCTCTTAAAACTGGGTCTTGAATTAGTCTTTTTTCTGGATCATATTCAATTTGAATCGCAGCCAGACAATTAGAGGCAAGGGTCTCATAAAATCTATAAGTAGTGACATTATTAAGATGTTCCTCATCGCCAGTTATTAGGGATACTTTTACTTTGTCTAATTCTTTCATTAGGTCGGAGTGTTGCAGCTTCTTCATGAATGTAGCCGGAACTTTATCTGATTTATATCCAATTAATAAATTATTGGTATCAGATGGAAAATATTTTCTAATTTGATTTTCTCTAAAGGATCCTCTTTTATCTCCATAATAGACAAGATCCCATTCTTTATCTGAATCTTGATTAGAAGATTCCCAGAGATCAATAGAATCATCCTGAGTGAATCGATGCTTGAATATATAAGTAAACCAATCCAATTGCTTCCAATTCTTAGGATTCCACCCTAGATACTTAGATACATCTTTACCTGAAAAAAGATAGGTTGCATTTTCGATAATTTTATCCCATGCCTCAACTGAATCATTGCATAGATTAAATCTTTCGCTAATCACTTTAGCATAATTCATAGGAGGAATTCTAGGATCATTTACTAGCATATAAATCTTTCCGGTATATTTAGCAAGATCATTACATATCTTTTCGCAATGTTCTCCCATCTGTCCACCGAAAAAATTAGCAGTACTTAATTGAAGTATAACTGCTCCGTATTCAGAAAAATCAGTATCATTATAATCAATGTAAAAGTCAAGGTCTTGAACATTACGGTTTTTATATCCAACACAATCAACATGGGCCCCATTCTCCTCCATCATTTTTTTAAAAAACATTGCCTCGAGCCCTCTATGATTTTTATCATTATAGGTAAGATTGGCAAATACTGAGGTTATAGCTACTCTCTTCATTTATTTTTTATTTTCATAATTTTCTAATCCTTGTAAATATGCTATTGCGTCTAATAAATTATCAGATTTGTGATTATAGCTTTCTCTAGATAATTTAAGGGCAACCATTGCTAAATACATGTGTCTACCTTCTATTTTAATTCCGGTACTTGCGGTGAATATTGCAGCAGCTCTATCCATTCCTTCTGAGAAAGGGCCATACATTCGATCTGTTTCTTCTGTTCGGTCAAATACGATGCGATGTGCTCTTTGACATAGACTCTCCTCTTGTTCTTTTTCTGACATATCTAATTTTATTCTATTATACTAAATTAAATATACTAAGATTTAAATTAAAATAAAAAAGGGCAAATAAAATATTTGCCCTTTAGTAATGTATGTGAATGTTAATTATTCTCCAGCTCCTTCGCTGCTCGTTAAATACCATTTGTTGTCTCCGTCTACCTTCTTTGCCTGGTGGATCCATGCTTCTCCAGGTCCAAATGGAAATTCAGGTAGTGCTTCTATAATTTCAACTACATAAACGCCTTCGCTGTGCATCATAGGTGAGCCAGATCCGTCTTTAGATAATTTAAGTTTAGCTTTATCTCCCATAGGAACTTCGGTTCCTGATAGATAGTACACTTGAGTTGAGCCAGTTACTTGACCTTCGCTAGATAGGCCAAATCCCTCAGCTTCTTCATTTAACTTTTTTTCCTTTTTTTTTTTAGACTTAGCAGCCTCTGCTGATGCTTTCATTCTAGCAATCTTAACGTCATCCCAGTCATTATCTCCGTCTCCGTCTTGATCTATCTTCTTTTTTTCGTTTACTCTTCTTTTTAATAGATCAGTATCAATATATTCTAATTTTAAGGATTCAATAGTACCTTCAATAGATTCTTTTAATTCTTCTAATCTAGAAATATCAGAGATGTCAACATCATCAGAATTAATGGTAACGTCTAATTTTTTAACAGTTGCTTCTAATTTTTCAACGCTTTCTAATATTTCTCTTTTTCTAAATTCAATTGCCTCTTTATTTTTAAAAGATTCATTAACTTTAGTTTTAAATATTGAGCTGATGTCATAATTAAAGTTAGTAGCAAAATGTTCATATAATTTAGCCTCATCAACTGGATCCCAAATTCTTTCAGCTACATTTGGCTTTTGGCACAAGAAATAGTTTTTACCTAAATTAAATACGGTAGATTCAGCTAAGGTAATGTCATTCTTGATATTCTTGATAAATTCAAAATTAAATACTGATCTGATATTTTCAAATACTGTTTTAACTGCTCTCTTAGTTCGATCATCAACTAGGGCAAGAGCCTCAGTTAAATTAATATTATGAACGTTTTGAACCTTTGATTCATTTAAATATAAATCCAATTCTTTATTTTGATTTGGAACAAGGCCTAATTTAAATCCTCTAATAGAAGAAGTTTCAATACCTTCATATAGACCCATTTCTTTGAATCCTAAATATGCAAAAGATTCGCAAAAAGAATAGAAATCTGAATGATTTTCTTTAACCCAATTAGGATCAATTTCAGAAATACTATATCCTCCTTTTTTAACGAATACTTCAACTTCACTACCATCTAAATTGTTTGATTCAGTAACTCTAATGAATCTATTGTCCATATAAGTTAAAACCGATGTCTTACTACTTTTAATAGCAGGAGCAATTGCATTTCTAACAGTAGTAGTAGAATCGCCAATTCCCAAATTAAAAGTATCATCTAATTTAGACTCTATCAACTTAAGAGAATTAACTAGACCCGTTATCATAGGTAATCCAGTTTGCCCATACTTAAAGTTAATAATATCTGATGTGTAAGTATTCTCCAACAACATATCAGTAAGGTCTGGAATAATGTTAGCATACATACCTGATGAATTGTAAGATTCCATTAATTGGATCGTGTTTAGCATCTCAAAATCTGCTAAGTTTGATTCTACTATTTTACTTACTGATTTAACTGCATTGGCAACAGAAGATTCAACAGAATGCTGTTTAAAATCTTGAATGAAAGAAGGATATAGAGTAAATTCCGGAGTTCCAGAATTAATTCGACTTAAATATTCATCTACTTTATATGCAATCATTGGATGAGAATACGCGGTAGATTCCTTAATCCCTTTTAATTTTCCTCCTAAGTTAGCTATTTTAGCAAATTCTTTTAATTTAGATTCTGGTTTAAAATCTATTTTTCTAAATTGATCTAATATATTTTTAACTGAGTTACTCTTAACATGTTTATTAACTTCAATTAGTCCTCTTTTTACCTGTTCATATATCACTTCATATCTTTCTCCGGTTTGGATAGATTTATTTGCAGATTCTATAACAAGTCCGATTAATTGATTTGAGTTAACTTCCGGATTAGTTTGCAATTCGTGTAACACACTATTTACGAAATCTTTCATTTCTATGCTAATTATTTTAATTTATTTATCTTCATTTAAATTGAAAAAGTAATTATTTTCTTCTATCGAATGGATCGAATTTTCTTCTATTGGATCCTAAATCATCTAAATTCCCAGCGTTTGTTTTTATTGCGGTTGGATTTTTAGTAAATACTCTATTTACAGTTGGAGCAACTGCTTTTAGTTTAATCGATCCCCTGATCGCATCTCTAGCTCCTTTTACGGCGGAGTTAAGTATCTGTTTCCTCAATTCTTCTACTTCTTCTTCTAATTCTATAATTCGCTCAGCATCACTAATTCGTTTAGTCACTTCTCCTCTTATAGACTTCACAAGGTCATCTATTTCAGACTGCTCAGATGATAATCTCCATTCTCCAGAATACATTAAGCTTTCAGTTCCGTTTTGAGCAATTGAAGTTATATAAACTGATCTATTTGATGATTCTACAATCTTTTGGCTATCAGCCTTAGAGATTTTAAACATTATTTCACCAGTTGATAGGTTCTCCTCAGTTGCACTGTTTGTATTAGAAATTGGTACCTTGCCAGTATCTAAATCAAAGACTAATTGAAATCTAGAATTATTTAAATTTAAATCTAATGGAATCGCAACCTCATTGATTACGTTGTATAGTTTAATTTTGATTGCGTTATCAAATGGAGAAACAATAAATCTTAATTGTCCTGGTCCAAATATAACCTCATCTGCAGTATCTGAAGTCTGTAAAAGTCCATTAGAATTAGATGCAGATATGTTATTATTGCTAAAGAATATTGGAATATACTCTACTGATTTTTGAGCAGGGGCCTCTTCTTGAGTTGGAGTAACTCCAAATCCAGGGGCAAATGAAGGCTCAATAAATAAGTTACTAGCTTCAAAATTAGCTTTTATTATTTTGTTGTATATTTTTTGACTTTGCGGCTCGTCTGTTAATGGAATGACCGTTAGATTTCTTCCGTATTTTTTAGGAGAAAGCAGAGTAAATGAGGCCTCTCTAATTATCTGCTCCCCATTTAATCTATTAGTTAATCTACATACTAGATCGATTGCCATACTCACTGCATGGCCTGCATTTCTCAATACTGGTCTAATAACAAGTGGTTCATCAAATTTATCCTCTTGGAATATTACCTGTCTGCCTGTATTTACAAATGAGCTTCCTAATTGCTCAAAAATACTAAGTTGGTGAATTACAATCCAATCATTAGACGGATTTCTTCGGTTTAAAATAGCAATTAGATCCTCTGGAAATCCTCCTTCGTATGTTAAATAATACTCAATAAAATCTCCATTTGTAGATTCTCCAACATATGCTCCCACTGAGTCAAATTCATTACTTTGAGATAATGAAGCATCAAAGCTATCACTAACTTCAAATATATCGTATGTTGTTCCGACATTAGTGTTTATAACAGACCTTCTACGACATTCAGACAGGTTTACAGTAATCTGATTATTGTAAACAAATCCACTATATCCTCCACTAGGCGATGGCGTTATTTTAGCTGCAAACGTATTAGCCTGATTAAGAGCCGTTTTATAATCTTCATTAATATTTTTAATTGAAGGTATTTTAATATCCACATACCTATCGTATGTTGAATTTGCTAAAAATAGAGGCTTAGGATTAAATGTTATTAGATCGTCAAATGTTTCTCTAGTTAAAATTATATTTGCAAAAACATTAGTCTTTGCATTGTTTTGAAGGTGTCGGATACTTAAGATCAGTCCCTCGAATTGAGTTGGAGTAAATCCAGATATGAAGTGAAATCTTACCTTATCATATGGAATAGAATATCCATTTACATTAGTTTGAACAATATTAGTATCATATGATAAATAGTCAGGTATCTTTTCAGAATCTAAGTATGCAAACTTATTATTTCCTATCGGTACCACTGATAAATCCTTTACGTTTCTAGTAGTATTTAAGGCAGCATCGGTGTTTATAATTTGATTAATATCTAGAGTTTCGTTTTCTAATAATATAAAATCTTCGCTTAGAAAATTAGTTGAGCTTAAGGGCTCAAACATATATTCTGCAATACAATATGTCGATATATTTACAAATCTACTTTGAGTCATTTTTATTTTTTCTTTTTAGCATTAAATCTATATACATAGCTTACTCCAACTTGACCTATGCTAGTTAAATTCACTAATAGATTATGATTTTTAATATAAGCCCCGCCAGTAATAGAGAAAGCATCGGTTTGAGATTGAGAGAACGACTTAAAATATCCTCCTCCTAATAGGAATCCTACTTTTTGATATTCAACGGAAACTATTTTATCAGGTGGTAGACTGTTAATTTGCATACTATCTACCTTCAACCAACTAGGTCCAATTAATCTAGAATTCCATAATCCTCTGCTAGTTTCAGTTAATATGATTTGTAAAGGTAATTTACCGAATGACCATTCTCCAAGATAAGATTTGGTTTTTGAAAATATCTTACCATTCCAATTTATAAATGCCTCTTCCGAGCTCGGATATTTTAGGGAAAGATTGATAATTGAAGTATCTTTAGGATCAACTGTGACTCCACCTTCAGATACTGCTCCTTCTAATGAAATAATAGATTTGTTAATCATTAGTAGTCTTTCATCCTGCTTTTTTAATAATTTACTAAGATCTTTATTATCTTCAGCTAGCTGTTGATTTAATTCTCGTTGAGAACTAAAATAATTAACCAGTTTTGCATATTGCCCGTCTGATTCTTTTTTTAGCTTATCTAATTTTACCAGTTCTCGATTCGCTGAATTGACTTCTTCCATTAGCTTCTTTTGAGCTAATTGATTTTCCCATCTCATCCATAGAATCACAGCGACTAGGACTAGGATAATAATGAAAGTTAAGTTTTCTCTAAGATTTTTCATTTAATAATATATTATTTAAAAGATCAGCGGTTACCGTTTGCTTGGTATCCTTCTCAATCTTATTTATCAATACTTTTTCAAGGGATCGACAATCATTTAACTTAGAACTTAAAATTTCTCTCTTATTAGATAAATTTATAAGTTCTGTTTCTAATTCCATCATTTGAGAATGAAGGTGATTATATTCATTACTTAAACGGATCATCTCGCTAATTAGCTCGGGTTTTATATTCATATTATGCGTCTATTATTTTAACTTCTAGTGGACTCAATAGGGCCTCCTCAATTCTTTTAAGTCGACTAATCATCTCAGACATATCGATATTGTTTTGAATAATTGGAGTCTTTGACATTGAATTATCTGTATTATTAGTCACATTACCCGCAGTCTGATCTCCTTCATTTTGACTAGTGATATTATTTACTGTTGAAGAATTAGCGTCCCCTCTGCTTATCATTGGAGGATTTTGAGAAGATGCAGTTAATGATTCAGAATTAACGCTATTGGATTTTAAGTTAGATACATTAACCTGACTTCGGTCTACTTTAACGTCTGATCCCTTAGACTCATTTTTAATATTATTAGCAATATTTGAGGAATTAATATTAGATTCATTTTGATTATTAATGGATGAACTTGAAATCACAGGATTTGAGTTCGTAACTGATGTATTCAGTGATTGATTTGAACCTGCAGATCCTCCTACATTTGAATTATTAATTGACTTTGATAATTCATTTTGGGTATTCGATATAGATGGATTTGTTTGTGACATATCCACTGATTTATCTGAACCTGAGACAGTGCTAGCATTATTAATATTTGCAACTGATTTAGTTTCGTTTGCCGTATTAACATTAACCTGAGAGGATCCACTTCCACCTGACCCAGAAGAATCTGGGCTCTCATTTTTAACCATTACATTTGTGTTGTCCTTTGAATTTAATACATTAGATCCTTCATTAATAGTCTTATTTTGATCATTAGCTGTTATTTCTTGATTATTAATATTAGTAATATTTGTAGCTCCACCTACTACAGAAGATGATTCAGGCTCAGGGGATCCTGCCTTGGCTTCAAATACACCAACTGAATTAGATCCAGACCCTACACTAGCTCCGTCTTTTTTATTTTCTCTTTCTTCTCTTTTCTCTACTCTCGCCTGTTTTCTCTCCTCTTTCAATTCTTTTCTTTGTTCTGGAGTCAAAAGAAATCCACCTGAAGTAGACACGCTTGGTTCTCCAGATTTAAAGCCTACTTTTTCTCCAAATATTTTTCTAATTACTCCACCTTCAGATTTAGGTGCATCTACATCAGCAAGAGGAGTCTTTGGATATATAATACTGTTGATTTTATCTGGATCACCAGCATATGCTTTAAGAATAAATATTCCTCTTAAAATTTCAGGATCTGGTTCCCATACAAATAGCACAGCAGGTAGACCCCCAGGGTCAGTTCTCCATGCTCTATATTTAGGTGATATTTTTATACTATTAAGAGCAGCAATAAAAGATTCACTGCTTCCAGATAGAATTTGTTCTATATATTGGGCAGGGGTAAAGTCAATTAGTATTAATGCGCCAGTGTCTTTGTCCCGCTCAAATTCTCCGTTTTTATCTTTTTTATATCCCTTTATACTTCCTTTTTCAGAGTGTTCAATAAATTTACGGTATGATGCTTCAATTTGAGCCTCCCATACCTTTTTTTCAAATAAATCTGGATCAAGCTCACCATTCTTTAATAGAGAATCTAGTGCTCTTTTTCTTCGAAGTATTTTATCCCCTTCTACTAACTCTTCAAATAGATTTCCGCTATATTCAGGGTTAATCTTTTTTAATTCAAGCTCAGTGCTATATAGAATGTCTTGTAGAATGGTGAATATCTTTCTACTATATCTAGCTTCAAATTTTGAATCTACTGTGGGAATTTGCCCAGATGCATCTACTTTACCGTATGCGTTCGCATCAGTTGAACTGATTATATTAACATCATCTTTATATGCAGCTATTCGATCTTTATTATTCGCATCGTCACTCTTCTTTAATTTATCTGGCTTTTTATAAGGAAACCATCTATAACTATCAATGAATGCCATGATCTTCTTTGAATTTTGCCAATGCCACAGGGCCTGAGCTACTTTTCTAATCTGCTCTTTTCTCGTTTCAATAGGAACTGCTTTACCTTTAGGGGTTATTGCCCCGTCTCCATACTGAGATGGAGCAGTCAACCATCCATTATCAATAAGTTCCTGCACGACGGCCTGGCCATAATTGGGACTCGACTTAAGATCTTCTACATATTGCTTATACTCATCCAGACTCATTATATAGTTAGATAGTCCAATTGAGAGAAATATAGCTTCGTATCCAAACTGTCTGGCCATTGACAATGAATCAAAATACTGCTTCCATCCTGGTTGTTCGTATACGTATGCAGTGGTTGGAGTTCCTTTTACGCCATCTCTTAAATTTTTAAGAGACTTATCATGCGCCAACGCGAACATATTTGGGTCGGCAGGTTTAGGAAAGATCTTATCTAATACAGGGGAGCTAGCTCCCGTGTTTGGATCCGAGTCAGATGCGTCGATTTTAGGATAAAGAAACTTAATGTTCTTTCGGGCTTGAGGGTCCGGGTCTTCTATGTTTTTAGCCGATCCTGAAATAGTTCCAAAGTTAGCAATATATTTTTGAACATACTCGTTAAAATCACCTGCTAATAATTTCTTTAACTCAGCCTCTGTACTCATCTTAATTAAAAGTTCTTTTTATTATTTATTTAGGTTTCAAATGAGAAGGCAGTCCGACCTGATAACTGCCGCCCTGTGAATTAATTTGATTCTGCATATCTATTTCTTTATTTTGTTCCTCTGTCTCCTCGTTAATTATATTAACTAAGAGAGAATATTCCATATATTCTAAATTATAAAGAGTATCTAAGGATTGATTAAGCTTCACCGCCAAGTCTTTATTAAGCTTAAATAAGTTCATCAAATCTAGCTGAAATAATGAAAATATCTTTGACAGTGAAGCTTCCTCCCAAAAAAATCGAGCTCTCCGTTCTTTCTTTACATTTTTCACATGTACATAGAACTTTATTTGTAGACGTATCCTTCATGTCTTTTACAAATCTATAGATTGCGCTAAATTTAGCGCTTGACCAGCCTTCCATGCTAATTTTAAATTCTCCTAGGTTTTGAGTATTTGCTGCTTTCCAATTTACAATTAAATAGGGAGCAATATCATAAAATGAAGGATCTTTCTCCTGTCCAGAATTAATTTCAAACTCTCTACGCTGTCTGATTTTGGTATTTACTCCGATTGTCGGCATATAGAATTTAAGAGTCTCTTGTAGTTTTTCAGAAGGTATAACAAAACATCTTTCATCTTCATTATACCATTTAAAGTATTCTCCAGGTAATTCAAATCCTTTTAAATTTCTACTCAATACTTGAACCTTATTTACAAATCCACATTTATTATCTTGGCATTTAATATTTGCCATTAATTTATTTTCTTGATTTGGAAAAGTCAATTCATATATCCTAAATAGGATGTGATATCTATCAATTAGTAAAATATCGTTATATGTAAATTGAGCTGGATCTCCTGGGATTTTAATTCGGGTGCACGAATTTAGGATAAAATTTATCTTTTCATCTATATCAACCGGATCATAGTCATCCATAGTAGACCAGTGTCTGATTTCTTTGGTTTTAGCAGATCTAATCAATATCTCTACCCTAGCTGGATAAAACATTCCATTAGATGGTAAAGTTTCAAGATTTAATATTTTCCAAGGAGATTCTTCGCTTGCACTTAAGCTAATTTCCTCAAATCCTCTTGCTTTTCCAAGAGAAGTCTGCTTTGGTAATGGTGTTTCAACTTGAGTACTATCTTCAGAAACGGGCTCAATCGTTTGTAATTTTTCCTTATAATTGTTTACTCCACTCGCTTTATCAATCTCATCTAAATATTGTTGAGCTTCTGATTCGTCAATTTCATTTATTTCCATAGGATGATCTTTTTTATTTTATATAAAAAAAAATAAAAAGGTTTTGCAATTAATATATTTTGCTAGATTAAGATCCAATAAACTGAGCGAACGTCATTGCTTTAAATGAATTAGATTCATATAAGCGCTCCATCGTATCGATATAGATTTCTTTCTTTTGTAGAGTCTTAGGATCTTTTATAAAGGCTTTGATTGTGTTATTTCTACGGTCTACCTTTACTTCTAATAGTCTACCGACTACCATTTTTCCTCCTTTATTTTTAATTTGAGAATTCACTAGAATTCCCCTGACCCTGTCTCCTGGTTTATAATTGTATCTTATGATATTTACATTTCGATCAAACTCGCTCACTCCAGGATCACCGCTCCTAGACATATCGCTTAATGGAACTTGCTTAATTGATACTCCTGGGGTAAATTGGCTTCGACCGGTAACGAAATTAAAATCTCCCTTTTGACCATAGAACGGCAGGCCTCTCATGTAGTCCCTACTTTGGAACCCAGTTACAGTGCTGCTCTGTTCATTTAGTCTCTTCATTAGAATACTGCAGGATAGTTTCTTTTTCTATGACCAATTACTTTATAAGTTCCAGGAGAAACCGGATCACCTGCGGAATTAGTGAATTCAAATTTCTTAAGCCATATATCTAGATATGGACTGGCTCCTGCTGCTGTAAATCTAGTAATTGGATATACCGGAGCATTAATATCGTCATTGTCTAATCCCCAAACCTTGATATAGGAAGCAGTTGCGCTTAATACCTCTATTCTAAAAATAGGTCCATGTGCATTTCCGATCTTATCGGATGCCTTAGGTCCTCCTATTTGAGAGTACTTGAGGGTAGTTTTGTTAGGATCCTGCTCTCTGCGATCAGTGCTAATCCAAACTGGACCATATGACAATTCTGGACTGGCAGATGATGCTGGGTGTATTTCAAAAATTTCTGTAGGGATATTAGTGTTCATATATCTATTAATTTATTGGGCTTTTCCATAAGTAATTAATCCAATTAATTTAATCTTATAATCAGCATTCGGATTAATTACTTTTATTTTATTTATTAAAGTCTTTGGATCATTTGATTTAGGATTCGTAAACATAGTAAATAGATTGTATAAATAATATCTTTTATATTCTAAAGTTTCGGCATCTTCGATCCATAATTCAACATTCTTATCCACGATAGAAATTTCTTCACCATTATCATCGTTAGTAGGATAGACAATTTTAATCATTATTCCTCTAACATATAGATTTCCAGATATTAAATCTAGTGATGGAGATCCTGTCGTTAATATTCCATTGTCAAACATAGTATATTCTTCTCCTGAACTTAGGTTATAATTTATACAAGAATGACTATCTACTGGAAACGCAAAATCGTTAATACAGAACGACCCGACAATATTTGCCCCTTCTACTATTTTGAGACATTTATCTTCAAATAATTGTAGGATTGATTGATTATTATCACAGCAATCGCATATATTGTTTATTAAGGGTAGCATCTGTATTATTTATTATTTTTTAAGCCTAGCAAATTTAGGATTTACTCTTCCGGCCTTAAATATAGGCTCGGGTTGAATATTTTTTTCAATTTTATCTTCATCATTTGAATAATCTTCAGGTTCTATATCTGTAGGTGTATCTACCTGTGCTAAATCCTCTTCTGTATCATCTGGATCCTTACTATTTGATTCTAAAATCTGATCGGTAAATTTAATGTAATAGTGAAGGGCAGTAAGCGACATCATCGGAAGAGTACCTCCTTGAATTATTGCCAATAGTCTTCGATGATCAGTATTATCCCAGTCTTCAAAAAATGGCTTTATTAATTCAACCCAGGATAGGAAATCTTGACCGTTTACATTTATATCTTTGTATTCAAAGAAGATGTTTCCTATGATTTGAATGCAAGTCACTAGGCCAAATAGAAACCAAATTGAGGCGCGATTTATCTTTATAGTTGCTGCTGAAACTGAAGCTAATGCAAAAATTTCTATTGCAATAGAGAGATAGATTGCCCAGCTTATAGGATTACCTAAATCATACCAGCTAACTACATGGCTAATTGACATAATTACTACCAACAATATTGGAAGCAAAAATGAATTTTGAATTATTAGATTCTTATTTCTTTTTAACCAATTAATCATTTGATTCTATTTTATCTTTTATTTTAGATAGACTAGTTTTTCCTTTATCTAAATCATCTTCATATATCAGGTAGTCTAGCATTACCAATTCAAGTGCGTCTTTTATTTCCTTTTGAGAGGAAGTTTTCTTATCTAAGTTAGAAACAACAGTAGATAGGGAATCAATCTTTGCTTCTAATCTATCTGATTTGTCTTCTATTTTAGATACTTTGCTACTGGTGCACCCTTTTCCTAAATATAATAGAAAAAATAGGGCAGCTAAGATCTGCCATACCCATTTATTAATAAATTCTTTGATGTTCATATGAGTTCTTTTTATTATTTATTTTAAAAAAATAAAAGAAGTTAAATAAAAATGAGAGCTAAAGAACCTATTATTAAGGTTGGAATTCCAAAAAGATATGATACGCTATAGATATAATCTCTCTGGTTATATTTTCTATCTTCAAATTTTATTTGAATGATATATCCATAGTAATCTTCAGTTTTGACTCTTTCATAATCTACAAAAATTGAATCCAATATGCCTTCTTTTTGCAAAAAATCAGTATACTTTTTAAGCTTATCTCCCACATATCTTAATTCTGCAGGTTCAATTGTAAGTTCATCATAAGTTAAAATCTGCTCGTTTAAATTAATTCCTAAAAGAAGAAATTTATTTTGGCGAGTAATTCCCATTTCTTGGAGTTTACCTGTGCTTTCAAGATTATCTACAATCTTGATATAGATCTTTCTATATTTTCTGATTTTAGAATATTCTCGATATCTATTTAAAACTCGAGAAGGATAAATGTAGTCTTTAATTTTCATATGTCAAATATATGGTTTAGTGTTTCTTTAAATTCAGGATTCTTTAAAAGTACGTTATCCCTTACGTCAATTCTAATTTTCCTAAGCTTGGTTTTAACTGTATTTTCGTTTATATCGTATTTTACAGATATCTCCTTAATCTTTTCATTCTTTATCATCTTATCAATTGCTATATTTCTAAGAGTAGAGTCTTCGATTTGATTTATTGCCGATACTGTCTCAGAATACAGATGGTCTATTTCGGACTGAACTCCGTCTGAGTCATATTCAATTGAAATATCTCCACCGCTGCCCATATATTCTAGGCTCACAGTAGGATGCTGATTCTTTTTGTAGAGATAAAAAAGGGTCTCGTTACGAGTAATTGTATAAATCCAAGTTGTAAACTTGGCCTTATTAAAATCAAATTTATCTATATTTTTAAATATTTTTTTTAAAGACCACTGAAGAGCCTCTACTGTATCATCATCATTTCTACAAAAGGTCCACACAAAATACTTTAATTTTGGATAAATTAATTCGACAAGCTCATTCTTTTGTCTTTCAGTTATCGAACAATCTTGAAATTTCGATGCAATGTAATTAATTCTTTCATTTGCTTGTTGGTTAGTTGTTTCAAATCCCATGTTTTTAGTTAGCTTTTACATTATTTTTATTTATATCACGAATGATATTTATACAAGTTTGACACTTTTCATACTCCTCTAACTCTTCGAAGAATTCAATGCACCGATTTAGCCATTCTACGAATTTATCTCTAGATAAAATTATGGGATATTTAGTATCACCTGTACTAATTTCAACAATTTCAATTTTTTCAATCTTAGAATCGTTATAATTATTTTCTATAGATTTTATAATGTTATCATAAATTTGCCATCGATATTGAACAAATAATTGTTCTACCGTTAGCTTTCCGTGAAATTGTAATTTACTCATGTTGAACAGTATTAATCGTAAATTAATTATACCACAATCCTAATTAAGATTTAAAGAATCTGTTTTTTATTTTTTCTATCTGATCTTGGGTCTCAATATCAAATACGTTTCTTTTAATAGTTTTACCACTTGCTGCTGTATACGTATCAGTGTTCATTCTTCTAATCTCATCATAATCATATAGAGAAGACTTTCCATTATTTCTATGAACGTTAAATATTTTTTCCTCTACTTCTTTAAGATATTCAGATGGTGCTCTCTCAAAGGTTTCAACGGCAATTTCCCAAAATTGACTCGATTCAAATATTGAGGACATGTTAACTGACGTCATTGCCATATCATCTGTTCCGTTTTGTCCTCTATATAAACCACCTTTAGATTTTCCAAAAGATCCAAGCTCAGAAACCGTTATCCAATCATTTGGAATAATTCGGTCAATTGCAACTAGATATTTAAACTTCTCACAATATTTAATTTTGTTAGTTGGACCTAATCTTAGACCAGGTTTAAATGAGAGTGCTGCCTGAGTATGCTTAGTATGTACCATCTGTCCGGGCCAATATTTATCATTTTCCTTAAATCGGTTTAATAAGATGTCCCCCTTGTGATTTAATTCCAGTACAATTCTAGTTTGATCAGTATTGAATATTTCATATATAATATGTTCGCACACTACTGAAAATTCGTTAATATCAACTTGATTAGATCTAAAATATCCAATTTGAACTAGCGAAACTGCATCGACCTCATTTTTTACAATGTTTATCTTTTTACTCAATTCCCTAACTGGCAAAGGAACTGCTTTATAGATATTAAGAACCGAGTAGTCTCCTCCGATTCCATCTGCAGTATCAATGCTAAATACATAATTAGTTAGATCCTGTTTAAAATCTGAGACTGTTCTATTTAGATAATTTCGATGGAAGAAAATATATTGATTGTAATCAAATAGATCCTCCTGTAATATTAAATTTACATTCTCGTATCCTTGTTTAATAATATCTAATTTTCTTAGATCCTTTGAATTTAGAAGTAATTTGTCTGAAGAATAGAACTGTAGGCCATATTCCTGATTGAAATCTTCTTCTGATCCAAGATCTGCAATTTTCCTTTTTTTCCATTCTTCATCACGACCTGCAATCTGCCACCAGTCAACTCTTAAAGGATAAAAGCTTGATTTTTTGCCTATTGCATCTGTCCATATTTCCCAGAATTTATTTTTACCATTAGGGGTAGACGTTATGATTATTCTACCGTTAGGGTCAGCTGTTACTGTTGGAAAAATTGCTCGATAAAATTCATCTAAGTTAGCTTCGTTAATGTGAGCAAACTCATCTATATATAATAAGTTAACTGATAGACCAATACCTGATTTTTTAGTTGTTGTTCGTCCTACTAATCTACTATTTGAATCGAATTTTACATTACTTGCATTAACAACATCAATCCCAGGCTTCATAAAGAACGGAAGACCTTCTAAACTGATTTTAAATTTATCTATTAATTCTTTAGTGGTTGTAAAATTATCTGCTACGCATAGAGCAGTTTTATCGGGATGAAATAGTAGAAACCATAGAATAAAAATGGCAGAGGTTACTGTTTTACCAGTTTGACGACTTGCCATTAATATATTGAGATTGTTATCTTTATACGCTTTTAAAATCTGATTTTGAAAGTCTCTAAGACCTCCTGCGTCCTTTACTATCATTCTACCGTTGTTGGTTTGAATGACGCAATAATTTAACGCAAAATAGATTAAGGAAGATTTACACTTTGACATCTCTTCGATTTCTTCTGGAGTATATTCAAATGGTAAATTTTCTCTTCTTAAGTTTATATCATTATCTTTAAATGGAGACATTCCTAATTTTCGAACGTCCTTTACCCCGCTATTGATGTCATCAATTAATTGATTTATCTTCTCAGTTGTCCAGATATAATTATTGTCCTTAGAGTCTCCGCCTATAGCAGATACCCGAGTTGTGGAATATCCTCCACTATTGGACATTATATCTTTCATATCTTAAATTATTTCAGTAATATCAATGAAATCTTCGCCTGACTTATTCTCTTCTTCATTAATCACTATATCTGATTTACGAAGCAAATTTAATTTATTATTTGGATCTATTAAATTAGCATCTCCATCATCTGAAATATCTGAATCAGGTAGATTTTGTATTACATTTTTAGTTCCAACCGAGATAAAGTATTTTCCTTCAATATCGCTGGATTCTACGCGGGCAGAATCTGGATTTGCAGGGGCATCATTGTTTAATTTTTTATAAGTATCCTCTAAGAAAAGAATGTAGTTAGCCTGCATTTTAGTTATGTTTGCCATCTTATCCTGCAATTGACCCATCACCTCCAATAATCTAGGTTGAACATTTCCAGTTGCTATTTCTTCCATAATCTTCATTATGGATATTTTAAGAGTTTTTAATTGAAAGAATAAATTTGAAATATTAATAGTGTCTAATTCTTTCTTATGTCGAGCATAGTCATTTTTTTCAAATATTCCAATATCTACAAAATTCTTAAAAAGAGAATCTGTTATTTCTCTTGCCTTTTGAGTAAATTGATCGCTCATTTGATCAAAGTCGTATTGGCTTTCCGATCTAATCTCATTAGATAATTCATTATCTAGAACCATATCCTCATTGTCAGAACTGATGCTACTTAATAGATTTTCTATTTCGTTTTTAAGGATTTTTCTGTTATCCTTACTTATTTTTCCGTTTGCCATTAATTGATTTTATTGTCGTTCTTATCTACTGCCGGATTCGCATATGCTTTAATGGTCTTAACTGCTTCAATCCATTCATATACACAATCATTAGCCGACTTAATGAACCTATCTAATGTTTCGTTTATTCCAAACATTTGAGAAGATAGAGTATTTTTCATTATATTATCTTTATAATCGTATCCTAAATTTATTCTTCTATCCTTTCTACTTAAAGTTTCTCTATATATGCTATCTTTTAACATGGTACAAATTTATTTAATTTAATTGTCTTGGTACAATATCAGTTATTCTAATATTAACTGCTCCTAGCGGATTTAATACACCAGTAGGATCAACAGGTCCTATTCCAGAAGCATATTGGTTTCCAAATCGGTCACTAAATCCTCCTCTAATTATTGGAAGCTGACCGTCTGTAATTATAATATCATTATAATCATCTAATCCAATTAAAGCAGCTCCCGGATTTGCAGACTTAGCTGCCTCATTTAATTCCCCTACAATTGTAACTGCAACTGAGTCAACTCCTTTTACTTCTTCGATTATTTTAATTAAATCACTTTTTGGAATTCTATTTCTTCGAGTATTATTAATGAAATATAAACCTAAAGAAGAATAGATATCGGATTTAATTAATTCTACGGGAACATCATCGAATACGATTATACTAAGATTAATTACATATTTAATTATTACAGGATCAATTATTTTAATGTCAGTTGAAACTAATTTACTTCCTGATTTTTCAAGATATTTCAACAATTCAGACTTTTGAAATTGACTCATTCTAAATATATCTAAATCTGCGCCAAAATAGGATTGCGGAGTATTGAATGATCTAGTTATATCAGGTATTAAAAATAAATTTAACATTCTATCATCAACCGGATCTAAATATATTGAAATCAAAGAAAAAAGTCCTAATCGTCTAAGAACAATTTCATAATGATCTGGATTAACTAAAGCAAAGCTTTTAGAGTTTTTTGGAGCAATTAATCTAGTTAAATCTGCGCTTTCAGGATTGGTTCCAAAATAAGGAGGATTTTCAGTTTTAATTTTAATAAATTTATTTAGATCTACTTCTTCTCCAGTAATAGTAAATCCAGTATCATCAAAAGAAAAATTGACTGACGAAGTATTGGTAGTCTTAATATTTCCGCCAGGTCCTTCTGTTACTATATATTCAACAGTTATCTTTGATCCAGGAGGAGGAATTAATCCGTAAGATCCGTTTCCAAAATATAAATCTAATCCAGATGTTATACCTGTTTTAATAATAAATCCAGGGGCACTTAATGGAATATCTAACATCGATTCATATCTTTTCCATTTTTGATCATTAACATATACATTTACATAAAAATTATCTATAAAATAACTTTGAGGGCTGGCAACTGAAAAGCTAGTCAATGGCTTCCCAGACCCTGTGAACGTTTGAGATTCTATAATCCCTTGTCTTATTTGTAATTTAAGACCATTATCTTCTCCTCTAAGAGAAAATTTTATTTGATCTTGGGGTAAATCTAATAAATATATTAATCCGTTGTTTTCGCTTGTTAATCTGGTTAGATTTGAAATAATTACATAATCTGCCGGAAGATCGGTTTCATCCGTTTCTAATGATAGGGATATTTCTCCAATGGCTGAAGTTGCTCTACTTGGATTATGCCCGGCGAGCGAAGCTAATGAATATATTGATGTCAATCGAGTTGCCTCATTTATATTCAATTCAGTTATAGAATCTTCTATATAATAGAATATTAATTGAGTTAGATTCTCTATTACAATTAAAATTTGTCCAAATGGAGAAGCTGCCGTAAATACAGCCTTGCTTTGATTAAATCTGGCAGTTAGATAATTAATTGTATCTAGAGTAATATCCTCCACTGTTGCCTTAAACGAGCTTAGTATCTTATATGGCGAAAATTGACTTGGCATTATATTAGATGTAATTTATATTATTTATACCGAAATTATTAAATTGGATCGCGAATTATTTATACTGATTTTAATACTGTTTATCAAATACAATTAATCTTAGATAAATAATCTAAAGATATTGACTAATAAATGGAATTTGGATTAGATCGAAGCGACCTTTATTTAAATTCAAGCCTATCATTTAAGTTTGAATTTAAGTCTCCTCTCAGAAGAAGAGACATGGCATCAAAGATTGCAAACAATACTGGCAAAAAAGTAAAGTGGTTTAAAGGAGTAGATGAATCTTTTAAACCTAACACCGATGTGTTTAAGCTTTCCAACAAATATTCTCATTCATCTAAGACCTTTATTTTTGAAACGGGTCTTTTGCCATATCATGACGCGATAAGATTAATGCTGCAAAGTATGAATATAATTGATCATTTTGGTCAAACTGATGATCGATGTCAGCTCACGGTAGGCATCTCAATGAATGAACATAAACTAAATTTACCATTTGGAATATCAAAATTAAATAAATTTAAGTATTTAATTGGACTGGACGAAGATCAAATCTTAGAATCATGGAACACCGATGATACTGAAAGAAAGAAAATACCTCAGGGTAATTACTTCTACTTTCATTCTAAGCATCCGTATACTTCGTATATTTCAAATTCAATAATTGAAAAGGCAGATTCGAGCCAATTCAATTTTCCAGAGTCGGATTTCTTTGGACATCAGTTTAATAAAATAAATGAAGGTATAATTGAAATAACCTACATTGGCGGAAAAGATTATCAAAAAAGGAAAATTGAAGCAAAGGGGACGATTAATTCTATCATAAACCGAATATACAATACCTTATCTGAAAACTTTAGTTATGATATTAATGAAAGATCTAAATTAAACTCATTAATTGAAGAATATAAAAGAGCAGTAGATAGTACTAAAAATCCATTAAACCTAAAGTCAAATTATCCTAACATTAAACTATATCACGATCTTAGATCTCAAGAATTTTTAATTGAATCTACGTATCCTGTTTTTAGAGAAAAAATATTCGATTTAGTTGTTTTTGGAGGGGTTCACATTGCTGATATTAATTGGGACAACACTAGAAAAATGCTTCAGGTAAAGGGAGCAAAGATAGATAAAAATGTCGTAATAGAAGGAATTGAGTTCTATAATTGTACAGTCGAGGCAGATGCTAAAAATTGTCTATTTAATGCATGTGAGATCAGGAATTCAAAATTAGAAGAGTGCGACGTGATTGCATCTAATTTTATAAAAAATTCTAAATTGATTGAATGCAAATATCACGGAACCAATAATACTATTTCTAAGAGCTATATTGATAATGATCCAAAAAATATGATTTCAGCTGAACTTAGAGACTGTTTAGTTAATCGAGGATCTTTTAAAATAGGATCTGTGATAGATGATAAAACAATATTAATACAATGATAACTAGAATTAAAAGCTTTAGCAGATACCTAGGAGAATCTAAAATCTCAGATTCTTTGCAATATCACGTTGATCAAGGAATGTCGATTACTGAATCCGTATATAGGCCGGGCAGCTCTGCTCATATTAAACTATTAGTAGAGGCCAGAATGCTTTTTGAAATGAGATCTCTTGAATTAGGAAGGCTCGATGGTTATTTATTTGAGACCACAGATCTTGGTAAAACTGGCATATATCAAGGAGTTGAAGTTGCGTTAGATATGCCACTAGAGGATTTTTCAATTGAAGAAGCCAAATATCAAGGCAGGGAAGTTGAATTAGGAAGACCTATGCGTGGGGGATCTAAAAAATACGTAGTATACGTTAAGAATCCTTCTACTGGAAATATTAAAAAGATACAGTTTGGAGACCCTGGATTAAGCGCAAAGGTAAGTAATCCAAAGGCTAGAAAAAGTTTTGCAGCTCGACATCGATGTGCTGAAAAAAAGGATCGGACGATGGCTGGCTATTGGGCCTGTAGAATTAATAGATATGCTCATCTTTGGGGAGGAAAAACTTATCCGGGATATTGGTAATGAAATATTTAATAGCATATAGTTTATTTGAATCGAATAGATCTGAAACTAAGGTCAATTTACCAAACATCAGCGATTTAAAAATAACGTCTATAAAAACAATTGAAGGTAAAAATAAATGGCATCATTCTAAAGATAAATTAATTCATATGATTTTAGATTTAGGAGAATGGGAAAAATTTCCATCGAATAAAATCCCTAATTTCTATGATAACCTTAAGAAATATTTGCCATCGATGGATGATCATAGATGTTCAATTGGAAGAAAGGGAGGATTTTTCTCAAGAGTTAAGAGGGGAACTTGGTTGGGACATATAATTGAGCACATTGCTTTAGAATTACAAACTCTTGCCGGGGATGATACTGGATTTGGAAGAACTAGAGAAACTAGAAAAAAAGGAGAATATAATGTAATATTCAATTATGAAAATAAAGAAGTTGGAATTAAAGCTGCAAGAGAGGCAGTTAATGTTGCAAAGAGATTAATACAAAATAGCGATCCTAAAATAAAATCAATAGTTAAAAATCTAAACATTAAAAAATGATTTATTTTGATACTGAAATAGATAATTATGTTATACGAGAGTTTGATGAAGATTCTGATTCAGATGACCTAACTTGGCATCGAGATGCAGAAGATAGAATTATAAGCTCAATTAAAGAAACTGATTGGATGATACAAATTGAAGATCAATTGCCTGAGGTAATAATTAATGAAATTGAAATTAAATCAGGGGTTTGGCATCGGTTAATTAAAGGAACTGGAGATTTGACCCTAAAAATAATAAAAGAAAATGGAAAACAATGAATTTAAATCATTTGCAGATACCAGAGAGGCCGGTGCTGAAAAGATTGTAAATAATGCAAAGGAAAAGGGAGGACTTGCCCTTTTAACTTGGCACCATTTTAAAGTTAAACTTCCTTACTATAAAAAAGCAGCCGCTGGAAAATTTGATTTAGCCGGGGCAAAAAAGGAATTTAATGAAACTTATAAAAAAATATCTACTTCTATGACTCAGATAGAATTTCAGAGGGAAGTTGGTAGATTGGAAGTATTAGGTGAATTAATTATTAGGGAGGAATCTAATAAAATAAATGAAAAGGCCGAGGTGCTTAGTTATTCTCAATATGTAACTGAAAAAAAAAAGATTAATCCGGTATATTTAACTAAAGATGCTAAAGCAATGAAAAACGAGATTAAGAAACATGCTAACAAAGATGATGATGACCCAACAGCATACACAAGTGATCCCAAAGGAGAATGGAAAGCTGATTATAATCAAAAAACAGGTAAACGATGGGGAACTCAAAAGAGTAAACACACTAAGAATTTTGAAAAAATGTTTGGAAAATGATATTAAATTTTAATGAATATTTAATCCTTGAACAAGGTACGAACTCTTGTCCGTTAGCTACTCAAGATCTAAAGGTAAATACTCAAAATCGTAACGAAGCAATAGAGGCAGACTATATTAAATATGGACCACTAAACCTCAATGACGAAAAATATTGGGACGAGTATGCTAAAAAATGGAATACTGAACCTGAGGTTGCAAAGCAATCTAATTGTGGAAATTGTGTAGCTTTTGATATTTCACCAAGAATGAAAGATTGTATGCCAGGGGAGGTTTCAGATCCGGATGGAAAACTTGGTTATTGTTGGATGCATCACTTTAAATGTCACTCTGCTCGTACGTGCTATACTTGGGCGGCAGGAGGACCTATTGAAGAAGATTCAGTTTCAGCAAATTGGCAAAGTAAGAACGAAGGAAAAGTCGATGAAAAAAGAAAAACTAAAAACTCTCCAGACTGGCATGATTCAGATGCACCAGATGCTAATGGAAAATTTAAAAAACTTGGGGTAAAAGAACTTGCAAAATGGTTAATTAGAACTAGAGGAGGAGATATGCGTAAGATTACCGGAAGCCTAAACCAACAGATAGTATTTAATCGAAACGATAATCCAGCATACGCTAAAAAGATGGAGAGCGTTAGAAGGGAAGTAAAAAAACAATTAAATAAAAAATGAAAATCTTTACATTTTTAGAATACTTAGTAGAATCTTCAAATTCAGATACTGCTTTAAAAAATAAATCTGAAAAAACTGGGATTCCAAAGGGAATCTTGAAACAGGTTTACAATAGAGGACTTGCTGCATGGAAAACAGGACATCGTCCTGGAGTAGGTCAACATCAATGGGCAATGGCTAGAGTTAATTCTTTTGCAACTAAATCTTCTGGTACCTGGGGAGGAGCGGATAAGGATCTAGCAGCTAAAGCTAGAAAGGCTAAGAAAAATAAAAAATAAAAGAAATGATTTTAAACGCTAGAAATAACGGATTTGTTTTTCTATTTCCACCTGATTTTTTTGCAGAAAAGGTTAAGGAAAAATATAAGAAATACTATCAAAGTCTAATCTTGCCCTATGATACAATAGAGGATTTTATGTCTTCTACTGTACAGGGAATAGATTTCTCAGGGTGGTCAATGCAGCCTGTTACCCAAACCCGATTATTAGGTAAAAGACAGGAGTATAAAAATTCGACTCCAATCCCAGATCTATTCACTAGGGAATTTACTCTAACCTTTAAAATGGCAGATGCTTATCTAAATTATTGGATCTTTTTGGACAATGCTCTTAATTACTTAGATTTTGAAAATAAAAATCAAGTGCTTTCACCCATGACATTAAGCATGTTAAATAACGAAGGATATTTAGTATCTAATGTGGTATTCAATAAACCAATTCTTAAATCTCAAGATTCTCTAAAACTTTCATATAGTTCAAATACTCCAAACTTTGGTACTTTTACTGCTAAATTCGCATACTTTGATTTTGATCTAGATATTAATTTTGATTAAAACTATTTTGATAATTCTTATATAATAATTAAACAGGAATAAGTATGGGAATAGTTTTGTGTATGATCGTTAAAAACGAAAGCAGAGTCATTGAGCGATGCTTGGCTAGTACAGTGGGAATAATTGATGAATATTGTATAGTAGATACTGGATCGACCGATGGAACCCAAGAAATAATAATTAAATTTTTTAATGATCGCGGAATAAAGGGAAGAGTGATCGATCGAGAATGGAAGAACTTCGGCCATAATCGAACTGAGGCTCTTGATTTAGCTAGAGAATCTTCGTGCAATTGGATCTTAACTATAGACGCAGATATGGTCCTAATTAATGAGGGATTTAATAAATCTGAATTAGATACCAATTATTCTCATTACGAGGTGTTTCAACAAAATCCTGGAATTAAGTACACTAATATTCGCGTAATGAATTCTAAATATAGATGGAAATCAGTTGGAGTTACTCATGAATATTTAGCTGCGGATAATTGTAATGTAGGAGGAAAACTCTTAGAATCGATATTAATTAATGATATTGGAGATGGTGGAAGCAAGGAAGATAAGTTTGAACGTGACATCAAATTATTAACGCAGGGATTAATTGACGAGCCTAATAATGAAAGATATGTATTCTACTTAGCTCAATCCCATAAAGATACTCAGAATTTTGAAAAGGCAATCGAATTTTATAAGAGAAGAGTTTTAATGGGAGGATGGTATGAAGAAGTATGGTACAGTTACTATATGATTAGTAACTGCTATTCTCAATTAAATAAATTGGATGAAGCCGCAGAATGGGCAATTAAAGGACATGAATATCATTCAGGAAGAGCCGAGGCTCTATATGAGATGTGTAAAAAATTCAGAGAGATTGGAAAACATCAAGACGCACTTAAATTCTACAATCTTGGAAAAGATATAACTTATCCTAAAGAGGACAGGCTCTTTGTGAATTATTCTTTATATGAGAATAAATTATTTGAATATGAGATGTCGATCCTATATTATTATTTAAATCCATCTACTAGAAATTTAGGCTCTAGAATATCAATTTCATATCTATCAGATAATCCAGCTAATCATACAATAGGATCAGTATTTAATAATTTAAAGTTTTACGCAAATACTCTCACTAAAGATGGATTTAAGATAGAATCGATAGAAATAGATCCTTCTATAATTCCAGATGGTTTTATAAACTCATCTCATTGTAAAATAGATTCAGATTTGCATAATATTAGACTAGTTAATTATAAAATAGATCGATCTAATGGAGCATATCACTATCAATCTGACGGAAGACATATGGGTTGGGAGGAACTTGCAAAAGAACCCGTTAAAACACTAAATTTGCTTAATGGAAAATGGATCATGCAAGAAGAATATAGAGTTCCAATACATGAGGGTGCAAGAGTAGAAGGCATTGAAGATCTTAGATTATTTAAGGCAGAGGATGGATCGATTAAATTCCTGGCAACTTCCCAATTTATAAGTCCTAATCAAGGAAATAGAATATGTTCTGGAATATATGATGTTGAGAATAAAAAGATTATAGTTGATCAGGTATTCGATAGTCCAACAGGATCAGGCTGCGAAAAGAACTGGGTATTTTTGAATGAGAATGAAATTATTTATGGTTGGAATCCAGTTACAGTCTATTCATATCCAAGTATGAGTGAGGCTAGAAAATTTGAAGTCCCAGTCTTATTTTCTTTTTTTAGAGGATCCACTTCTGCAATTGAGATAGGTGGTCTATTATACATAGTAGTTCATTCAGTTAACTATGAAAACCCAAGGACATATCTTCATTATTTAATAATTATGGAAAAGAACGGTAAGCCTGTGATGCACAGTTCTCCATTCTCTTTTGAAGGAGAACCGATCGAATATTGTCTCTCTATAAATTCAGTTAATGACGAAGAATTAGAATTTAATTATTCAACTTGGGACAGTACCTCAAAATCAATCAGGGTCCCTCTTACCTATTTCTATAATAAAATGTTCTATCTAAAATAAAAATCATGTATATACTAAATCCTAAAAAACAATTCATTAAATTAGATCCTGAATCCTTTTTTATAAATGACCCTAATGTTGGAGCCTGGATGTTCAGTTCAGGCATACCTGAATGGGGACATATTCAATGGTGTATTGATAATTTTATAAATTCAGAAGTTAACTTTGTAGACATCGGTGCTCATATTGGTACTTATAGCTGGACGATTGCTCCTCATGCAAAACATACTTATTCCTTTGAGTGTAACCCGGAGGTTTATAACTGTATGTGTGCAAATATTTTTTTAAAAGATTTAAATCATAAGATAACAGCCTACAGTTTCGGATTATCATCTGATGAAGGTGAAGCCACTTATTATGTTAGATCTAAAGACGGCGGAGGAAATGGATTTACTTTTCTAGGAGAAAAGAGAGAAGAGTCATCATTAGGTACACTCAAGTTGCCTCTAAAGAGATTAGATGATCTAAATATAGAGAATATTGGCCTAATTAAGATTGACGTAGAGGGTCACGAAATACATGTTCTTAAAGGAGCATTAAAGACTCTAGAAAAAAATAATTGGCCTCCTATTTTATTTGAAAGCTGGGACGAATGGAGAGAAACTAGAGAGCACATGATACCTGCGTCTAAATTGAGATCTGAGTTATTTCAATTCTTGAATAATATTGGATATTCAATCGTGCCAGTTGGAAATAATTCTGAGATCTTCCTAGCTGAGTTTAACCGAAACTCCTGATTTTATACCATATCTTAGCAAGTATAGTTCCATTCCCAGTGGCAGGGTCTGAAAAATTATCAGTACTGAATGAAAGTGCTCGATTTAATTCTATAGTATTATGAATGGTATTACTACCTTCAATTTGATGTTTAGTAGGTTCAATAATGCAAACTCTATTATTTGTATCGGACAATAAATCAGCATTTATTACTGCACTCTGAGCATATCCGATCCCTAATCTTTTTGCTCCTCCTGGGTATGTATATGCGGTTGAAATGTGAGTATATTCCAGAATTACTTTAGGAATATCATAATAGAACCCGACCCCAGGTGCGGCTAATAAAGAAATGGGAGAAGTTCCCATGCTTAATATTTGAGCCGAACTGATAGGAACACTAACATAATCATAATTATATTCAGAAAATATAGGTAAAACCTGAGCAGCTGAGGTTTTAAAATAGACTAGTTTATTTGATTTATCATAAAAATAAGTACTATTCGGAACTGATGCCCAGTCCGATGAAGAATCGACTACCCTAGTGTAGTTGATTGCTCCTGCCATTGCTGTTGTTACTGTCGTTACTGCCATTATACTAAAATATTTCCTTGGTTATCTTGTGTGTTTACTAAGTCTTGGGTTACATTTGCATTTACTGGTGTAGTGCTAGCATGATAAACATTATTAGCATATACTGCATTTGTTGCAGTTGCCGCATAAATACAATTAGAACCTGCAGCTGCCTGTAACGAGTTGTTCATGATATAATTGTTGAACGCAGGGTTACTACCAGTTATTTCAATTGCATGTGTTCCACCTATGACTGTACAACCTCTTACATAATTATTTGCAGTACTTGGTGCAGTGAGTAACATTGCTCCTGCTTCACTAAGAACATAAGCGTTATCTATACTATTTGAAGAATGCAACCCGGTGCTATATTCTGTGTCTAGATATACAGCCCAGCTAGTTGATCCTGTGATAAAAGTTCCTTCTTTTACTGTACCTCCACGTACAGCCACTGCCTGGGAAAGTACACATTCCGCATGACAGTTAACAAGTGTACTGCCTATATTTACAAGAACAGCGACGCTGTCTCGTGATTTAATAAAACAATCGTAAGCACTTCCAGGGCTGCCAAGACTTGTTCCTCCTAATGTAAGACCAGATCCTGCAGTGGTTGCAGTAAAATGACAGTTAAATAATGTTGTTCTAACTCCAGATGCGCAAAGATCATCAATTGACTGAGCTCTAAGATATCTCATCGTTCCACCTGACATACTTAAGGGTTTTCCAGTACCTCCTGAACTAATTACTTCGATGTAGAGTCCAGTACAGTCTAAATCACTAGTTGACCCGCTGATGCTTAGTCCAACTGAAGAAACAGATCCGCTATTGATGACTATTTTACCATTTATAAAGGCTAATTTTACGCTTGACCCAGAAAATAGAGTAATCACTCCTGTTGAATATGTACTTGTGTAACTATGCCCGTGCATATTAATGTTTACTCCTGAAACCAGAGTATTTGTAACATTGCCCGCCTCAACTATGTCAGCAAATTGCTCAATTGTTTGTCCAGCAACAGCTGCCGCTAATGCCGCAGTATAGCTTGCATAGTATGTATAATTTCCACTAGAATCGGCTATTCCTAGCGGTCCGGATGCAGCAGCTGGACCAGTAGATCCGGTTGCCCCGGTTGGACCTGTATTTCCAGTTACTCCGGTAGGTCCAGTATTTCCTGTCGATCCAGTGTTGCCGGTAGGTCCAGTATTTCCAGTTACTCCAGTAGGACCTGTATTTCCAGTTACTCCGGTAGGTCCAGTATTTCCAGTTACTCCGGTAGGTCCAGTTGGCCCAGTCGGTCCCGTTACTCCAGGTATGGATACTGATGTAGTAACAAATGAATAATAAGCAGTTCCTTCAGTATACCAGTTAACTGTTCTAGGGGAAGAATTTAAATTGTTAAGATATACTTTAACAATCATTCTATCAGTAGTTAGGATCGTAGTAGTAGGTATTACTAAGTCTACTATCACCTCGTCTGGAGTGACAGCATCTACCCATTCAATAGAAGATATATTAGTTGTCAGTACTGTACCATATCCAACCCCAAGAGAGTTTGCCAATTCTATAGTTACATATGCTTCTATATTATGACTGGAAGATCCCTTTAAGAAATGTAGGTGAAATACTTGAACTCCTCCAGGTATTACTGCAAATCCTAATTCTCCGGTTAAAAATTCAGTAACTAGGGCCCCAGTTTGACTTCCAGTTAAACTAGTTGGTACTGTTTGTTGTGGCGCTGCAAGTGGAAGCTTTTCTAAAGCTTTATACGGAGCAACATCTGAACTAACAGAATAATTAAAATAGTATATTTGCCCCGTTGAAAATCCCTGAGGTCCAGTGTTACCTGTCACGCCGGTCGGTCCAGTGTCACCAGTTGGTCCCGTTCCTAGAGGTCCAGTATCTCCAGTCGGTCCAGTATCTCCAGTCGGACCAGTATCTCCAGTCGGTCCCGTTCCTAGAGGTCCAGTATCTCCAGTCGGACCAGTATCTCCAGTCGGACCAGTATCTCCAGTCGGACCAGTATCTCCAGTCGGACCGGTATTTCCAGTAGGACCTGTGTCTCCAGTCGGACCCGTTCCCAGAGGACCAGTGTCGCCAGTCGGTCCAGTATCTCCAGTCGGTCCAGTATCTCCAGTCGGTCCGATATATGCTAATTGATATACTGATACAATGACCGAAGGTATATTAGGACCAGGTTGAGCTGCAGCTAATGAAAAGGAATAATCTAAATATACTCCGGCATCATTAGTTGATGCCCATTTTAATTCAACGTAATCTCCGGCGTTCAGAGATAACATCCAATTCCAAGCAAAAACTGGTTTGGTTCCATTATAACTGGCATAAGCCAAAAAGTCAGTATATCTGCTTGAATCTTGAACATCCACTCCGTTTATAGATAGCCAGACTGTAACATCTGAAGGGATTAAATCAACTGGATTCGTTGTTGCGAATCTAGCTGAAAATTCTATATTGTAGGTTCCATTATCTGGAATAGATATCTGAGATCCAGAATAACTAACTCCATAATTATTAGGATCTGAATTATCGTATGTAATAATATTAGTAGCTCCAGTTCCTCCTGAAGTTTGATCTGAATTAGACCAAAAGGTTCCCCAATTGGAAACAACTCCACCTAAACCAGGGGCTCCAGTATCTCCTTTATCTCCAGTAGGTCCAGTTGGCCCAGTTCCTAGAGGTCCAGTTGCACCCGTGTCTCCAGTCGGACCGGTGTCTCCACCTGGTCCAATATCACCAGTTCTTGCGAATGTGATTAATACATCCTCTCCATTAGTAAAGGAAGTTGATCCTGTAATATGAGCACATGCAACTTCAAAATATCCAGTCTGTTCAAGTATCCCAGAGATAGTAAATATAGAAAAATCAGAAGAATCTAATTTATTTGTAATTTTAAAGTGTCCTTGAATCGGGCTCGTTGAATCATCAATTGTTCTAAGGAAATTTTGTATATCATTGCTATTATCGTCAGCATCATCAATTGACATAATGGTTGCTAAGGATAGATTACCATTATTGAATTTTAATTTTCCGATCCCAGGATCACTCAATAATATATTAGTATCGAATGTATAGTCAAATGTAATTCCTCCAAAAGATCCAACGGGACCTGTGTTTCCAGTAGGACCAGTCAGTCCTTGTTTACCAGTTGCTCCGGTTGCTCCGGTTCTACCTGTTGCCCCAGTAGGACCAGTTAGCCCCTGTTTACCAGTGGCTCCAGTAGATCCAGTAGGACCTGTTCCAAGCGGGCCAGTTGCTCCGGTTCTACCTGTTGCTCCAGTGAATCCAGTAGATCCCTTTGGTCCAGTAACACCAGTCGCTCCAGTGAACCCGGTCGGACCTGTAGATCCGGTAGATCCAGTTGGCCCCTGGCTTAGAGATCCTCCTACAAATTTCCATGCAGATCCGTTCCACTGCCAAACATCTCCATTTGGACTGGTATATAAATCTCCATTCGAAGGATTAGCTGGCCAATTGATCATCTTGTACTTTATTTTTATTTATTTTTGTAACAATTCTATTAGTTTACTTTTTGCTGAATAATCCATAAAAGGAAGTCCCGATGAATTTACAGCATCAACTAAAGGTTGAGTATTTCCAAGAACATATGGATATAACCAAGCCGCAACTTCAGTAGAGAGTTGAGTTACTTTACTTTGCGAGGTAGATAAATCGTCTCCTAAATCTATGAAATATTGCATGAAATACATCGTTGCATTTTCTAAATTTGCAGCTCTAGCTAGGTTTCTACTACTATATGAAATTATACCTGAATCCATTTTTATTCTTTATTTTATACCATTTCTATACTTATCGATACTATTAAAGATAATCCAGTAGATGTATCTTGAGTATCATTTGAATTCCTATACATTAGGACGGCGACTGGATCTCCAGGATCAACGTCGGTTCCTAAGAAAGTAAGAGAAGTTGACGTTAATGTATTACCATTTGCAGTATAAACATAAGATTGCCACTCAGTTTCTGTGTCTGTTCCTAATGCACCACCAGCAGTTGGTTTCGCTAAACCTATAAAATGTTTTATATCACCTGTAATGTTTGCCGCTGCAGCTGATGATACAATAATAATTTTAATACTTGATCCAGGCGGAAAATATGAAGGTACGGTAGTTCCAGCCATGCATCCTTGTATTGCAGGCGCAGTTCCACTAAATTCTTGAGCTCTCCATCTTTGATTTATCCATTGGATGGTTGAACCTGCAGTCATAGTATCACCGTTCCAGACAAATCCTGTTACAGTGGTACCCATGTCATATGCATAGAATGAATCTATCTTTTTTTCAGTTGGCCCAGTTGGCCCAGTATTACCGATAGGTCCAGTTGGTCCAGTTGGCCCGTCAATAGTAGATGATATGATTTTCCATATACTACCGTCCCATTGCCACTTATTGCCGCTCGGGCCAATATAAATTTCTCCTATTGATGATGGTATTGGAAAATTAAGAGGCATTTAAAAAAGTTTTTTATTATTTATTAAAATCGATTAGATATAAAACAAATGCGATTATACTGTAATATTTGTATATAAATTGAATATTGCTTCTCCTATGGAAGAAGAACTGACTTGTGAATCGAAATCTAATCTATCAATACTTAATTCTGAGATTGTGGAACCTTCTCTAATAAGAGATACCTTTAGAGTGTTCCAATTTTCACTATTTAAAGTTGCTGAACCTTTGCGTAACATCTCACTACATAAATAATGGTATATTCCTTCCAATTCATCTTTATTTGCTAAATCGTCAGGTCGCTCAAAGAAATCAGGGGTTAATAGATTTGCATTTACCACTTCTTCGTTAACGTATAATTCTATCTTAAAAAAATTCCACATATTTGCATTATGTTTTTAGAACTGTCACATATAATGATCCTTGTCTAGGGGATCCACTTGCTCCTGAAAAGCTTTGTGATGCACCAGTTACATTAATTGACCTTACATCAATTGTATGGGATCCAGCCGCTAATGTAACTGCATAAGTTAATCCCCATCTTATGTTTAGATTGGATACAGTAGCAGTTGCGCTTGGATTCTGAGAAGAATATCTTCCATATCCACCTTGAGCCGGAATTGTTCCGTCAATGACTATAGCAGTGTCGCAGTTAGAAATATTTGTGGCACTGGTACTATTTGTTCCCATTCCACCGTCTGTGTTTATTAATACAAAACTATCAGTAGGTAAAGTTATGCTTAAAGATAATCCAGGTAAAACTGTAAAAACGGTAGTACTTGATATTGTCTGAGACGCCGTTCCAAATGCTGAATAGGTTATTTGTCCAGTTGTTCCAGCATTGCCTGTTGGGCCAGTTGCTCCCGTATTACCAGTAGGACCAGTGTTTCCAGTAGGACCAGTGTTTCCAGTAGGTCCTAAATATCCGCTTGGAGTAACCCATTGCTGAGATGTAGTATCATCAATATACATCGCAAGCTCACCAGTATCCGAGTTATACCAAAAGGAGCCAACTTCTAATGTTCCAGTTGGAGCGACATTATCATAATAAAATGGATAAGGTCCAGTGTCACCGGTCGGCCCGGTATCTCCAGTCGGACCAGTATCTCCAGTCGGCCCCGTTCCCAGAGGACCAGTATCTCCAGTCGGACCGGTATCTCCCGTTGGTCCAGTATTTCCCGTTGGTCCTGTATCTCCAATTATATTAGTAGCAATTGATGTTACAACGTTAGATAGAGTGTTACCTCTTAAATTTAAACTGAATGTCCCAGTACCACTTGGTGATTGAACATATACTTCAACTAACACTCTACTTGTTGTTGATGCAAGAGGTGTTAAAGGTACATATAAACTATATTCTGTAACAGCCACTGTTCCAGGATTTACCAAACTTGCACTATTATAATCACCTGTTGCTAGCGTTTGTAAAGGGGTAACGCCGTCGGAAGCAACTTCTTTAATAACCGTCCAAAACTTAACTGCAGCTCCTCCGCTATTGCGAAAACAATATAAAATTGTGTTCCAAATACCTCCTATTACCACTGTAGAATTTGGAGTTCCGACAGGTGTAACGAAAGTTCCTACCAAGGTTCCAGTCCCAGATGTTGAAGAACTTGTTATTGTAGTTTGAGGACCTGTGTTTGGTATAACTATTAAATCATCAGTAACAGGACCAGTTCCCGATGGACCATCTAGGTATAATACTAATCCGCTGTTAATACCATTAAAACCAGCACCACCTGTAGGTCCGGTTTTTCCAGTATCCCCAGTCGGACCCGTTGGACCAGTGTCGCCAGTAGGCCCAGTGTCGCCAGTAGGCCCAGTGTCTCCAGTTGGACCGGAGTCTCCTGTTGGCCCAGTGTCTCCAGTTGGCCCGGAGTCCCCAGTTGGCCCGGAGTCCCCAGTTGGCCCGGAGTCCCCAGTTGGACCCGTTCCCAGAGGACCAGTGTCTCCAGTCGGCCCAATGTCCCCAGTTGGACCCGTTCCCGCAGGACCAGTGTCTCCAATAGGTCCTGTGTCCCCAGTTGCTCCAGTTGGACCAACAGGTAGAGCTTGAGATGCCCATTGATATGAATTACCGTCGTTTATATAATAATATTGCTCTCCGGTATCTGAATTATACCAAACTGCTCCTAAAGAAATTGAAGCTGGATTTCCTCCATCATTTGGAATAGTATTTTGATAATAAAAATCATATCCATTGATACCTAATAGATCAAGTATTTGACCATTTTCATCAGTGTAATAAACGGTTTGAGTAGTAGGAGTAGTGCTAGTTTCTAAACCCGGCTGACCTATCCATACAATTCCTTGATTATTTCCAGGTGTAGGATACGGGAAAGGACTTCCATCTAGTTCAGTTAAGGTTAAAAATCCATTAGATCCTGCACCAGTTAAACTTACCCATCCTTTGCCATCTAAATATCCTATAAAATCTTCGCCGAACTCGGGTCTCTGATTCTGTATACCGGTATATATGATTTCACCAGGAACTCCAATATCTGGCCAATCTGGAAAATCAGTAAGTCTCTGTCTTTTAGTTTCAGCTACTTTAACTAATAATTCCTGACCGTTTAATTTACCTAGAGAATTTATAGTAAGAGTAGGGATCCCGTCAAGGGTCATTGATATAGTGTCAGTTATCTCTAATAAGGTAAACTTTCCCTTATATAAAGACATTGAATTACTAACCTCATCATAGTTAATATTCGATAGAAACTCAAGATTACCTTCTGATAAATTCTTAAAGTTTAAATTAGTAATATCTATGATTGAAGTTAAACTTGCATTACTAAGTTTTCTAATACTTTTAAGATTGGTATACACCGCCATTTAGCGTCTCTTATTTTTATTTATTTATTAAAATTTTTTCAGATTATTCACTAGGTGGGAAATCAGAATCAATCCAATCACCATTAATTATAGTGCCAGTTCCATTTAGTTTCTGATATGAACCGAATTGTCTAATTACATTTCCTTTAGGTCTAGTAGAAGAATCCTCAAAGCTAGGATAATAGGTTTCCATGTCAATTGAAAAAGTCATAGTAACATAGGTATCATCTGCATAAGTAAAGCTATACTTCTTATCATTGGATATAGTTTCTGGGAATGTAATTTGGGCTGGAATTCTAATTCCTCGGTATTGAAAATAGAGCACTCTATTTTTATAGTAATAATCAAATATTTTTTCTATAATTTTAAAGGTTTTATTTAAATTATCCGCCTTAATTTTAATGTCAAATTTTAAAGACATTGGTAAACTAAAGAGCCTAGAAGAATAGGCTTTCATTACCTTTTGATCATTCTCATTTCTATCTTCTTGAGTAAAAGTACCCCTAACAAATTTATTAGTAATATCAGTTGATTTTATCTGAAAACTATTTAGAGTAACTATTCCTCGAGGAACTATGTCGTAGTTTCCTTCTGCAAAATCAGGATACTTACAATCGTCGGGTACCTCCGTGAAAAAGTCTCTCATAAATCCCTGACTACCTGCAAAATTATAGAAGAAAGGTATTTCATGCTTCTCTATCTTGCCTTCTCTTACCATATCAATTATTATTTCTCGATTAAGTAGATCTAATAGGGAAAGAGTGGCATTTCTTAAGAAGATATCCTGCGTGTTTTGATTCTGAATGTTTTCGTGATTTGATGATTTCATATATATTATCTATTTTTACTGATATAAGGAAGATTTAATTGAGGTTTACAATTATCAATAATTAATAATTTTGATTCATCTTTTATGTATTGTTGACTCAATATAAAATCATGCTCATCCTCCTTTAACATAGTATTGAATAATCTGATATTACTTATTAACATGTTAGAAGAAGGTATATAGTATTTTTGGTCTATTAAATTAAATTCTTGTGGTTGAAAGTCTCCCTGTGAATTTAATACTTGAACAAAATCAGTATGATTCATAATATCTGCTGGATCCTCCTTGATTGAATATATAAATCCTCCAATTTGCTTAAATTCATTAGATACTGAGATCACAAGTGCATGCCATTCTCCAGATACAAAATTATTGACCGAGAATTGCTTTTGGAATCCGTTTATTTCTACTAATATATTCAGATCCCCTTCTGGTTCAGTTCCAATGTATCTTATAAACTGTCCAGATATTCTGATTCCAGCTCCTGTTTCGTTGTCCCATCCATTTATAAATTGCAATATGTCTGCGCTTGAATTAACATTAAACAGAGCGGTAAAAGAAATATTACTCAAGTCAGTCAGATTAAACTGCGGCTCCGCGTTATAAATTACAGAAGGCTCTCTTACTTTAAATTTAACTACTGGGTTTCCATTTTCATCAAATGTAGTCATAATAGGACGCTGCTTCTTAAATGAAAGATCCGAGTAGGCTTCAATTCTAATATATCTGCCAGATTCGGATTGGCCTACATGATTAGGTATTGTATCAATCGGACCCCGTACCCGAATAAATTTAAAGTTATTTCCACTTACATTCTTATCAGTTGTGATAAGGAAATTATTTCTCCAACTAATAAATGGATCAGAGCTCTGATAAGCAAGTACCGTGTTATAACTACCAGGGTCCCCTGGATTTAAGCTAGGGAGACTTACTAGGTTGACATCAGATGCAACCGTCGGTGAGCCTGTAGTGAGCCTATACGTGGCATCAGTTGGACTAATAGAGGAGAGGTCGTAGTAATTTTCAATTAAACTATTATGATTGAATGTATATTTTAAAGGCCTCAATCTTAATTCAGGATGAATTGAGTTTCTAGACGAATCAAATCTTCGGCTGATGACTTGATACTGTTGTGGCATAGTTCCATCTTTGATATCTGCCTCGACTTCTTCTCTAAATAATTCCTCAGCTGACTGTATAACATTATCCAAGAAATGTCTAGTATCATCAGTAAGCAGCATATCAATATTTGGATTGTACTTCTTAAGGCTTATTTTCCAAAACACAGGAGTCATCATAATAGAGGATCTGTTTATATAGGATCCTTGTACTTCATACATTCTATTCAGGAGAGGAAAATATAAAAAGTCTCGATGTCTAGGCTGAGATGCTTTTCCAAAAATAGATTGAAAATATCTATGATCTATGTGGATCTCAAAAGGTAATTGAAATTCTAATTCAAATTCAGAAAATTTAGGATCCATGGAAGGAAACTTATTTCCAGGTACCATAACTTTAATGCATTTACGATCCACATTTTTATAGAGGGTCCACTCTTTAAAAATATAGTCTCCGCTATCGGATTCAGGTAACGTTCTAAAATAAACCACTTCATGTCCATATACCTTGTTGGTATAGAAAGAGAGTTCTTTAAACATATTAACTGCACTATCTACTTGATAGGGTCTAAATTTTGGATCAGCATTATTTATAATAGTGCTACATCTTTCATCTGAACATATCACAACCGGAGCAAATGTATTTTGTGTGCTTGCAGTAACTGAATTTAGGAATCTTAATTTTATTTCATTGATTTCGATGATTGAACCTAATTCATCGGTTGTTCCGTCATCATATTCATACTTAATCTCAAAATAAAAGTCAGATCCGTCTTCAAATATGATATTCGCAGCCTCTCCAATATCACCAGGCTCCACCTCATACCATAGGGACCAGTCTAGTGAATTTCTAGAGTATCTTAAATATCTTCTTAGGTAATTTAAGTCGACTGCACTAGGTGAGCTGATTATGATATCTTCTACATAATCAGTAAGAGAAGAAATATCACAAATAGATTCTGAGGTTTTAAAAATTCTAAAATTCTTACTAAAGGTTAAGGAATTTTTCTCAGGGTCAATCAATAATTTTATTGTAGTTTTAGACATCGCAAATAGGAATCTTTAATTTTTATTATTTATTCTCAACATTTAAGTAAACTGATTCAAGTTTTTCGGTAAAATATATAATAATATAGATGAGCAAATCTAAATACATACTAGATCCCTTATGGATCACTAAGGGTGGATCTCACCTAGATGCTGAATATTACAGCTACGTTCTATTGGCAGCAAATAAAAGATTTAGAGAACACCTAGATCAAGGAGATATTTCTAAATTTGATGAAATCATGTTTCATACTTTAAATCTAAACAATTTAGTTATTGAAGGCAGCATGATAGATTCAGATTTTAAGCCAAATTGGAAGGATCCTAAAATTGTTCAAATTAGAGAACACTTGAGGAAGGTATATGAAGTGCCAGATAATTTATTAGAAATATTTAGGAATGCCAATTATCTTTTCACCAGTCTTCTAATAGATCACTTGGACAGAATGCTGGATGCAGTTGATAAATCTAGAGCCTATTTCATAAATCCAGATATCTATAAAGAGAAAGAAATATTCTTTATAGTTAATCAAAGAAAGAAGTCTAATTATTCTGTTTGGAAGATCAGATTTGATAGAAGATTTAAGCTGGGCCAAAAAATAGAAAAGATAGTCGATTTAGAAGTTGACATTGAAGTACTGGACGATTTAAAGAATAAGATCATTGAGCTTAAAAATCCTAAATTAAAATCTATTAACGGAGACTTGAATGTAATCTTCATAATAATAAATCGAAATGTGGATCAAGGCCTCGCAGTTAGATCTATGGCTGAATCTGTTTCTTTCACTAAACGAATCGGCCTCGATTATCAATTCAATCCTAATATTTTGGACGAATTATACGAGATCCTTCTTCAGGAAAGAGTCTTGCCCTTTACAATTAAATCTTGGGACTAAAGATCGTCCTCCACTTCTAAATTAGATTCTTCTAATATAGATTTAAGTCTAGTATACATACTGTTGTATACATCTGTTTTATCCAGTTCTTCTTTGCTCAAACCAAATCGGCGTACAACTGATTTACTAAAGATCAAATTTTTAATAGGATCCTCTTCTCTGAGGGCCTTATTTTCATATAAGTTCAAATATACTCTGGCTTCTGATTCAGAATCTACTTCAAATTTTGAAATATTCATGTAAGAATTAGAGATAGATCCTCCGTCTGTGTTAATTTCTGTTTTTATAATTAGTCCCATTGTTTGATTTTTATTTTTAATTAAAATTTATCCAATAACATAAGATATCGAAATCTGATAATTTCCAGAATTTGGGATACCCAAGGCAATGTCGAGTTCACCTGCATCGGGTGAAGCGAAATTGATTCTTCTACCGGTACCTACGCCAGTGCCGAATGCTTGAATTGACATTCCTCGAAAGGTAACGATACTTGCTCCTCCACCTGGCTGTACAGGTAGATACATGCGATATCCTCCACTTGGCTTTACCACCAATGTTGCTTGCACTTGAACTACATTTCCAATCTTTGTCCATATTCCGCTAAAATCCGGATCAGGAGAAGTGCCATTAAATACAAAAGTTCCTGATTTTAAAGAAAGCTCTCCAGAATTTGCATAAACTACGCCACTTGGATTATATAAACTATTTGTAAAATTGAATAGATTTCCATTGGAAAATCTAAAGTCGGGTGTAGTTGGACTAGTTCCATTTAAATCAAGCTCTCCAGATATTCTATTCTTATCTGCACCATCAATTACTATTCCATAAACCGTTCCCGCAGTAGTTGGATTTGCAGAAAATTTATATCCATAGATATCATTTGCGAAAAAATCTGCACCTGCGTTAATTTGAACGTTGTGTCCGAAAAAAGTGTCGTATGCATTTACACCCGAGCCTAGTATAATATTAGTGCCTCTGATATCTCCATAAAAATTATCAGTTGAGCTAGATCCTAACGCGATCAAGCTACCAACAAATGATTCTGGTATTGGAGAGGATGCAGTTCCATAATTATAGACCCCTCCAAGTCTAGATATTCTATTGCCAACAAAGCCTCCTCTCATTTCAGATGCTGCCGTATTGCTAAGGATTAAGGTTTCATTTAATATTAATTGATCTGAAACGTTAATGTCCTTAATAGCATTAATATTAAAATTAAAGTTGGCACTTGTTGCGGTCGGTTGTGTGACATTAAACATTAGATTACTAAATCCGCCAGACGGAATTCCTCCACTTACATTATGTATTGATCCTATCGGACCATCGGCGGCTATTCCTAACCCTGCATCTACATAAATACCACCTGGTCCAACATTGAGAGAGTGATTAACAGATAAGTTTTCTTGGATAACAGCATGCTTGTCTACGTGCAATTCACCTGCTCTTATACTATCAATATGCGCCCCAGGACTTCGGATTCCATCAATATCGATTACAAAAAGACCTCCGGATGCGACAGCTGGGGTGGTCATACTTGCTGAAACTACGTATAAGTATTTTCCAGAATATTTAAGCCTACCGGGTCTAGCTAGTCCTATTAATCTAGTTTCAGAAATAACGTAAGGATTACTTGGATCTGAGATATCAACTTTTATAATCGTTCCAGGATTATTAGGATCAGCACCTGGGTTAAATGCTAAAACATATGCCGTATTTCCTAAAATCTCTACATCAATAGCAATAGATGTAAATGTAGCTGACGAAATACCTAAAGATGTATCAGATAATTTAATTGGGGTAATACCCGTTCCTAATTGTATATCATAAATTAATAATTGCTTGTTCCATACTACATATGCATAACTTCCTAATACCCTTATTCCCCCAACGTTTGCAGGTAATTGCGATACAGTAATTGTAGGGCCAGTAAGTGAAAATACTCTATTAGTTACATCCGTTGATGCAGTAGGAGAAGTTATTGAATTGGGATCAGATGCATCAAAAAGAAGAAGATCTACCTGTAAATTACGAGTGGTTAGTCCAGGATTAGTAACTTTAGTTTTTAAAACTGCTACTTGACCATCAGATACATCCATTGATATGTATCTAGTCCCACCAGTATCAATATATGAATCTGCTACAACTGGAACCGTAGGATTGGCTATGTCAACTGAGGTTAAGCGTGCAAAATTTAACGTATTAGTTGGATAATCCGGATTACAGATAACCCATGCATATGATCCTCTTACTTCTAGTCGATATGCCCCTTCTAATCTAGCCTCGGTTTCATTTATAATTGAAATTCTTCTGATAGATTCAGTTGTGGTAGAATCATTGTATATTTTACCAATTTGAAACCTGGCACATGTGCTTGAAAGAGATGATACGCCAGCAGTTGTCCCGTCCTGATTATTTACGAAATATGCATATTCACCTGCTATCTTAACATCAGATATTCCTGCTCCGAATATATATCTAGAAGTTACGAATGAAGGTGGTGGACCTGGAACAAGCGTTGTAGTCGAACTTGAAGTATTCCTAGTATATTCTAATATTGGTTTTTTAGGATTAACTATATTATATAGATTTATTCTTCCATTCTGGGATATATCAATTGGAGAATGGTCCCCACCTACGGTAATTAATTTATTGCCGGCAATTGCTATTCCTTGATTATATTGCCACTGTTCCTCGGTAAATGAATTTGTAACAGACTCGGCTATTGAAACTTCGCCAGTTGATATCTGTTCTATGTTTCCTTCATTTTGCAGGGTTTTTCCATTTAAATAAATAGCTTCGATACTAGAATCCTTTTCTAGCATTAAATAATCCAGTCCGTCTACTTCGGGTCTTATGCTACTAAAATTACTAGCTATACCCATTGCAATCTTTCCAGTTAAACCTGAAAGATCAATTGTTAGTCCGTCTATGTTTAAACCTGTAAAATATTCTCCAAGTGCTTCCCTTGATCCTATTCGGGTAACCACTTCTCCTCTAACAACAGGAGCACCTTCATTATTATATTTAGGAGTAATTATCTCAAGAGCAGCATTGTAATCAATCTCCCCGATTAGAGCAAGTTCTGGCTTACTTAGACTTATTTTTCCTAAGTATAAGTAATTATTAGTTGCCGGGAAATTAGAACTACCGCCCAGATCGTCAACTACATGCCTAAACTTAAGATTAGTTTTAAGACTCGATATTAAATTATCTAGGGTTCCATTTGTATCTTGATATAGGGATCCTAATTCTAAATGATATCTACCTGGTATACCAGATGTAGAGTCTACATATATTTTTTGTATTGCATTATATAAATTATCAGAATTAGTAGGAAAATTAGCAATATTAATTACCCCTAACTTCTCATTAAAATTACTTAGGAATAATATATCGTTATTTGAGGTTCCACCTAACCCATCAGTAACAGTATCTGGGATTGTATTTCCTCTATTTGGAAATAGTATGTATCTATTATCATCAGGGCTACCTGCTCCTAGGCCTCGTATAAAGGTTGCACCTAAAGAATTTAAGTAGTTATTAATTACGGCGGCAAAGTCTACTACGACATTCCATGTATTAATTGAAGCATCGTATTGCCAAATAGAACTGTTTGAAGTATCTAGATAAAAATCATTATCTTCTAAATCTGTAAAAGTTTGTGGATTAGGATCCCCTGCACCTACGAACCAATAGTTTCCATCGTCTCCGATTGGACCCTGAAGTCCAGCGGGTCCTACTCCTCCTTGAGGACCAGTTACTCCCTCGTCTCCAGGTAAACCTATCCCTAATTCTAACAACTTGTTGAAATTAAAATTTAATTTATCAACTGTTATTGATTGAGAATCGCTATCAAATAGCTCCTTTAAATTTATTCTAATTGGCATTATTATATCAATTTAATTTTTACCTTTGGACTTATTGATAACCCGTTGTTAAAATTCTTATTAAATTTAAACTTAAGTATAAATCTGTCAGTTTTATTTATTTGTAAATTTCTATTCAATGTATATCCTAAATCATTGCGCTGCTGATCATTTAAAAATTCAAATTCAATAGTATTTGGATTTCCTGTTTCAGTTGAAGTATTACCAATAGATTTGGTATATAATTCTACTCCATTAATGTTGTAAAGTTTTATAATATTTAATTTAATATATTGAACTGTGTAACTTTCAATTGAATTATTATTTCCAATGTAATCAACACTGTTAACTAAAAATTCATTAAATTTTTCTGATATTCCATCGGATATTAAAAATGAAGTTAGAACGTTTTTAATGTTAATATAGCCTTCAATTTCTCTAGGATTATCTACATAGGCTAACTCTATATCATCTAAATTAATTTGATTTAGATCAGTAAATATTTGAGTCGAATAATTTTCTAATTCTATTTCATCTCGAAGATTTATTAATTTAGAAATAAAGGAATCATCTTCCTCTATTCTAAGAGTGCCGGGCACCGCTTTCTTAGTGGACTTATCAGAATATTTATAATGAAATCCAAAATCCCAATTAGACTGTAGAAGATCATAATCTGCTCTTCCAATTGCGATTTCATTTACCAATTCATATTTAGGTTCAAATATTTGATCCGATTCTAAGTCTAATATCTTATTATCTGAAATTTTAATATGATTAAAGTTTATAATTTTTAAGAAATCAGGAAGCTCTAAATTAAATCTAGTATTTGCATTCTCTAGATCAGAGATTGAATTACTTATAAATATTTGGTTTGATTTAAAGGCAGATACATCTTTGAATAATGGAGAAAATCCTCCTTCATATCTATTAATTTCATATGGATTGTCCAATTGAGATCTTTGATATGAGAATCCAACTAGAGAACTAAATGAAAAATTAGAAGGTTTATTAGCGTCAGGCTGAGCTATAATTGCGTCAACTTTAGTAATATTAGAATAATTAGGAATATTAATATACCAATTTACATCAGAATCCTGAGTGAGAGTAGATCCATTTAAACTATAAGAGGAATACTCAATGAACGGATTCAATGAATTAGTAAGTCTTTTAAATTCCCCAAAAGATAATTTTTGAAATAGGGATTCAAAATATAGTTTACCACCTGTCATTATTTTAAAAGTATAATTGTTTCTAAAATAAGAAGCAGGAACTGCTGCCGGTATGGTAAAGGCGGGAACACCTAATTCATCTACTAGTGCAATGTCTGAATTAGTTGATAAACTAATTGATTTTAAAGAGGACGATATTATTTTACTAGTATTTTGAGGAATTAATCCAGGTGCAAAATCTAAAAACTGATCTACGTTTAAAAAGTTATTCCTTCCGATTAAGAAGGTAGAATCAGTGAATCTTTTAAATTCATCGGATATTCTAGAATCATAATTTAGAAAATTTAAATTACTAAGCCCTTCGATATCATTTCCACCCGAGGTGAAAGCACCTGATGCGCTTAAGTTTATTTTTTGAGAAAGCTTGATGTTAGAATAATTATCTAATAAATTATTAAATTTTTTATTTTTTAAAGAATAAAGACTTAAATGAGTAATATCAGATATATTTATTCCATCAATTGTTTTAAATTTAATTCTGTATTCTCCATTTATTGAATCAAATACATAAGCAGAACTTAAATTAGGATCTGAATTTAAAAAATTATTTCTATCAACAGGCGATGTTGTAGTTGGAGCCGATTGCACTTCCTTCCAATAATCGTCTACCTGTGAAATGTCTCCGATGTTTAATTCAATTAATAAAATAACAAATTTAAAATCCTTATGCTCTATAAATCTATAGTTTAGAGGAGGTTTAGTATCATCATTTATTTTCTCTTTAACCAATTTTAGCAAGCTAGTGAATCTATAATCCTTAAATCTAGTTGAGTTAGGATTTGGAATAGGTATACCTGCATTATCTAAATTATTTGGATCGATGTATTCTTTAAAATTTATTTTAAAACCTTTAAAGAAGCAAGAAAATTCATTTAAAAAATCTTTATTTATTGGAGAATATCTAAATTGCGTTCTTCCTACTTCAGAGCCATTAAATGTTGGTGTATATGTAAAATAATTTACAAAATAATCCTTCTCTGTTAGGGCCCTATTTAAATCAAATGGCTGATCAAAATAACTATTATTTAAGAAAACAGTAGATGGATCCTCTAGATAATTAAAATTAGATTCTATATAGAACCACTCATGAGTAAAGTTATCTGGATTTTGTGACCTGTCCTCGTGATCGGGAGAAAAGTTATTAAACCCAAATACTAATTCTGAATTTAATCTATAGAAATTGTCCCTAGAATCCTTTCCATTTGAAATTATCCATTTCGTAATATACGGTAACATTTTAGATCTAAGAGCAAAATCTGTATTATAATTTTCTTTATAGTAATCATACTCATTTGAGGCTAGTCCATTTAAATATTTTTTCCTAAGTTCAAAAAATCTACCTTGCTGTTCTGGAACTACTAGATCTGGATCCTTTAATAAGAAGAATCCTGGAAATTCTTGAAGTTCTCTATTCTGGTCATTTATTGCAACGTCTAACCTTGCTCCAGGTGTAGATGTATCATTTAAGTAAGAGACGTATACATCACCAGATAATATTGAATATGAATATTTTTCAGTTGAAGGTGCTAATATAATCGGTGTTCCAGTTGAGTATGTAACTCCATTAATTGAAATTTTCCCATCTCCAATAATTTCATATGTATAATTATGATCTAATAATTTTACCTCAGGTGGAATAAAATAATCTTTATATAAATCGATAACAGGAAAATTTAAATATTCACTTGAATAAAAATCAAAATCAAAATCTTTGATTGGAAAGAAGGATATTAGACCTAATCCAGGTTGATACTTTCTAAATATAGAGCACTCTGCGTAAGTGATTTGAGGTTCAACATCTAAATCTAATGTTATAACCATTTTACTAAAATAATCTGATATCACTTCAGTTCTGGATAATTCAGTTAAAGTATTCTTTTCAGAAATAGTATCTTGATATCTAGATATTTTTCTTATCTTCGACCAACCTTCAACTGTTTTAACCAAAATATTATCTAGATTTTCTTTTATTCTAGTATAATTATCATTGCTTAATATTAATCTGTTTCCACTTTCTCTAGATCCTCCTTCAAAATTAATTAAATTACCTATTAAATTGTTTCCAGTAATGCCTCCAATTGTAATATTTGAATAAACATTAAGAGGAGATCTAAATTCTATTTTAAAGGAAGAATCAAATTCTCCAGGAGAATTAGCTTTAATAAAAATATATTCATTAATTGCGTATGCTTTCAATGGAAGATTTCTAATTGCGTTTATGCAAGTTGCAATAGCAGATGTTTTTTCTTTTACCAGACCAGTGGGGTTAAAGTAAAATATATCTTCGCCAATAACTCCGTCTATATCATTATAAATATACGCGTCCCCAGGGTTAGGAACCTCAGAGTATGAAAACGCAGCCCTGATTAAGTCAAATTTTCCGTTTAAATCAGATTTTGTTCCAAGCGGATGATATATTTTAATTTCATCTAAGTGATTAAATTGATCTATTTTTAGATGTTGGGTTGAGAATCCTCTAATTTGAGTTGAATTTGCTTTATCCTGCACAAATACTTGATATGGGCCAAATAGATTTCCAAAATCTATTTTAGTATCAGCGAGTCTAAGCTTAGCTGATTTTAATTCTAAGCTAGCTGGACTATAGTCAATTTCCCAAGAAGAATCTAATTTTAACAAATGTAACTGATCAAATTTATCAATTAAGTAATTAAAAAATAAATTCTCTTTATCAGAAAAGGAATCTTCAAGATCTGAAAAATAAATGTTAGAGTTTTTAACCGGAACAATTGTACCATTTAAGTTAGATTGAGTCACTTGAATTTGTTCCCATTCAAAAGTTTCTCTTCTTAATCTAGGAGTATTTTCCCACGATCCTCTTTCGTCATACATTCGATCTAGGTCTATATCCAATTTAGTTAATTCTATTGCATTTACATAGAATCCAATATATCTATCAAAATCATATAAATCAGGTTCAGTTGGATCATCGAATATGAATTCCATATTCAAAATATTAGGGTAAATAACTCCATTTCTCTCAAATCCGCCAGTAATAAATTCTTCAAAAAATTTAAGAGGATTTGACTGTTGATAGAATTCATATAAATTTTCACCTCTAGATCCAATTACTCCAGAATCATACAATATTCCGTTCCAATAAGTAAGGTTTCCTTCTTGATATGAAACGTTTAGTGAAGAGGGTGGAAAAGATTCAGAATTTACATAATTTCTAAGATAGTCCCCTACCTTTGTTCCTTTTTTTAGGTTAAAGGTCTTAATTATCTTAGAATTTTTAAAGGTTTCTCTCATGTAAGACTCACGGTCATACGGATATTCTTCTTCTAATTGATCTATTTTTTTATTTATTGGATCCTTTATTTTGAGAACAATAAAATAGTCTGGAACCTCTTTTTTTAAATATAGAGGTGCAAAATAAGATAATTTTTCAGAATATCTTCTGCTAACTAAATATTTAGCTCCGCTAAAATAATTAGAAAAATCGTACTGATCTTTAAAATCAGTTGATGTTCGATCTGCTTCAAATGACTCCTTTAAATCAAATACTATCTCTCTTGGAGTTTGACCTGAATTTAATAGTCGATACATGTTTGCTGACAAAGATTTAGTAGGATCAATAGCAACTCTCTTGTATTGATCTTTAGCCAATTCTTCATTTGCGTCGATAGTATTCAACCACATGTTATCAAAAGAATCTACCGTAAACTTAACATTACCTGTTAATTTAGGATTGGTTCTTACTAATTGAAAACTTGCAGTGTCATCTAATATTTTAGAATATTTTATTTCTGCCATTTTATATCATTAAAAAGTTACATTGACAACTCCTCTAGATGGAACAATTGGGGCAGCTAAAGTTGTTTCTTTCTTATATTTAGTAGATACGACTAAATCAAAAGAAAAAGGACCTTCATTCTTTAAGAAGATGTCTATTCCAATTTTTTTAGCGTAAGTTATATTATTTAGTGAAGTTCCTAATCTATATCCTCCAATATTTCCTAATTTATCAGAGCATCTGTATTGAAATAGAACTGGAATATTTATGGATTGTTCTGTTCCAAATTCTACTTTCTTACTAGACAGGCTAGGATGATTTCCCTCAACAGATATGTTAGAATATGAATCTGGAAAAACATATAGATATGAGCCACATGTATATTTTCCAATTAGATATTCGTCATCTGGATTATATCCTAGTTTGATAGGATAATTATTTGCTCTTCTTAATGTGTTATCATTAGATGCTACTAAATCAGAAGTTTCTCTACTTGCTTGAATAAGATAATTTAATCCAAGCACGCTAGTATTTTCATCTTTAGACGACTCAGAATGTACAGCTTGCGCAAATAGAAGTGCAACTTGAGTTGCGTCTGAGTCTATAACAGGAGGTGCAGTGTTTTGTTTAAATACTGGTAAAATTAAATCATTTAAATTTGTACCTACTGATACATCGAAGGAAACTCCTAAATTAGCAATAGATGGGTGATCTTTATGGATACAGAATTCGCTTATATATCCACTACCTATTGGAAGTCCTGCTCCATTGGTAGTTCCGTTCCAAATATTAGCTGAGGTGCCTCCATTTGGATAAAGAGGAACAGCATCTTCTGGTTTAAATGGCAAATAGTGTCCCCATGAAAGAGGAACTCGATCTGAGCCTACGACAATTCCTCCGGCATTATATCCAGGCGATGCAAGAGGAGTATATGCAGTGTTTGATCCTGGATAAAATGAATACATTGATTCAGATAATCCATAATTTCTATATCTATTATAGATGTATTGACCCTGTACTTGAGAGGATTGATATCCAGGTTGATTAAATGGATCTGCAATATCTCCTGAAGTAGCAGCTCCAATTGAAAGAGGAATCAAATCATATCTTCTATTTACATGATAATCTGAATCTGGATTTGCAATTGGATTCGAGGTAGGTGCAACTTCTTCTATCCCACCTTGTAATAGTGCCACTAGTTCTAATGGATTTGCCGATGTGTTACTAATTGAAATGATGTATCTCTTAGTTACAGGTCGGCCTTCATTGTAAACAATAGATGGACCCGATGTATCTATAATATCATCTCTATAATATCCAGCAAATAGATCAATTGTATCTCCATTTTTAACTTCAGATACATTTCCTAAAGGATCAATAACTGAAACCTTTATTTTTCCTCTATCTTGAGTAATGGCTTCTCTTAGAGCGTCAATTTGAGTCTTATAAGATTGTAATTGTTCAAAAAGATCAATTACACTACCTTCAGTAGTAAAAAATCCGCTAGTTATATCATTTGCCTTATGTGCAAAAAATCTTTCTCCAGTGGTAAATTGATTTTGAAGATGTAGATCCAATCCTCTAGAATTTAACTCATCTTCAAAATCTAGTCTAGCCTCTTCGGCAAAAGTTTTTTGAGATAATATAGTTGCCTCTTCAGCCGATTCAATATCATCAGGAAAAGGTATCTGAACAGCAGTTGACCACTCAGATTCAACTGGGTTATCTGGCCAGCCTGCTTCGGAAACAGATTTAACTTGAATTTCTACAGTTTCTCCCTTTCTAATTGCAATGTCTAGCTGGTTTATATTAATCTCTTCTGAGCTAGATATATCTTCAGTTTTCCAAATATAAAGACCTGTTGTATTATCTAATTCTTTAGTTCTAGGCTTAGTTAATTCTTCAGTCCAAGGAGAAAATGAGGCTAGTTTTACGCTAGCATCTGCTTGAGTTACTTTACTCTGTTCAGCATTTGGAGCAGTTCCCTTTTTACTTAAATATCTATATCGAACTTTAAATTGAACTACTTCTTGTTTTCCGTATCTGTTCTGCTTTGCATCGGGAATAGGCCAAAATCCTCTTACTCGATATTTTGCAGATTGAATAAATGCCGGAGTAGTACTAATTAAATTAGTTATTCCTTTAACCGTTGTATTTAACTGAGTCTGTAGAGTAGCTCTTTTATCAGTTGATGTTTTAATTTTTTTCTCAATCCTATTTTTCTCAGATTGATTCTTTTGAGTATTATTTAATTGGGCCTTTAGGGAATCTATTTCTTTTAGATTTTCCTTAATTTGACTTTTAAGGTTCTCTTTTTGAGCAATTTGATTAGAAACCGTAGTGGCATCTTCATCTTCTTTAATGTGCTGATCTATTTGAACTACTTTAAAATCTTCAACAGTTAATGTAGGTGAAGTTGGAGTCTCAGCTAAAATAGCAGGTAGTTTTCTTTCTTTTGCGGCATTTAATAGGATTAGTCCAAAATCTGCCACGAAATTATTATAATAGCTTTCTAAGGTAGATGTACTATCGTCCTCTAATGTAATAGTTAAATCATTAGTAAATATACCAAAACCATTAGAATAATCATCTATTGTTATATTACTAGCTTTACTAATTGGTCTCACAAATACAACTTCACGTTCGTTATATCCAACATTAATTTGTAAAGCAGGAACTCTATATGGAACAGGTTTAATTCTTAATACGCCTGCTCCAATAGTAATTGGCTCAATCCCAAATATTCTTTCTAGAACAGCTTCTGAATTAGTTCGATCAACTGATAGAACTTTATATTCAGAATCATTATCTGTAATTACAACGTCACCCTCAGATAAAAATTTAGTATTATTAGTACCGTCTAATATATCGGTATACGTTAATATATTTAAAGTATATCTTCTTCTGGCTACTGATACTACTTCTCCAGTTGAGGTTATTGTTTGGGGTACAGTTTCATCTAAAATTCTAGTTACATCAAACGATCCTTTAAATCTATTAACCGCTGGCTCCATTTCAATGACATTATCATCTTCAAAGAAATCAATTGCTCTTTCTTGAAGATCTGAGATTAAATCATCTAGAATTATATTATTTACATTTTTATATGTATCATCAAAATATTGAAGAACATCATCGTCGATTGAATTAACTATTACTCTTTTTATTGAAAATTTATCAATATCATCAGTTAAAATAGTAGAAACATCGACAGCAACAAATAACAATGGATTTAAGAAAGATTCAAAAAACCAATTGTTTTTAATTCCAAAAGTAGTGGGTAAGGTAAAGGAGGTTGATTTAATTTCCTCTAATTCTTGAATTAATTTAGAAACCTTTTTTAATTCAAATTTTCTAACATCTCCATTTGAAGATTTTATTCCAATTACATTATCATTAGCAGAAATTAAAGTATCAAATTGAGAATTAAGAGCGTCTATTTTACCTTTCATGTATCCAAAAGATGGAACATTTATAATAGTTTTAGTGCCATCATTTAAGGTTTGAGAAATTGATACATTTTCAGACTGCGATTCTAGTATATTCTGTAGACTATACAAAAACGCATTCATGTTATCGACATCGATAACAAGCCTACTTAGTAAATCTGAAAGAGTGTTCTTTGATCCTGCCATTTTATCTTATTTTATCTATTTTAAATTGTAATAGTTCTGAATTGATACAAACTATTTCAAAAATTGGTTTATTGTCGGCTCCTGAGAAATCTAAATCGTTTAAAATACCAATTGTTTTTCCATATACTCCATTGTTTAATTTATTTAAAGCATCGGTTTTAATTTTAATATCATAAATATCTACATCTAATTCGTCAGAAAAAACTATTCTCATTACCTGACCTTTTTTCCACTGAGATATTGAATCGTCAATAAAAATTTCCAGGTCTCTGCTTAATGTAATTATGTTTCCACCATTCTCATGTCTTACATAATTAGTAAAATCACCTAATTGAATTATATTAAAATTAAACAGATTAACAATAGAAGTATTTGATATATTATATCCCTGACTATTATTTTCTACTTTTACTCGATTAGGGGTTCTTCTATCTAGAGCAATTCCTTTTCCTGCTCTGATTATATCTGAATTATATGAAATCTCAATATTAGTATTTCCATTTAGGATATCATTTATCCTATCGTGATTGTTTTCAATCATTCTCATTAATTCTCCAGTATTATTAAAGATTGCTTGATTTTCCTGAAGAGAGGTTTCAATATTAGATATTCTAATGTTTAATTCATTTTGATCTTGAGAATTTAAAAAGAGATCCTTTAAAGAATTTACATCTTGTGCTAATTGATCTAATTCAAGAATCTTATCATTTAATCTGGTTTGAATCTGTCTAAACTCAGTGAGTACATCTGTAAATAAATCTAATGAAAAGGTAGAATAATCGTTTATTGATTTTTCAACCAATACGTTTTCAATAGATGTGTCTAATTTAAGATTTAATTTATAGGCAAAAGAATTACCGTTAATCTTATTTAGAGGATCTGGCTTATATTTAGTAATTGGAGGAATAATAAATTCCAATCCGTCCTGTTCAATTTTATCTAAGAATAGAACTCCATATAAATTAGTTTCAATATTTACTGGGTTTCCACTGGTGTCTAGATTATTAGGATCATATACATCATAATAAACTAAAACTGCATTGAACTGAAAATCTTTATTTGCAATATAATCATTAAATTGAGAAAATACTTGTATACTAGGATTTTCAGATGCAAGTTTATAGTTCTTTAAATCAAAGTCTAGTGTTATTCCATCTAAGGTACTTCTAACGTATTCAACATTAGTAGGTCCTAATTGCTTAGATATATATTGATTTTTTGCAACATCATATTGTCCAGATAGGTCTACATTATCAGTATAGTAAGAATTTCTAATAGACTGGTTAAACCAATTGCTTGGAGTAGCAGTCCCTCCGTAAGTGGTAGCAATTTCACTATATACACTAGAATCATCTAAATCGTAATATGCTTTTACTGATAATCCAAATGGATGTGTCTCATTGTATTTTCTACCTGATAAGTATTCAATGTTTAATGGATCGGCTGAATTATTTGCAACCGTTAAATTTGGAAAATAATTTGAATCACTTACAGATTTAAAAAGTACATGAGTAGTATTTCCAACGTTGGTTGGTACATGTATGTATATTTCAGTATATGCATTGTCTTTGGATTTAATTGTATTTACTACATCGATTTCTCCTACATATTGCACTACTCTTTTATAAGTGTTATTTGGAGAAAATTCCTCAACGAATCTTTTTGCAGTACCTAAAGTATTTAGATTTTTTTCCAGATTATTTGCGTCTCTAAATCTAATAGACCCAGTTTCCTTTAACCATTTCCAAAAAACTCTTTCAGCTACCGTTAATTTTTGATCTCTTTCGTATTGTGGACGACTCAACAATAGAGCCTCCATATTAAGAGCATAGCTCTGAAAACTTTGAGCTAAATTTATATTCTGATCTGTATTTAAGCCTTCAATTAAAGTAGATTCTCCCTGTGCTAAGAATTGAAATTTATTATCTGTTGCTGGGGAATCAGGAACGCCTATTTCAGGTATTCTAAGAAGAGCAAATTTAGAAAATCTTACCGCGTTTTCTCCATTTGCAATAGAAATATTAATGTCCTCAAGGGCACTTTGAAAGGTATAAAATATGCCTTTCTTATTTTGTATTGGTTTAATTAGTGGAGTAACAGCCATTAATGATTAAATTTTTTAAACGAATATTTCCATTCCAGAGATAGAAGTAACAATAAATCTATCTGTTGTCGACGCATCAACTATATAGTTGAATGTTGCATTTGCTGAATATGTGGTAATGGAAGAACTTAATAAATTAGTACTTGCTGGATTTATTCCTAATTTAAGACCAGCTGCGTCTAAATCACTATGTAATAAGATCTGAACAGCTCCAGCTGATAGATTTTCTCCAGCTTTCATAGTAATTGAAAGGTTTGCCGTATTTACCTGAAGTGCAATGCTAGATCCTCCTGAATTTTCAGTTACATCTACTAGATAAACAGTGAAGCTGGTATTTGGAGTCATTGGGCTATTTGCATCCAAATCCAAATACAATTTAATATTAGTTAAACCTGCAGTAAATGATGATCCATTCCAAACTTGAGTTGCTCCAAGATTAGTTTCGGCTGATAACGTAACATAAATATTTCTTTTAGAAGTATCAGTTAGAGAAATGCGAGCTACTGCCGTATTAATTCCATCGTATTCAAGATCTGCAGTTACAGTCTCTTTAGATTCTACTAGTGATGAACCATATACTATTTTTCCGTTAAATGTAGATTCACCATCTGAAGTAAGAGAATCATTAACTACTAATGAATTTGATTCTATTACGTCTGAGTTTATTTCAAAATCAATGTTTAAATAATCAACTTTAAGTACCGAAAGATCACTAGTATTTTTAGTGAGACTCGCTATAACTTGATTTGGAATTCCTGTTTGAAATATCAACCCACCGTCTTGAAGAACTATGTTTTGTGTTTTAATATTATTGATAGGATTATCTACTCCTATTGAGACAGTATTAATATCCATTTCAAAGGTATTAATTAAGTCTTCGATCTTATCTTTAAGAATTAATACATTTGAATTGTGTATCTGAGCAATATCTACGATGAAATCACTTTGTAGTATTTCTTGAATTGCTAAATCAATCGGTGAAAATGCCATTTTATTATGAATTATTTTATTTTATTTATCAAAATTAATTACTTTTCTTTAGTAAAATATTCTTTCTTCGGTTCAGTTTATTTTCTACAATGTTTATATACTGATTTTTATCTAAAACGTTTATCATTTTATCTATTTGGTTGCTATAAAATCCTCCTTTGTTGTCGATTACATCTACTTTTATTGTATATGTTCCCAAGTCTTTAAATTTCCATGCAAAAAATGGAACCGACCTAGTTCTTATTATTTCTTCTCCAGTTGCACTGTTGTATAGAGTCCATATAAATTCAGATTTACCATCTAAGTTATTAACTGCTAAAAACACAGTAGCGTTTTCAGGAACATTAATCGTACCTTCAAATAGTTTAATGTCATTAATATTAAATGAATTTTGATCTATTAGAGTAGGAAGGTATCCTCTTTGAATATCATTATTAAAAATCCAATATTTCTTATCTACCCAAAAACTAGGATCCTGTGCGGCACCTGTTAATAAGTCACTCGTCTTAGAGAATAAGAAAAGGGTCTCCTCATCAAATACTGGAGAAATAGATTTAAAATGATCGACTAATCGTTTTGAATATACATTCCTTGGATGAAAAAACGTATATTCATCAGATCCAGCGGAGCCACTTGATCCTGGACTTGAAGTTGGACTTGGACTTGCTCCCGCTCCTGGGAATAACATGTGATACATTTCCTTACTTAGATATTCAGCTTGAGCATGTATAATAAATTGTTTGTCTGATTTTCTACCTTTAATTACTTCATAATTAAACAGCTTAATTCCCGGATGCTCACTATCATTAAGTATTTGAGCTAATTCTTTTAAGCTCGAAAACTGAGGTATTTTATAAGAAGAAAAAAGAGATATTTTTATAGTCTGACCTTGTTTAGGATTTTGTAAATAGAATCCTGCGTTAAAGTCGTCTGTATAGATAAGATCTCTAAATCTCATAAAAAATAGGGAATCTAGAGTAATATCATCGAAATCTTCTAATTTAACTGGTAATTTATCTGTTCCTAATCCCCAATAGTTTTTTCTAAGATTATCTTGAAATGGGCTATTATATTTGATATAAGATTGTGAATCCGAGTCGTAAAATTCGACGTCATATAGATTTTGACCTGTTCCATATCTATTATAATAGTAGGATCCCCATTCTAATATGTTTTTATATGCGTCTATTCTAGTTACTGCGTCCTCATTGTCTAAAACATTTACCTTTGGAAAATAATTAGGACTAGATCCAAAATCTATTAATTGAACATTGGCAAGATTGGATATTTGATAATTAAATTTATCTTCTAACCTAGTGATTCCGACGATATATGGCTTTTGAATAGTCTCAACTGTTACAATTTTGCTAAAAACACTGGTGTTTCCATAGAAATCGTGCAGCTCGGCAGTAACTCTATATTTCCCTGCATACGGTAAGAAATGAGGAAGTTGATATAGATCTTTAATAGGTCCTCTATATTCAAAATTATAGGGTTTTGGAGCATCTTTCGTTATTCTCCATGTGATCTCGTAGAAATTTTTAAAGTCCAGATTTCCCAAAGTAAAATATGGATCTAAAGATATGTCTAAAGAGTCTAAATCTTCAAAGGTTACTCCTTTAAAGTTTTGAAAATCAAACCTATCTGTGAAAACATTAAATACTGCAGGTGCGCCAATTATTTTTTCAGGATCGTCTCCTGTTTCCCAGCTTAATTTTTTGCCTATATCTGGATATCTTTGATCCCTAATCTCATTATAAAAGGATTTTATGTAATCTACTATCGCAGGTATTTTACTAATTGGGTACTTTTGACCCGATTCATATGGATCAGGGTGACCATCATTCAATATTACAGATCCAAAATCAGGACCATTTGGTTTTTTCTTTCTAAATAGGGGACTTAGTGATCTTATTATAAAATTATGACTAGCGTCTGGATAATATTGTATATCGGCCTTCTCGTTTAGATCAAAATCTGAAATTCTAGTGTTATCTGGCCAAAACTTGATGGTTAATTTTTGAAAATAAAGAAATTCTCCAATTATATCCTTTATTTTAACGTTTATTGGTAGAATTTCATTCTTTAATTTCTGTTTTAGTCGATTTAGCTTGTAAAAAACCTCATCAACTGTGAAAGTGGACGTTTCTTCTACCTCTGGGATCCCATCGTCATCGAAATTATCAGTAATTTTGTTAAATTGATAAACTAGTGCTAAAAATTCAGTCTTTCTAAACTGATCATTGAACTTTAGATTGTAATTTCGATCCAAGATGTTCATATTATCAATTTTTCCATCATCTAGGTAATCTGTGATGTCAACTAATGAGTGTTTATTGAAATAAGGTGAAGTCGGATTGATATTTTTCCAATATTCCTTAACTTGAAGTATATCTTTATAACCTAAAACGTTAACAAAGTTACTTAGGCCTTTATATGTCCCAATATAGGGAAAAATTTGATCTCGATTCACTAAAAGTGACTTTCTAGCCAAATTTAACTGTGCCCAGTCTGGATATGCCTCTTTAATATCATAATCTTTTAGGATATTAGCATCTTCTTTGTTAAATTTTATCCCAAAGTTTTGTAGCCAAGTGTTAAATCTTACATCTTCATCCAGTCCTTCACCGTAAAACTTTATTTTAGCTGCAACTGTCTTTTGATTTGGGCTAGTTTCATCAATTATGTAGATAAAAAGAGATCTTTCATATTTCTTTTCTTCTAAAGGATTAAATGCAATGTTTACTTGAAGCGGAAATCTAATATCAATAGGTGCTCCAGTTGAACTTGGTTGAATATCATCGTATGAAACGATTATGGAATCCTTTCTATTTAAAAAAAGATTCTTAAGCTCCAAATCCTTTTCTACTTCATATAAGAACAATTCGTCCTCATTCTTATTGTCTTCCCAATCAAACTTTATATATTCCCCGGGATAGAGTATTGGGAATTTATAGTCATTAGAGTCCTTTTCTAATATAAAAATGTTCTCATTATCATATAATAAAGTAGATAGCTCTGGAAAATATATGATACCTTCCCAGTATTCCTTTTCGGAATTCCAGTCTAAGTTTAAATTCTTTCCGAACTTATCAAAGAAATTTAGATTTTGAATTATCATCTAATTGAATATAAATTTATATTATTTATCCCTAAATGCTGTATATAGAACCTTCTCCGGTGGTGCTAAGAGAAATAAAATCTAGTGACTCACCATCTTCTAGCCCGGTTTTCTTATGGATCTTTTTCCATTCTTTGGCGTATCCATTTTTACATACTGTTGTAAAATATGCAAATGCATTAGGAATATCGCTTTTTTTAGGATCAAATCCTTTCCAATAACGTAAACAATCTAAAAGAGCTGATTGAATACAATCTTCTCGATCTCTATAATCTTCATAGTACATTCTATTGACTGCTCTATTAGCTAAAGCAATAAAACAGTTGATCGCAAACTCGCTTAGTTCCCCTGTCTCCTTACATTTAATGATTTCATTTGTAAAATCTTTGTTGTTAACGTAGTGTTTATCACCTTTTCTTTTTCTAGTCTTTTTGATTTCCATTCATACTTGATTATTTTTGATTTAAGATTTGATATATTTTTACAACCCCTAAGTAGGAATCGATCATATCCATTATTGGAGACTTTATATTTTCTTTATTTAAGATCCAATCTTCAGACAATAGGGCCTTATGAAGATCACTCTCTTTTACTGAATCAATAATAGGATCTGAAATGAATTTATTATAGATTTCTAACTTCTTAGCATTTCCTTTGCAGTCGATTGCATTCTTTAATTCCCCTGGGCTAAAAACAAAAAATCTATCACAAGATCCTTCTAAGATCTCTTCGACTATTTTATTCTTAATGATTCCAGTTGCTTGACTAATGTCGACTAGAGCATTTCCCTTAGATCCAAAAGAAATACCTTCTATTGAAACAATAAGATCCTTTTCTTCTGAAACGATCTCTTTTATTTTATTAATTAATAGATTAGCCGCCTCTAGATAGTTTACTAATTTATTTCTTTCAGTTACATGATACTGAATATTCTTTACTCTACGGGTCTCAGTTCTAAGTATTTGTATATTAGGATATTTTAGGCAAAGATCCTCTAGATTTTTAGAATCCTTTTTAGTTATGTTATCGTTTACGACTCCTATCCATTGCCATTCTTTAAAATCTTTACATATACATATTCCCGGATAGAGTATGGAAAAATCCAAACTTATTATTGTCATTCATTTTAGATAATTTTAATATCCTATTATATAAAGATTAGTAGAAAAAGTTTCACTCAAAAAATTATTTATTCTTTTTTTAAAACTATTTCTTGCAGGCGAGTAGAATAGGGATGGTGGGTGGGTTACTATAGATATCTTTATATTACTTTATATTTACCTTAGATCTACTTTAGATATCTCGCGCGGGCACACGAAAAAATTTCTTCCCAAAAGAATATAATAATTTTTAGTTCAGTGGTATATTATATCTAACATTAAATTTTAAAATATGAAACTAGGACCAGCGTCAAAGGACGGTACTATTTATCAAATCACAGATGATATTGATGGCGTGGATATCGTAATAGATATTGCTTATTCAGCCGGAGAAGGAAAGAATGAGCTTGAATTTGAATGGGCACATGCTGAAGCGGAATCCAATCCTAAATTAGATGAAGAAGAATTAAGAGTAGTTAATAAAATTCTAGAATGTGGGATGGAAGAAAAATATGTCAAATGTTTAGTAGATTATTATAAAGATACTGATATTATATTTTTACCCAATCATTATGAATTTTAATTAATACCTTATGAATCTAGGATATTGTTGCATAAATCTTACTCTTAAACCCGACGGTGTGTCAACTAATCGTGGTATGATTAAGAGAACATTTCAAGAAAAAGGTCTTTCTCTAGCGGGTGAACTTGCTATGCTTAATATCCTAGATCTACAGAGAATTCTTAAATGGAATCTTGATCAGGACATTATGATATTTAGAATGTCGAGTGATCTCTTTCCTTGGATGAGTGAATATGAATTCGAAGACTTACCTAATATTGAACCTATTAAAGCTGAACTTATTAAAACTGGAGATTTTATACTCACTCATGGTATGCGAGTTGGCTTTCATCCAGGTCAATTTAATGTGTTACCTTCTCTAAAGGAACATGTAGTTCTAAATTCTATCAAAGATCTATCTCAACATGCTAAAATATTGGATATGATGGGTTTACCTAGAACTAAAAAATTCAGTCTTAATATACATGTTGGTGGTTCATTTAAAACAAAGGATCAAACTGACGAAGAAGCTAAGACAATAACCTTAAAACGCTTTTGTCAAAATTATCTACGCTTGCCTGATTGGGTGCAGTCTCGACTTGTAATTGAGAATGACGATAAAGCATCTCAGTTTGGTGTCCTTGATTTATATGAAGGTCTACATAAAGTAATTGGCATTCCCATTACCTTTGATTTCTTTCATCATACTTTTTGTACTAATGATTTAAGTACTAATGATGCTGCTAAATTAGCTGCTAGTACTTGGCCCGATGGTATTCGGCCACTTGCTCACTACAGTAGTAGTCGTAAAGTAAATGAGGATACAAGCACTAATTCTCCACGTTCACATGCTGATTACATATATGAGACTATTCCTGAGATCGGTCATATGTTTGATATTGAAATAGAAGCAAAGGCCAAGGATTTTGCTCTTCTTAAATATGTCTTAGATAATAATTCAATAAATTAAAAGATGGAAGTAGGAAAAATGACACTATCTGAGGCCTATCCTCATTTAAAAGCAATTGCTCACGCATACGGTCTTAAATTAAATCTAGCAAGGGACTTTAAATTTGCTAGAATATTATTAGTTAATTTATATAGTAGAGAATTAGCATGATTATAGGTATAACCTGCTCCTGCTTTGATTTATTTCACGCAGGTCACGTGAAGATGTTGCAAGAAGCAAAAGAAGTCTGTGATTACTTAATAGTTGCTCTTCAAACTGATCCAACTATAGATCGACCTAATAAAAATAAACCTATACAATCTCTAGTCGAAAGATATATTCAATTAGACGCTTGTAAATACGTAGATGAGGTTGTGCCATATCAAACTGAGTCTGAGCTTGAAGAAATATTTTCTTCATTTAAATTAGACATTAGAATTATAGGGAGCGATTATCTGAACCGGGACTTCACTGCAAAAGAAATTTGTATTAATCGAGGAATTAAAATTTTTTATAATAAAAGGGACCATAATTTTTCAAGTACTGAACTAAAAAATAGAATAAAAGATGCAAGAATGGAAGGATAAAAACAAGGCAGTAGACGCATGGCAGGCAATGAGGATTCAATCTGAATTTGTAAGAGGATTTGATACCCTTGCTGAATTAGGACCAAGTGTATGCGTATTTGGATCTGCTAGAACGCCGATGAACACTTATTGGTATGATGAAGCAAAGAAGTTTGGCAAGATCATTGCGCTTGAAGGTTTTTCAGTAATTACCGGCGGCGGACCTGGAATAATGGAGGCAGTCAATGATGGAGCAAAAGAAGCCGGGGCAAATTCAGTTGGCGTTGGAATAGAATTACCATTTGAAGCAGAAATGAATTCATATGTAACCACTGGAATAACGTGCCGATATTTTTTTACTCGAAAGGTAATGTTCTTAAAATATTCTCAAGCATTCATAGTTTTTCCAGGTGGACTTGGAACCCTAGATGAATTATTTGAAACCCTAACTCTAGCTCAAACTGGACATACTCCAAAATTTCCAATTATCTTAATTGGAACCGAATATTGGTCAGGTTTAATGGATTGGTTGCGAGATACAGTCTGCGAGTCACGCAAGATGTCCTCAGATGACTTTAATCTGTTTAGAGTAGTAGATACTGCCGAAGAGGCCCGGGATAAAATCATGGAGTTCCATGAAAAATATAGAAAAAATAATCAAACCAATTTTTAAATATCAAAGTCATGACAGATGAACTGAATAATCTAGTTAAAGAGGACGCAAAAAACATAGTAGATCTTCTATATGAAACTAAAGCATTAGATTCAAAATTAACCAGAGATAATATGAATGCTTTGGAAGAATATATTAAAGTGGTACTGCAAGGTAGAATTAATAATTATGTCAATTTAATTGATTTAAAATCTAAATTTATTGAAAAATAGTTTAATTATTAAAACAAAATTAGTATTTTAAAGTAAAATAATAAACACGTAAACCTAAGTACCTGTACAGCGGTGAGTAACGGGCTAAGTTAGATACAATTCCTCGGAGCTGGGAGTAGAATGCTTAGGAGCGTGTTTTTATAGTCAGGTGGCGGAATGGTAGACGCATGAATAAAGGTTAATAGTAAGGATAACGTGAGTAACCTCGAAAGACCCGATAAGACTGCTCATAAGTTATCATGCAGGTTCGAATCCTGTCCTGACTGCAAAAAATTAAACACTATGGAAATTGTAATCGCATTTTTGTTTGGAGCATTTTTAATGTGGGCTATAGCAGTGAGACTCAATACAGAGTTTATGAAAGACCTTGAAAAACTAAAAGACTTTGACACATGGAAAGAATGGAAAAATCAATAGTACATAAATAATCAAAACATAAAAAGAAATATGGAAAAAATAGGAATAATTGGACAAGGATTCGTTGGAACTGCCGTTAAAGAAAAATTTAGAGAAAAGTGTATTGTCTATACGTATGACAAGTTTGAACCAAGTAAATCGGCAATATATAAAAAATCAGAAGATTTTGTTTCTCCTAAAAATGACATATCAACTCTAGTTAAGGAATGCGATATAATCTTTATTTGTGTTCCGACTCCAATGTTTGAAGATGGAGAATGTGACATTTCAATTGTCGAATCAGTTATCTTAGAATTATCCTCAAATTGCAATTCTTTAGATAGAGAAGTAGTTGCAGTACTTAAATCAACGGTTCCACCAGGAACCACTAGCAATTTAAATGCAATATCAGATCGGGTAAATGTAGTATTTTCTCCAGAATTCCTAACTGAAGCTAATTCTATAAATGATTTTAAAAATCAAACTCGGATAGTAATTGGCACTGATGACTATGAAAATATTAATGGAGTAGGATCAATATTCAGGGATGTATTTCCGACTGCAGATATCCTAATCATATCTACTAAAGAGGCTGAAATGGTAAAATATACTACTAATTTATTTCTAGCAACAAAGGTAAGTTTCTTTAACGATATCTACTCCATATGTGAAAGATTAGAAATAAACTATGATGCAGTTATACAAGCAACTATGTATGATTCAAGAATAGGCAAGTCTCACTATAAAGTACCTGGTCCAGATGGAGATCGAGGATTCGGAGGGCATTGTTTTCCAAAGGATATTTCTGCCATAATATATGTTGCTGAAAAATTAGGCATGTCTGTTCCAACTATTATGGGAGCGTATGTGACTAATCAAATAGTAAGAGAGAACAGAGATTGGGAACAAATGGAAGGCAGGGCAGTTTCTCATAGAGAGAAAGAAATAGACCAAATCAACTTTCAAGAAGTTGAGGCAGACGAAAAAGAAAGCAATAATTAAAAACAAAATAAATGTACAGCCAAGAAGAACTAACAAAGATCGTATTCTTCGATCTTGAAACAGCATCTGGATTTGCTAGTTTAGATGAATTAAATGATTCTAATCCTAGAATGGCAGAATTGTGGTCTAAGAGATGCGAATACCTAAGATCTAAATTTGAAGAAAATAAGGATAAAACGGATGAGGAATTATACTTAAACAAAGCGGCTCTACATCCAGAGTTTAATCGAATTATTTGCATGTCAGTCGGTAGACTTGCATTCGAAGGAAATTTTCCAAAGATTATTCTTAAAAGCTATTGCGACCCTTCTGAAGAAGAAATTCTAGATGGAGTAGTTAAAGTATTTAATGGGTTTAGCAAGTACAAATTCTGCGGACACAATATTAAAAGATTTGACGTTCCAGTTATGTGTAAGAGACTACTAATTAATGGAATATCTCTACCTGATGGTTTAAAAATACACAATCTTAAACCTTGGGAAATGCCATTTGTTGATACTTCTGAATTATGGAGTTTCGGAGCCTGGCAAGAAGGATTTACTTCTCTAGATTTATTATCTGCGTCTTTAAATATTGATTCTCCAAAGGATGACATTAAAGGTGAAGAGGTTAGTTCAATCTTTTGGAAAGAAGGAGATCTAAACAGAATCTCTACCTATTGCGAAAAAGACGTTAAAACAGTAGCACAGATTCTACTTAATGTATCAGGACTCCCACAACTAGATTAATGATAGAAAAATTAGAATATTTTAGGGATCCGAATTTTAAATTCGATGAGACAGCTCATTCCTATACATATGTAGATCCTGAATCTGGTCTATTAAGCCAAATATTCGAGCCCGTCTCCGGATTTATCAGTCAGTTTAAAAAACCATTTGATCCTAGTGTAGCTAAATATGTTGCCAAATCAAAAGGAATAACTGAAAGTGAAGTTATTAATGAATGGAAACAATCTGGGGTTAGAGGAACTAAGGCTCATAAATGGATTGAAGATTTTTATAATGGCGTAAATCCAGAGGCCCCAGAAGATTTAATTGTTAACGGTCGAGTAGAACTCTTTAAGCAGGTATACGAGGAGAAGTTAAAAAAAATGAATCCTATTGCTCAAGAATTTAGAGTTTTTTCTAAAAAGTGGGGTATTGCTGGGACAATTGACATCATATTTGAGCTTAATAAAAAGTACTACGTTGGAGATTGGAAAACTAATGAGGACTTTACCCATGACGACCACGCAAAGGGAAAAAGAAATAAAATGTTTTCTCCATTTAATAATCTTTGGGATAATCACGTCAACAGTTACAGCTTACAAATTAGCACATATCGATTAATGTTAGAAGAGGCAGGATTCGAAACTGAAGGGGGATTATTGATTTCATTAAGTGGATCTGGATATAAATTACACAGGGCACTAGATTTAAGAAGTCAACTTAGATCCGAATTAGAGAAAAATAACTTTGTATTTTAAAACTTATTTTTCAATTAAGTGTATAATATCATAAAAAAATAAATTAAATATGAATAATCCGAGAGAAATTACATTCAGCTCAGAATCAAGAAACAAATTAAAATCCGGAGTTGACAAGCTAGCAAACTCAGTTAAAGTAACTCTGGGACCGAAGGGTAGAAACGTGGTACTTGGAAGAGTTAATCAATTTGCAATAACTAAAGATGGAGTATCTGTAGCTAGAGAAGTTTTTCTAGAGGATCCAGAAGAAAATCTTGGAGCACAAATGGTTAAACAAGTAGCGTCTAATGTTGCAAGGGCCGCAGGTGATGGAACAACAACCGCGACCGTTTTAGCGCAGTCTATCCTAACTAAAGGTATTAAAATGATTGAAGCTGGATTTGATCCAATGGAGATTAAATCAGGTATCGATAAATCTCTTGTCATAATCAAAGATCATCTTCAAAAAAATAGTATTAAAATAAATGGAGTTGAGCAAATCGAGCAGGTAGCCACAATCTCTGCAAATGGAGACAGTAACATTGGATCTATTATCGCAAGAGCAATGGATGAAGTAGGATTTGATGGAGTAATTACGGTAGACGAAAGTAATACTCATGAGACATATTTAGATCTAGTAAAAGGAATGCAATTTAAATCAGGATATCTTTCTCCTTATTTTATAAATAACATTGCTAAAATGGAGGCTCACCTAGAAAATCCAGTTATCTTTATTTATGATGGAAAGATTAAAGGAATAAAGGGCCTAGTTCATCTTCTTGAATACTCTAATCACGTTAAGAGACCTCTATTAGTGATCTCAAATAATATTGAAGGTGATGCACTACAGACTCTGGTAATGAATAAGGCAAACGGAGTTCTTGATGTAACTGCAGTTAATTCTCCTGGATATGGTCAACTTAAAACTGAGCAATTAAAAGATATTGCTGCTATCGTTGGAGGGACGGTTTTATCTGAAGCAATGGGACATGATATTCAAAATATTAACCCGAATAGTGTAGCTGAGATTTTAGGATCTGCTGAGAGAGTAACCGTTTCAGCTGAAGAGACTACCGTTATAAATGGAGGTGGAGATCAGGAATCAGTTAAAGCTAGAGTAGATGAAATCAAGTCTCAAATTGAGAATCAAGATAATGAATCTGAGAAATTAATTTTAAAGGAGAGACTTTCTAAATTAGAAGGAGGAGTTGCAATAATCAAAGTTGGTGGATATACTGACATTGAGATAAAAGAAAAAAGAGATCGAATTGATGATGCTTTAGGAGCTACACAAGCTGCAGTAGAAGAAGGTATTCTTCCAGGTGGAGGAATTGCTTTATATCGAGCAGCAATCGAAATATCAGCCGAAATAGAAAAATCATTTTCAAATGATTTTATAGGAGATGAAAAAGTAGGAGCATCTATTCTATTAGAATCATGTAAAGATCCATTTAACACTATTATTCTTAACGCTGGAAAAAATCCAGAAGTAATTTCAAAGGATTTAAAAGATGAATATACATCTGGATATAATTCTAGAACTGGAGAATATGTAGATATGTTAAAATCAGGAATCATTGACCCTGCTAAAGTAACCAGAGCAGCTATTGAAAATGCAGCCTCAATTTCAGGTTTAATGATTACGACTGAATGCGTGCTAATGGAAAAGGCAATTGTGAAGCCGGCTGAGAAATAAAACCAAATCTATCTAAAATAAAAAGGTCCTTCACGGACCTTTTTTTATTTAAAAAAAATAAAAACCTTTAATACATAATTAAGTATAAATCTATATTAAAATAATAATTATGAACCGCGAAGAAAAAATTTATTTAGAAGACTTAGACCTATTGTTTTCTAAAAATGGAAAATATAATGATAGTGTTGTATTAACAGAGGAAGATAAAAAAGCCAGGGTTAAAATATATTGCATGGAACCATATGCTCAAGATCTGTACAATGCAATGAGGGCATATGAAAATAAAAATGGACTTCCTTCCCATGTTAGTAAAGATTTAAATGTTGATTCTATATATGAAGTTAGAGCAACTAGCATATGTTTCGATACTAAAATAATTACAGTCGAAGAGCCTTTTTCAAAGATTAATATTGATTTACCATTTAAGGAGTATTCTGGAGAAATAGATACTTTAGCTAGAGGAGAAAACGTCATATTTAATATAATGATCACTAGATTTGATAAAAACCTAGGATATACTGGATCTGAAAGAAAATGTACCTCAATTAACTATAAAAAAGAATTATTCAGTCATCTTGAAGAAAATACTTGGTTTGAAGTTAAAATCTGTAAGTTAATTAAAGGTGGATATATTGCTACATACAAAGATACTGTTGAGTGTTTTATCCCAGGTTCACATGCAGCTGCCAATGTTATTAGAGACTTTAAAGATCTAATTGGAAAGTCTATGAATATTATGGTAGACAATTATGATCAGTCGAATGATCTATTCATTCTTTCCTATAAGAAATATATTGAGCATTCTCTTCCTCAAATGATAACTGAATTAAAATTTGGTCAAAAATACTCAGGAAAATTAACTAATAATCCATATGATTTTGGAATCTTTGTGGAATTTGAAAGTTATTACACTGGTTTAATTCACTCCTCTGAATTTGAAAACTATGATGAGTCTAGAAAACAATATAGGGCTGGAGATAAAATAGACATTTATGTTAAGAATGTAGTTAAAAAAGGAACTCAATATAGAGTGGTATTAACTCTTAAAGAGGATGATGTTGATTCTGAAAAAAGAAGATGGAGCGATCTAAGAGAAAAAACAGAAAATAAAATTTTTAACTATGAGATCGACTCAAAAAATAATTCAATAAAAATTCAAATTGAAAATGAATCATTTGAAGTTACCTTAAAAAGAAAAGATCTTCAAAAAAATCTAAACTTATATCCTAGAGTTAAGGTATATAAAGTCGATCCAATCAACAAGAATTTAAAATTTGAATTTGTAGAAAGCTGATAAAAATTATCCAAGCTAGAGCCTTAATTTGACCTTCAGAGATAAATAAATTATATGATAGGTTCTTATAATATGGGTTCAAATTTAGTATAATTTATATACATTAGATGCCGCCTGTTTGGCGGCATCGTGGACTTCCAAGAATTTATTAATAAAAAAAATTAAATTAAATGTCTAAGCTTTTTACACATCGAATAGAGTACAAACCATTTGAATTTCCAGAATACTATATCGACGGTTGGCTACCACAGGCTCAGGCATTTTGGCTCCACACTGAAATTTCAATGCAAGGAGACATAAAAGATTGGAACGAAAATCTTCTCTCTCATGAAAAAAATCTAGTTGGAAACATACTTTTAGGATTTGCACAAACTGAATGCGCAGTGTCAGATTATTGGACTGGAATGGTTACTAAATGGTTTCCTAAACATGAGATAAAACAGATGGCTATGATTTTCGGTTCTCAGGAAACTATACACGCAACTGCTTATTCATATTTAAATGAAACCCTTGGATTAGAAAACTTCGAGGCTTTTTTACACGAGCCGACTATCGCAGAAAAATTTGAATTTTTAACCAGGGTATCTTCAGATTTTGATCATAATGATTTGTCTTCTAATGAAAAAGCAAGAGAAGAAGTAGCTAGATCTCTAGCAATATTCTCAGCATTTGCTGAAGGAGTTTCATTATACTCTTCTTTTGCTGTCTTATATAGCTTTCAAATGAGAAATCTTTTAAAGGGAATTGGTCAGCAAATGAAATGGTCAGTTAGAGATGAATCCCTTCATTCAAAAATGGGATGTAGGCTATTTAGACATATGTGTCAAGAATTTCCAGAGCTTAGAGAAGCAGTTAAGGACGCAGTTGAAGAGGCAGCGGCCTTAATGGTTAATATGGAAGAACAATTTATTGATAAAATGTTTGAAATGGGAGATCTTGAGAATTTAAAAAAGGAAGATCTCAAGAACTTTATTAGAAAAAGAGCAAATGAAAAATTAAATGAGATTGGATATGGTCCTATATTCTCATTTGACGTTAAGTCTGCTGAAAATTTAGATTGGTTCTATCATTTAACAGGTGGACATACTCACACTGATTTCTTTGCAGTTAGACCAACTGATTATTCAAAAGCAAATGAAGGTGATGATTGGTCAGACCTATGGTAAGTAAATAAAAAGATAATATGAAAAATTTTGGAGAAGAATTAGGATGGGAATTGAATGTCGATTTCCCAGAATGGGCAAATACTGATGTATACGTTAAAACTATATCTAAAGGATATCTTTTAGATGGAGAGACCCCTAAAGATGCTTATTGGAGAGTATCAACTGCCGTTGCTCGCAGACTTGGAAAGCCATACTTGGCATCTAAATTCTTTGATTATATTTGGAGAGGATGGCTTAATTTAGCAACCCCGGTTCTTTCTAATACTGGAACAGATAGAGGTCTTCCGATCTCTTGTTTCGGTATTGACGTTGGAGATTCAATTCAAGAAATAGGTGGAAAGAATCTAGAGATGATGCTACTTGCAAAACATGGTGGTGGAGTTGGGATTGGAATGAATATGATTAGATCAGCAGGTAGTAAAATATCTCAAAATGGAACCTCAGATGGGGTAGTTCCATTTGCTAAGATATACGATTCTACAATATTAGCTACTAATCAAGGATCAGTTAGACGTGGAGCTGCCTCTATAAATTTAAATATTGAGCACGGAGATTTCGATGATTGGATTGAAATCAGAGAACCTAAGGGGGATATGAATCGTCAATGCTTGAATGTTCATCAGTGCGTAATTGTATCTGATAAATTTATGAGACAATTAGAAGATGGAGATCCCGAAGCTAGAAGAAGGTGGGGTAAAGTTCTTCAAAAAAGAAAGGCAACTGGAGAGCCATATATTATGTTTAAGGGCAATGTTAATAAACATAATCCCGATGCATATAAACAAAATGGCCTTAAAGTATTTATGACTAATATATGCTCAGAAATTACTTTACACACTGACGAATCTCATTCATTTGTTTGTTGTTTATCTTCCTTAAATCTAGCAAAATATGAAGAATGGAAAGACACTGACTTAATTTATACAGCAACTTGGTTCTTAGATGGAGTTCTAGAAGAATTCATTCAACGAGCTAAAAATATGAGAGGATTTGAAAATTCAGTTAGAAGTGCTGAAAAAGGAAGAGCTCTTGGTCTAGGTGTACTTGGATGGCATACGTATTTACAGCAAAAAGGAATTCCATTTGAAGGCTTAATCGCTCAGTTCGAAACTAGAAAAATATTTTCTCAAATTAAAATAGAATCTGATAGAGCAAGTAGGGATCTTGCTAATGAATATGGAGAGCCTCTATGGTGTGTTGGAACAGGCATGAGAAATACTCATTTAAGAGCAATTGCTCCTACTGTTTCAAATTCTAAACTAAGTGGAAATGTTTCTCCTGGAATTGAGCCATGGGCAGCTAATGTATTCACTGAGCAAACTGCAAAAGGAACTTTTATTCGTAAAAATCCTACTTTAGAGAGAGTCTTGAAAAAGATTGGAATCAATACTAAAGAAACATGGGATAAAGTATTAGAGGATGGTGGATCAATTCAAGACATAGAAGAATTAGATAATTGGGCATTTGTTAATGGAAAAATAACTAATAAAAATGAATTCTCTCAAGCTGCAATTGATAATAAAGAAATAGAATGGGTCAAAGACGTATTTAAAACATTTAAAGAAATAAATCAATTAGAATTAGTAAAGCAGGCAGGTGTCAGACAGCAATATGTAGATCAATCTGTGTCTCTTAATCTAGCTTTCCCATCTCAGTGCTCTCCAAAGTGGATTAATCAAGTTCACATGGAATCTTGGAAGCAGGGAATAAAGACGTTATACTATATGAGAACTGAATCTGTATTAAGAGGAGATATTGCAGCTAGAGCAACAGATCCTGACTGCTTAAGTTGTGATGGTTAGTTAAAACCGTCGTTAAAATCATCAGCTTGATGATAAATAATAAAAACATCGATCGGTTTAATGAAACACGTAAAAAGATTTATTACCTTTATTAACGAGCAAGATATGATGGGCGGAGATCCAAATGCAGCTGCTGCTCCTAAAGTAGATAAATATAAGTTTATTTTTATGGAAGATGGAGAAGAAGGTGATCATAGATATCCAGATGGAACTAGTTCTAAAAAATATCCAACCTTTGAAATATCTAAAGACGATTTAGATAAATGGCTAACTTCAAATATCATAAGCACTAAAGATTTAAAATTATCTGACTCCTTAATTGATGTTAAAAAGAAAGCAATTTCTAAATACGTTGGAGGTGACAAACCCACTCTTCCGCCAGACAGTAAAATACTACTTGATAAATTTAGAAAACAGGTAGTAAATGATCAGATTGGAAGCAAACTAAATGATATTGAAGTTACTTTCTACGGTGATGGAAAATTTGGATCTGAAGAAGTTGAGGTCACATTTGTAATAATTCCAAAAAAATGATAAAATCATTTAATGAATATATAGGAGAAGGGAGAGAATCCAACTTTTCAAAATATTCTTTGGATGTCATTAATCTTATAAAAAATATAAAGTCAACTAACGGAGAATATCTTGAAATAAGAGAACTTGAATATCGGAATCCAGATTTTGATTTAGTTATTGAATTAAAACTAGAGGAAGATCCTGACTTTGATAATGATTCCCACTTTAATTCTCTTTCTTGGGAAGAGATTAATTTTAGACAATATGGATTCGCTATAGATGCAAATGTATATATTAACAAAGGAGATTTAATTCTTCCTGAAATAATAATTACTTTATTATTGCAACCTTCTAGAATACCTGGATCATATGAGGAATTAAATTATAGACTTATTGATATAATATCTCATGAAACAAATCATACTCTACAGGTAGGCTGGAATCGTGAGCCATTTAAAGTTAGGCCAAGCTCTAACTCAGATCGAAAAAGCGCAAAGAAAAGCTTTAAATATTTTCTTCTACCAGATGAAGTTGAATCTATGGTAAAAGGTGCATATGAAAGATCCAAAGCTCAAGGAGTTAGAATAGATAAAATATTTGATAAATATCTATATCCATTTCTGATGGTCGGAAAGATAAATCAAGAGCAATATAATCAAGTTCTTTCTACATGGATTAAGCACGCCTTGGAAAATTATCCAGATGCTGATCTCTCAATCGAGGATCAAAAAATTAAAAATATTGTTGATAAAATATAAAACCAGTTCATAATTCTAGGTATAATACTATAAAAATAATGAATTATGAACAGTTTTGAAAATTTTAAAAGCCAAGTCGAGGCTACTAAAAAGGAAATTTTTGGTGAAATCGAATCCCTAATTAATCAAATGGAAGAAAGCGGAGACGTTGATAAATTCTATGAAAAAGGAGTTAGAAGCGCTGCCGGTAGACTTAGAAAGTCTTTACAATTGGTTAGAAAATCAATTCACATGCCAACCGTTAAAACCAAAATGAGCGATCTTTCAAACTCAGCTAAAAGTTTAAGAGAAGAATTAGGAGCATAATTTCTAATTTTTATCTTAATATTTTTAAAATCTTTAGTATAATCTTAAAATAAATCTTAAAAAAAATCTTAAAAAATGACTGACTTCTTTGACTTACCGAAAGAAAACTTCGTAAAATCTTCTGCCCAAAATGGGAAGAAAGTAGATCAAAACATCTACAATCCAGATCCTGATGCATATAATGGATCTTATAAATCAGTATTTAGATTTATTCCTTACGTGCATGATAAGTCTCTTAGCAAATATACTAAGTATAGCGCTAAATTCTATAATCCACTGACTAAGGAATCTCTTTATGTTGATTGTCCATCGAACATCGAGAAACCATCTATTCTTTGGGATCTTGAGAGAGTAATTAAATCTTTAAAGGAAGAAGAACCTGAATTGCACAAACAATTAGAATCTTCTTTTTCTAGATGGCATACTCATCATTCTCCAGTTTACATTAAAAAGGATCCACAGAGACCTGAATTAGAAGGATCTATTAAGATTTTTAAATTCTCTGCTCAAATTAATAACTTGATCGAGTCTCAAATTAATCCTGAAGAAAACGATTTACTTGAATCAGTTTCTTCGGTTAATCCTTATCACTTATTAGAAGGTAAAGACTTTTTATGTGTAGTTGGAAAAAAGACTCGCCAGTATAGAGATTGGAGCAAGTCAAAATTCATGGATGAAACTACTCCTCTAATCTTCAAGATTGGAGACAAGCAGATTTCGGTTGAAAACAATGAGAAATCAGTTAAATTAGTTCAAGAATTTATGAAAAAGAATACCCCTGAGATGGATTCTTATTTGCACCAGGCTTGGACGGATGAGACAAGGGAAAAAGTAGCCGAGGCTATTGTGTCAATCATTACAAATAAATCAGTTTTAAACTTATTATTTGAAAGAAGCAAGGATGAAGAAATGAAATCATTGATTAAATCTAAAATTTCAGGTACTCCTTCTCCAGCTAAGTCTGCTAAACAGGAAGATTTAACTACTGATGAAGATGATTTAATCTTTAAATCAGATGCAAACGATCTACCTTTTAATGATGAATTAAAAATGGTTGATGCACAATCCGGAGAAGGTGATGACGAATACGATGAATTATTTAAAGGTCTCTAAAAAAATAAAAAATCATGAATAACGAAAAAATAAGCGAAGCTGAAGTAATTAAAGAGGAAACTCAAAAATCTCCAGAAAAGGCAAGCGTTTTATTAGGAGCAATTTCATATGTTGATCAAGAAGAATATGATAAATTCTTAGAAAATTTAGATCTTAATCAATCAATTTTTGTTCTCATGGCAGGATGTAATTATTCTCAGTCTAAAGGAATTTATAATCTAGACGAATCTGAATTAATTGCAAAAGCTATTAAAACGATCAAAAAATCTTCTAAAAATTCTAAAGAAACAAGTGATCAATAATGGACTTTATTATCGATGGAAATGCATATTTAAACGTTGCGATAAACGTCACTAAAAATATATGTTTTAGAGATAAAACTGTAGGTGCCAAATATTATGTCAACGACATCTTTAATGAAGGGAAACACATTTTAAAAGAACAAGTTAAGTTAGAATTTAGAAATTTCTGCATAAACTATTTAAATTCTCTAATTGCACCCGTTAGTAGTAAAATACATCGGGTGCATTTAGTATTTGATTCTTCCAGTTGGAGAAAAGAATATATAAATGATTTCTTCGAAAACGAAGACTTTAAAACTGATTCTGCACCTGAGAAATTTAAATACAAGGGAAATAGAAAAAAGGACGATCACATTTATCTATTCTTTGATTATTTTCAGAATGAAATATCTAAGAAATTAATAGATTTATGTGGGGTAAACTACTATAGAATTCGGGGAACTGAAGGTGATGATATAATTGCGTATCTATGTGAAATAATAGACACTGATGCGTTAATTTATACCGTAGATGGTGATATTCGACAATTAACACATTCTGAAAAGAATAATGTGATTATAATATATCCTAAACAAACTTCTGGCCATAAAAAATTATGTATATCAGATTGTTTGAATCCAAGTTCTGCTGTAGATGAAGTAGATAATTTCTTTTCTTTGGACGACTCTCATATAGTTAGCAATCCGATCAATTACATAGTTACTACTCTAAAAAACAAAGACTATGTTGAATATAAAATAGACCCAGTTTATGAAGTATTCAATAAAATATTTAGAGGTGATGGTAAAGATAATATTCCTAAAATGGATAAGATGACTCCTAGTAAGTCCGAGAGATTAATAGGTGAGATCAGGGATCAATACGGAAAAGAATCAATAAAACTATTGGATTTGTCAGATAGTAAATTTATAGACTTTGTTATTCAAAAAATAAGTATCCTAAATAAAGTAAATGACATTGATAAATTAACAGAAATTAGGAAGCATTTTCTATTTAATTCAAAGATAATAAGACTATCTTCTTCTCTTTTTCCAGAAAAGGTGTTAGATTCATTAAAAGAGATAAACCCCTCTGAATTTAAAAAATTCAACTTTAAAAAATTAATTAACATAAAAAATAATCCTTCTATAATATGAAACCTTTATATGAAAGAGTTTTAATTAAACCTCAGAAAAAAGAAACTAAAACAGCTGGCGGAATATTTCTGCCTGACAAAGTCGTTAAGCGACCTAATATTGGCACAGTAGTTGCCTGTGGAGACGGAAGTCAACATAATCCTATGATCGTTAAACCCGGAGACCTAGTAATTTGCAATAGGTTTGCTGGAGCTGAGCTCACTTATAAAGGTGAACTTCATTATATGATTATGGCAAACGAAATTATGGCAGTTCTAGATGACGTTAAAGACGTAGAATTAGATGAGTTTGAATAAATAAAACAAAATAAAGATGAAAATGAATTCTGAATTATTTGACATGTTAAAATCATCATGTGACGCAGATGTTTCTAAAGCTAAGCTTACTCTAAAATTATTAAGCGATCATCCGGCTGGAATTGGGGATCATAGCACTGATGATTTTTATAAAAATGCCGAAGATGCATTGGCAAAATTAACAGAAGCCCAGGATAAATTAAAGTGTTTACTTAGAAATTATCCATTAAACCATAGCGAAAGTAAATAAAAAGTTAATTTTTAAAAACTTTTTAATAATTTTGCTGTATATATAAAAATAAGAAAGTTCTTTGATAATTGTGAAAGGCGTTTTAAACCGACGGGTAAAAAACGTTTGGTATATACCAGAATAATGGGTCAGCAAAGCCCATAATGGAACAAGTTAGGCCGATGGGCCGCAGATACGCCCTTTAGTCGGGGTCCTCTTCTAAATAGAAGAGCTGAACTAGAATAGCTTCTAGAATTTGTGTTCTTGGATATACAAAAATAGACAGATTTGTAAACCACTTACGGGTAAAAAAATAAGTCCCGTTTTATGACCGAATAATTTTCTCGTTTGTGAGATAAGGTGGTCCTAAATAAGGTAGCTGTTTTAACAATGGTCTTAGCGAGCGCAAGCTTAGACTGAGTTAAGTTTCGACAGAAATTTTAGGATGCAGTGGGAAAAATATAGCAAACGACCAAGTTGAAGGTATTCTGTAATCCTTCTATACCTTCTTTCACTTTTTATTAAATCATTAGCATTTGTTGGAAATAAAAGGATTGGGATACCCGGTCGCCAACAGATGTGTATTAATGCTCGGATGGTGGAATCGGTAGACACGACAGACTTAAGATCTGTTGGCCAGACGGCTGTGAGAGTTCGAGTCTCTCTTCGAGTACAATGGAGATGATACAATGCGTAGAATGGCAAGCGTGGAGAGACGTTTCGCAAGGGTACCCACTAAGGATAAGTAGAAATACTCAGCTCTCTAATGGTGTGTGAAGCCAAGTTATCTTAGTATGATAACCTCTGAGCGAGATTCCTGATAAAGTCATTTATCATCTTTAATACTAAAACAAAAAAGGAGGCAAATTGCCTCCTTTTCTTTTTATCAATACTTAAGTTTTAGAAACTTGGTGTAAATCCAGTAGAATCAGAACTTAATTGTCCTCCAACTCTTGTAATAGTAATTCGGTTGATGAATTTTTGAATTCCTCTTGGAAAATCAACGATAATATCAATGATTGCCGCATTATTTTCAATTACCTCATTAGTATTGTTAGAGCTATCAAAAATAACCTGGTATGTATTTAATCCACGTGCACTAACAACTGCATCTAAGTAGTTTTCAACAACTGTTTTAACTCTAAGTCTAGTAATCTCATCATTAAAATCAAATAAGAAATTAAATAAGATTCTAGATAAGTCTCTTTCAATTGTAGATAAGTTATCTCTTACGTGAGCGTTATTCAATGCTGAATTAACTCTTTGATATCCTGTATTATTTGATAACAATAGGGTTCCAAATCCTCTACGCTTAACTAATAGGTTATGTCCAACTGGCTCTAGATAATCTCTATCCTCGTCAGTTAATTCATACTCTAGTCCTACTAATTCAGGATCGTTTAAAACTCCTCGTTTACCTCCGGCAACAATTAAGAAAGGAGTACCGTTCTTAAATTTCTTCACATATAGATTTGAAATATATGCTGCTGGTGGAACAGATATGTTCCTATTTCCATTTCTAATAATAAGATTAGGAAAATAATAGGTAGCGTATGAAGAAAGTGGAATTCCATTAATATCTTCTTCTGCAAATTTAAATGTAAAGCTAGGATTTAAATCTAAGTCTCCACCTGTTGAAACTAATCTAGTTGAAAATAATTTATTAGTTGAATCAATGAACGAAGGATCAACCGATTTTTCAAATTGTTCAACTGATGGGCTATTTAAAATTGCCATTACTTGCCCGTGCATTGCAGCTAATTTAGCAAGATAGTACTTAGAATTACTCCCTAGTTCTCCTTCATATGTATCTACTACGTATCTGAAATCAATAAGCTCTTTTCCAGCGAGTGCTTGAGGAATAGACGTTTTCTCAAATAAGTATGCTAAGATACTAGTTTGTCTAGCTGCAGTTGAGTTAGGTAAGATTTCATCTCTAACCTTAAATCCTTTAAGATATTGTCCTTTGATTTCCCCAACAAAGTTATAAATTCCTTTATAAACTTTAAGGTTATTTCCAGTAACATCTAATCCGGAAATTTCATCTACGCTAGGAGCCATAGTTGTTACATTATATTCTAATGAATATGGGCTCAAAGTTTCGCTAGCTGTAACTGCGATGATCTTTAATAAACGCTCTCTAGTATCTCCGTTTACTTTTGCTTTAATGTAATGATTAACTTTAATAAATTCATCAATTATAGCCTTATTCGCAATGTTTGCGGTATTAATACCTAATTTAATCTTATTAGGCTGTGTTACTGAATAATAAGTAAAGAAGTTAGTATTTGTCAAACTAAATGTTCTTTTAAAGTTTGCTCCAGATTCGATATTAATTTTTATATATTCTCCAGTTACACCGTTATATGCGATATTATTAACATCTTCTTGATTTAATAGGGTATTATCTGAATATACAAACAATTTAATGTATTTTAAATCATTCCCACTCACGGTTACTACAAAACCATCTTGGATTTTTAAATAGTAGTTAGGTGTACCTTCAACTATGTCTCCATTTCTAACAAATCCATTTGCATATGATTTATATAATTGGCTATCTGCCATTGCAATAATATACGGATCTCCAAAAATCGGAGAATTTATGATATATGTCTCTCCTAGAACGGGAGGAATGATTGCTCCTAAGAAATCAGCTTCAGTTTCTCCGCTCGTTATTTCAAAAATAAGACTATCATCAGCTGGTTTAGAGTAGCTCAATAAGTCAATAAGTGGAGTAGCCGCAACTAATGTTGTTCCATTAGTGTCATATCCACCATCATCTGCAGCATAAGCAAGTTCATCAAAGCCGTGTCCAACTAAATCAATTCTATGAGTATCTACCTCAACATCATTGAATGCAGTATTATCTAAATCAATTAAATCTAATTTATTTTCATCAAGAGCGCATACAATTCCAGTTACAGGAAATAGTCTATTAACTAATCTATCGATAGAAATACTATTACCACTTTGATCTAAGAAGTTAGGAATCAAACAACCAATTGTTCGGTTAATTACTTTTACTTCTCTTAATGCAAAGAAATCGCTTGATCTATTGTTGATTAAACCTGCTTCATTAAAGAATTGACCATAAACTGGATCATTTGCTAGTTTTAAATAATTAGTAAAGTCTCCTGAAACAATAATTACCTCAACCATATAATCTGAAATAAAATCATCTGGGTGAACGTATGTAGGGAATTGATTTTCCTCTCCTCCTAGGGTGTTATACCATTCTTTTGCCGTTACATCAAATCCAGTAACAGAAGCTCTTCTAGTCCAAACTGTAACATTAGTTTTGCCAGTGTTAACAAACGATAAGATTTTATTAGATTCAATTGAAACCAAACCAAATCCACCTGGATTAGTAACAAAGTCATCACCTAAGGCCAAGTTTTTAGTTCGGTTTAATTGATCTGAACTTGCAAACCAAAGTCTTCTTTTATTAAAGAAGTCAATAATAGGATTTTTAATAGGATTCAAATCTGAATTATTTGAAGATGCCTCGGTATTAAATGTAGTAAAAAACACAGCATCCTTATTTAATAGTGGATCTTCCTCATCGTCAATAGGTAAAACGTTTAATGCAAAAACTGGACCTTCTCTAAGGGCAGTTTCAATTGATCGATGAAAGTAGCTTCCATTCTTTTCTAATTTAGGATCAATGTCACCAAAGACAGCTCTTAATGTTCTCAAGTCATTAATTAATACAACAGTATTAAATGGACCGATTTTACTTGATCCAACAATAAGTCTTCCTGTAGTTAACGGAAGGGCTACGTTCTCGCTTTGATCAATCTCAACGATGTATACTCCGCTGGACTTGTAATTATTTAAATTGATCGTTCTTTCAGCCATTTCTTTAAAGATATTTTTTATTATTTATTCTAAACATTACATAATAAATCCAAAAAATATGCAAAATTAAAGATCCTCGGGATAGATTTTAAGTATAATAAAATAAACAATATATGGCAAACACTGATAATACTTGCGCCGATCTTAAGATTGAGGATCTATATTCAAAAAGTAAAGATACCTTAGGCGACATTATGGCTATCCAAAAAGATACCCAAGTTAATGTTTATGGATGGAATTTTGATAACATGAGTCTTCGTGAAATCATGTCCTTTTGGCATGCAAATACTCACGCAATGGTAGATGAAATTCACGAAGCAACCGATGCTTTAGGTGGAATTAAAGACGGCAGTGGAAATGCTATTTGGAAGTATTGGAAGAAGGATTTTGGAAAGTATAGTGGTATGAAATTTTCTGATCTTTCTGAAAGCGATCAACTTGAGGCAAAATTTGAAATTATTGACATGCTTCATTTCTTTATGAATTATGCAATTTCAATCGGAATGACTCCTCAGGAAATGTATAACATGTATATGTCAAAAAATGAAGAGAATCGAGACAGACAAGCTCGAGGATATTAAAATAATCAAAAATATGGAAAATCAACCTGCTCTAAACGTTAACTTAAAGGAAGCTGAAGACATTAAATGTGAAAATTGCGAGTCTTTAATATTTGAAGAAAAAATAATGCTTAAAAAGATATCTAGATTTTTAACAGGATCTGATAGAGATAGTATTACTCCTATTCCTGTTATAGTCTGTTCAAAATGTCATCATATTAACGAAATGTTTAAACCTAATCTATGATAATAGGAGTAGAGGTCCAAGGTAATGAATTAATGATTTCTTATTATAACAGTGCCGGTAAGATAGACTTTATTAGAAAAAGAATTCCAGAATCTGAGATATTTAATTGGATAGAATCCGACCGTCCAACTATTAATAAAAATTGGGACGGAAAATATATAAAGGCTGCTAAATCCGATCCAATGTGGCTTTCTAGAACTAGAATTGAGGAATTGATAATAGATAAATTGAGTCAAGACGAAATGGATATAATCTATGATTTTGATAATATTCCTAAAATAAGTTTTCAAGATATAGAGATCGAATTAACTAGTGATGATTTTCCTTATCCAGAAAAA